GTGGTGAAGTTCCTTCTGCTAATCTTCCTTCTTATGTAGATGATGTACTAGAATATAATGGCACGGGTAATTTCCCTGCTGCTGGAGAAACAGGCAAGATTTATCTTGACACTAGTACAAACTTTTCTTATCGCTGGGGTGGAAGTTCTTATGTACAGATTGTAGACGGTAAGGCTACATGGGGTGGTATCGACGGTACTCTGAGCAATCAGACAGACCTTAGTATGGCTCTACAAGCCAAGGCTGATGCAACTTACGCGAACCAAAATAGATCATGGATTAGTGCTAATACTACTAGTGGTGTTGCTTTAGATGTTCGCGTCACAGCCAACGACACCGATATAGAAAACCTCAGTGGACTAGTAGAATTAAATGACACTGATATAACAAATCTTAGTGGCTTGGTAGCAACGAACACTACAAATATTGGTAATAATACTGCTAGTGGTCTACAAAACCAAACTGACGTTGGCACTCTTAGTGGTCTTATAGATGACCTTGAGGCAGTCAGCGGTGCAGAACAACAAATTAGTCACAGTTGGAATAATACAACAGCACAATTAGTAAGTACACTCACACCCGGAAACACAGCAGTTCAACAACTGTTTGAGGGTAAACTTTATGGTGACTCAACTGTAACATATTTAAGAAGTGATGTTGATTTGGGTATCGGTACTGTACCATCTGCTGCCCTTCATATAAAGGGTGAGTATGCAGATGATGGTTACTTGATGATAGAAGATACTAGTAGTGCTCTAAAAACAAAACTATATACAGGTAACACTACTAGCGTTCTTGCAGTAGACGAAGATGATGCTGTTGCTGATTCTGCATTTGTAGTACAATTAGATGGTACGAACAAAATTACAGTCCAGCCTACTTCTATAACTCTCGCTAATGCAACAGTCATAAATGCTTCCACAAATCAAGTCATAGTAGGTAATTCTGAGACAATATTCAATGAGGGTGGAGCAGATGTAGACTTTAGGGTCGAAGGCTTAACTGATAACAACTTGCTGTTGTGTGATGCAGGCAAGGATTCGGTTCTTATTGGAAACTCTACTGATGGAAGCGTTAATTCTAAATTGCATGTTTATGAGGTCAATAAAACAAATAGTACATATTCTAGAACCATTAACGTGCTAGGTAGGGCTTATTCTACTACTGATGGATCATACTATCATATAGGGATTAATAATAGAGCAGAAAAATACCTAAGTGATTCTGTTAATGACGCTGGTTATGTTATAGGTACGAACTGTGTCCCTGTACTATATGGTGACGGTACTAGTACAACTGTGGCAGAAATGACAGCCGTTAGAGCCAATATGTCAATAAACACAGTGGCTTCTGGTGTGACTGTAACAAACGCATATGATATCAAGTGTGTACCAAGCCTAGCAGGAACGGATAACGCTGTAACAAATCATTATGGATTGTTCCTACAGCAAGGAGCAGGAAGTGCCACTGTTACAAACAGATTTGGAGTATACCAGCAAGACCCTGCTGCTCAGAATATATTCCTTGGCCCAGTAGGTTGCGGTGCTACCAATTTAGGCTCTAACGATCTCGTAGTTAACGGAACTAGTAAGTTTGACGGTCAAGTTGTTGTTAATGACAGAGTTTCTACTAAAGAATTATATGTTACTAATGATCCTTCTAGTACATCTTTACCTCTTGGCATAAGAACAGTTTTAGAAGACACCACCAGAGTTGAAACACTTAATGTCAATGCAGAATACACATTCCCGACTACAGATGGAACAACATCAGGTCAAGTACTTGTCACAGACGGTGCTGGCAATGTAGATTGGGAAGATCAAACGGGTGGTGGAACAACAAGTAATGTAGACAGAGCAACACTATCTCTCACAGCAGCACAACAAACATTTAGTGTTAGCAATGGATATGACACAGGTGCTATTGATGTTTACCTTAATGGTGTTAAACTTGCTGATAGCACAGACTTTACTGCAAGTAATGGTACTAGTTTTGTTCTAACAGAAGCCGCTGCTTCTGGTGATGTCGTACAGTATACTACATACGATAGGCTTACTACTAACGGCCTAGTATCTGATAGTGGTGACACCATGACAGGTGATCTTACTATCAATGCCAATCTTGCTGTTACTGGAACTATTGATAGTCCACAGGCTGCAAAGGCTTGGGTCAACTTTAATGCAGTCGGCACTCTTACTAAAAGAAACGACTATAATGTTACTAGCGTAACAGACAATGGTACTGGAGATTATACTGTTAATTTTGAAAATAGTTTACCTGATACTGACTATGCTGTATCCCATTCTGTTGGCAAAACAGAAAATGCCCTTTGGCATAGAGGCCGAGAAGATGTTACTGCTCGTACTGTGGATGCATATAGGTTTATCAGTGCTCGATTTAGTGATGGTCAACTTATTGATGCTGAATTTGTAAGCGTGATATTTTTCGGAGGCTAACAAACACAAGAAAGGTTTAAAAATGAATGAAAGAATAGTTTATCCAAATGATGAGGGTGGAATAGCAGTAATCGTACCTGCTAACAACACCAAACTTACTGTTGCAGATATTGCATTGAAAGATGTACCTGCTGGAGTAAAATTTAAAGTAATAGACGTTTCCGATATTCCTACAGACAGGACATTTCGAAACGCATGGGAATTTGACTTCACCAACGACTTCGATGGCGAAGGAATGGGTGCAGAAGCATTTAACGCAACAAGAGGTAACTAAAGATGATTAATATTAATATGGACAAGGCAAAAAATATCTGGAGAGACAAAGTTCGGGCAGAGAGAGCACCTTATTTTGAGCAACTAGATGTTGACTACCTCAAGGCCACTGAATCACAAAATGTGGTTGTCAAAGCTCACATTGAAACCAAGAAGCAACAACTTCGTGATGCTCCAGAAGACAGTAGAATTGAATCAGCAACTACTCCTGAAGAACTCAAGGCTGTAGATGTTGTTGAAGAGATTATGTACATTTCTGATTTAGATCAAGCAAAACTAGATAAACTTTCTGATATAGATGAAGAATGGAAAGTTATTCTTAATGCAGGTTTCCAAACCCCTGAAGGCTGGAGCCTTGGAATTAGCACAGATGACGTAGCACTTCTTAATGGTGCTTACTCACTTGCTAAAGAGGCTACTGCACTAGGAAGCACAGACCCAGTTGTTATTGTTGATATTGCAGGAGAAGCCCATTCATTATCCCTTGAAGAGATGACACCTATTATGCTGGCTTATGGTTCTTCACGATCAACACTTAGTGCTGGTGATGCTGCTAAACGTAAATTGGTAAGAGACGCAACCACAGTGGAAGAGGTAGAGGCTGTTTAATGGCTTATAAACTACAAAAAGTTGGAGACGATTTTAAACTGCTTAAACGCGGAGACAACTATGTTGTGCACAATGATGGTTCATCAGGTGTTAGCAACTCAGGTGGCGGAAACTCAGGCGGCGGAAACTCAGGCGGTGGAAACTCAGGTGGTGGAAACTCAGGCGGCGGAAACTCAGGCGGTGGCTAATCACGATCTATATCCTCAGATACTACTATACCATATACTCCTAATTACAGTTTTAAATATAACAATACATTAACTGGAGAACTAGAAAATGACCAAATCAAGAGACATAAGTGAGATGAAAGACAGTCAAGTTGCTAAGGCTTGGTGTTACTTTGGCGGTGGTACTTATAATTCGGTAAATCCTTATATCGTCAGGTCTTTCAATGTTAGTAGTGTAACTGATGCTTCAACTTCAACTGCTGGTGGTCAATATACTGTTAATTTTGAAAATAACATGGAATCTGTTGGTTACGTTGTTTCAACATCTGCTGGTATTAATACCGCAGGTTCTGTATCTTCAGTTTGGGCCAATACTAAAAGTATAAGCAGTGTTGATCTTCATGGATTAGCAAATTATGGCAACATAGCCTATGAGGACATGGGCTCTATAAACTTTGTAGTTTTCGAGTAAGAAAAAAAAATGAGTAACGCAAGAAACATAAGTGAGATGAAAGAAAGTCAAGTTGCTAAGGCTTGGGTTAATTTTGATGGAGAGTTTGCAACTTCCCCTTTTACTGAAGCCAATGGAGGAATTAGAGATTCATTTAATGTAACCAGTATTACAGACAGAGGAACTGGAAGATATACGGTTAATTTGACTAGTGCTATGGCTAGTGCTGATTATGCAGTATCGGCTTTATGTGGAAATGGCGATGGATCAAACATAGGTACTACTACTTCCGTTGCTAATGAGACAGTTCTTACGAGCAGTGCTTTTGGAATAAGAGTAAGTCAGGGAAACGCTGCTATTGATAAAGTTTTTGTAAGTTTAATATTTTTCGGAGAATCATCATGAGCAACGCAAGAAACATCTGTGATATGAAAGAAGGTCAAGTCTCCAAGGCTTGGGTTTCCTTTAAGGGAACAGGAACTGTTACCGTCAACAATGATCACAATGTGACAAGTGTAACCGATGCTGGTACTGGAGCCTATGTTATTAATTATACTAGTGCTTTCTCAGACACTAAATATTGTTTTACTCTTTTTGGTCGAGACCCAGATAACACTGCTAATGTAGTCAACAACGCAGGGTGTAAAGCAAGTGATACTAAATCAACAACTCAACTTACAGTAAGATATACATATAACTCTGCAAATTTAGACTGCCCTGAATTAAACTTTGTTGCATTTGACTAACAAAACATAGAAAGAAAAAAATGAGCAATAATTTTACATACAGAAATTCACTACTAGGGACAGTTCTTAATACTTCTGATGATCAGATAGTAATGTCTGGTGTGTCACAGTCTTCTGGTCCAGACGCTTGCATATATAATAGTGGACAGTTTGTTATCTCTAATGGTTCATTTGAGACAAAGGGAGATGCACAAAGAAGTGAATATGTTCTAAAAAAAGAAACAATCAATGGCAACTGGCAAGACTTACAGCTTTATGATGGAGTCAGTGGAGTAAGTGGGATATATTTACAGACTAATAAAACCTATGGTTTTAATTTTAGAGTTGTAGCAAGAGGAGTTAGTCAATTAGACAATGCTGCCTATGAGATAGAAGGAGTCTTAAATAATACTTCAGGAACTTCTACTATACTAACTAGTAGTAAAAATATTATTATGGAAGAATCTGGTGCAACTAACTGGGATATAGAAGTAAGAACTACGGGGATTGATGACGCTAAATATCTACAAGTTATGGTAAAAGGTGAAACAGCTATAAACATTAACTGGAGTGCTTACGCATCTATTGTGGAAGTAGGAGGATAATATGTCAACAGACGCTTATAACTTCTCTATACTAGGTTGTAGTATACAAGTATCTGGAAATAATTTAATATATGATGAAGAGGCTATACTTGCAGGACACGGAGGAACACTAGCTGCTGTTAGTGGTTTTACAATTTCTAACGGCCCTGTACATATTTTTGGTGACGATGATGACACGATGGTTAGAAAGTACTCTCTTATAACACAAACATCAGGAAGCCAAGTTTCTGAATTTAGACTTGATTACCCTAATGGTCTTTCAGGCGTACCGTTGAGAGAGGAACATACATATATATTTGATGCAACTATAGTAGCTAAAACTCAAGATTCACAGACACCTAATGACTGTGCAATGTTTAAAGTAAAAGGATTATTAGTAGACGATGCCTTGGGCTTAGAAGTGGTAGAGCCTTACACAATAGATAGTATATTTAGGTTTTCATCTAGCCTAGGAGTCAGTGCGACAGGAATAAAACAAGATGATAAAGAACTGCTACAGATTAACGTGACAGGTATAGCAGGTAAAAATATAAATTGGGTAGCAGGACTAGACTTAGTAGAAATAGGAGGCACAACACAAAGCCCATACGGTAGAGGCCGAACAAGCCTTGACGCACACAACAATTATGATGTCGGAGAATACTGTATCATAATTAGACAACCAAACAACTTTGTAGAATCTAGCGGCACAGATGTTTCATTCTTCTGTAGCGGCATCACCAATAGTGGAGATGTCACCTATCAATGGCAGTACCGATATAATGGAGACCCCGATGAAGAGACAGAATTTAAGACCATAGTTGGTGCTACCGGACTCACATACGAACCTCCAGAATCTGCGACTTCACAACTCTTTATTCCAACTAGTTCGCCAAGTGGTCATTCTACAGCCTATCCTAATGAGTTTAAATGTATAGTTTCTAGCACGAATGGAGAAATTGCCACAAGTAGACCTGTTACTTGGATGTACCTATAGCAGTCTGTGGTGTATAAAGAGTTAATATCATTTGTACACTTTTAACTTTTAAAGAAGGTTTTATAAAATGGCCGTTTATAAACTAATCAAATTAAAAAGAGACTATACTGCTAATTGGACTTTACTAAACCCTATTTTGAGTTTAGGAGAACCGGGATACGAAAGAGATACAGGCAAACTTAAAATTGGTGATGGTGTAACACCTTGGGTTGATCTAGACTATATAAAAGTGGACATGGATGATGTAGTTATAGACCCAGATGATTTAGCAGATGTTCTTAATAATGTGCTGCAAGGTGGTTTCGGCATAGATATCATTTATTCTGATCCTTCAGACACTATACTCATTAGAACAACAGGGCTAGCCACCCAATCAGACTTTATTGCTTTATCTGGAGATGTAGCCAATTTAGATTCTGCATTAATTTTTAGAGGAATCACAGACCCAACACAACTTAATTCTGCTCCAACTGATCCTGTTCCTGACAATGGAGATATGTGGATAAGTAATGCATCAGGTCAGATAGATGGTTCATGGGTAAATCTTTCTGGTCAAGACATTGTGGTTGATCAGTTTATGCTCTATGAGGAAGACGCTAACGGCTGGGTTCTCGGTGGCAATGCAGTAGGTGTTGATCTAAGCGATTATGCTACCAAAGCAGAACTTAACAACCTACAGTATCAGGTGAATCAAAACTCAAACAATATTTCTGTCAATTATTTAGACATACAGCAGAACATAGTTGATATTATAAATCTTAAAAATTCTACAAACAATCAACAAACACAAATAGACGCACTCATACAAGCAACTGGTCATATTCACGATCAAGACATATATCAAATTTTTAATGACCTTATCATTCTTCAAGACAATTATACAGCACTTTCAGGATATAGCGACGCAAGAGACGATTCATTACAACAACAAATCAATGCAATATCTGGAGCGATCCCACCAGAAGTAGACCTGTCAGTAATTAGTGGTTATATTGCGGCGAATACAGCAAGCGGTGTTGTAGTTTTAGGAAAAGCAGATCAAAACAGTGACGATATTGCAACACTTAGTGGTCTTATAGACGGTGGACTAGACTTTAAGGGCTACATCAATCCTACTGTAACAGGCTCGGCCCCTTCCTTGCCGACTAATGGTGATCTTTGGATTAGTGATACTAGCGGAGTTATAGACAATGGCTGGACATGCATAGCAGGTCAAGATGTTGGTGTTAATCAGTGGATGATTTATTCTGATGATGATACCTGTTGGCAACTTGGTCCAGCAACAGATATTGACCTTAGTGCTTATGCTCTAAAGACTGAACTTAATACCGTTAGTGGTCTTGTAGATCAAAATGCTACTGATATTATTACTATTAGCGGGTTGGTTGGTAGCGGTATACCTTCAGGTCTTGTGGAATACAGCACGGGTCTAGCCATACGACACGGCAGCACTGAAGTTAGTGTTAATGAAGTTAGTGGCAATAGTGTCATTGATCTTACTAATTGGAAAATTAAAGATGGACATTTTATTCCAAACAGTAATGCGTCATTTGATCTTGGTAATGCAGAATATAAAGTTCGTCACCTGTTTTTGTCTGATAACAGTATATACATGGGTGAAGGCAATCTGAGTGCGACTAGCGGTAGCACTGTTCTTTTATGGAATGGCGAACCTCTTGCAAAGATAACAGATATTAATACTATTATTAGTGGTGAGTTAGCCGAACAAAAACTTTTAGATTTACAAGATGTAACTTCTGACGGCCCAGTAGAACAGTACGCCGTTCCTGTTTATAATCAAGGGACTAGTGAATACAAGGTTAAAAGACTGACCCCGTTGGAAGTCGAAGACACTTCAACACCACCGCTAGATGGATATCCTGCTGGAAGTTTAGGAAATGAACTACAAGACATTAAGGGAGACATTCAATCTAATACTATCCTTATTAGTGGTATCGCTGAAGATATTGTAGAAATACCAGATGCAGTTATATTCAAGGGTGTTACTGATCCTACAGTTAGTGGCTCTGCACCTGCTGGCCCCGACAATGGAGATATGTGGGTTAGTAATAATAGCGGACTTATTGATGGTAGTTGGACAGGTCTAAGCGGAGAAGATGTATTAGAAAATCAATTCTTGCTTTACTCTACAGGATTAAACGTATGGTTGAGGGGTGGTAAGATTGATGTAAGCGATCTTTCTGATCAATATCTACCTCTTACGGGTAATTTAAATCCCAACGATCAAAAACTAGATGCAGTAGCATTTACTAGTAATGTTGTGACAACAAGTATAAGTGGTTTATATCCTTCGTCCAGATATATAGGCAATTTAACTTACATAAATCATCCAAACCAGCCTCTACCTGTAGCAGCACAAGTTTACGGTCCTTCAGAATTTAATGTAAACCGTTCAGACTACAGCCGAGATTGGAAAGACGGTATAGATTATGGTTTTGATTGTGTCAGCATACTGTATGAGAATGAGGATATTCCTGAAGCAGGTTATTCTTGGAGTATTAAGGTTGGCCCTCCATCAAAATATTTTCCTAGTGGAATAGCAAACAATGGAAAGCCTTATCAACAAAACAGATATCGTGATCCAAATCCTAAAGGCTGGAATCCTGCTTTTCTTGCACAAAGAGCAGCAATTAGAGGACAAGGTGCTTTTGAATTTCGTCCATATGTGACGACGGCAAGTCAGGATATGACGACTGCTCCTTACCAAGTAGGTTTCAGGTCTTGTCCACAAAATGATATAGAGTTTTACAAAGTATACGCGAACGAGCCGAGTGCAACTCCAACCTATATAGGTTTTCATTCTGATCCTAGACAACAAGTTTTTGATAATGGCCCGATTGGTAGTTCTACAAAAGGTTATGCTTTGCATATCGATTTTCGGGCAGGCTCGGATTACGAATTATTCCAAGGAACAGGTCACGGAAGAGTTTATGGCTTTTTTGCTGATATGTTAAACAAAGGAGGAGCAAATGTTGCAGGCTTTATTGAAAGAGGTGCAGAGTTTAATCAGTTGCAGGCTCCTACAGTATTCGGTGCTGACACAATCTATGGAGGTTCCAATCCATTTGACTCAGCAAATATCTACAAACCAACAGATCAGATCGACATTGCTCAGGGTGGCCTACGAATCCGTAATGCCAAACTCGTGCAAGAGTCCACAAGTGGCAATCCCGGTCAAATAGGTTGGGATCAGAACGGTCTACTTTGCTATACAAGTTCAAGTTGGAAACGTGCTCCATTGCTTCGTTTCACAACTACTGTAAGCAATCCTACACTTGATAGTGTTGCACTTATTGTTGATGGCAATGCTAAACTTACTGCAACTGCAAACGATCTTCAAGCAGCAGCAGGCTATGTTCCACAGACTGATAATAGTCTTGTGACTAAGGGTAGCATGGAAGATGGCACTGTGAAGGCTAAATTACCAATCGCAGGCGTTGACGGCACTGTTACACTGCTTGGTGCAAATAACATATTTAGTGTGTATAATGCTGGTAGTGAAAGTTTTATTATTAGTGCAGATCAACATATTGGCTTAGGAATGACTCCTGCCAGTAACGTACTACTTGATGGTACTACTGATCAGGCATTTGTTTACAGGTTCAAGAGCACCAACACCGGACTATACGATGGTCGCTTTGGTACTAGAATCGAAAGCACTGAGTATATAAACTTTATTGTTGAGACAGTGGTTGACCCACAACAACAAACTTATGGTTTATGGGGTGGCAACAGTGGTGGAAGTAGTCCAATTATAGTAGGTAGTCAGACTGCCGATGTTCTTATCAGGTCTACTGGACCTACTGCTGATCAGTTTATCAGATTTGATCTTCCTGTCATCAGTGGTCAAACTGGTGGTAGTATGGTTATTCCTGCTGGCAACAGTGTTCCTGCAAATCTACTTATAGGTGGCACAGGAGAGAATCCAAAGAGTTCCTTTACTATCTGTGCAAAGGCTGGTGGCAGTGCTGTAACCAATCCTCAAAGTGTGGTTTGGGCATCTCACATGGATGGAGATCAGTATAGTGGTAGTGCTTACTTTAAGTTGGCACATGGTGACGATGGTAATAATAGCCAACTATCTTACTGGAATATTTTTGCCAGTACTCCAACAGACATTACAGATGCTAGTGGTGTTTATGAACGTACAGATTATACGTTTAGAATAGCCGGTACTGTAGCGAAAAGTACTGACGGGTCTGCTCCCGGTACTGTTAATTACATCACCTGTGTTGAATCTACAGACACAAATCATTGTAAAGTTCAGATAAATCGAGATGTAGAATTTTTGTCGGCTGTTAGTGGTATCAATATTAGTAATCTGGACGATGTTGAATTTCCAGTTGGACCTAGCCCAGTTTCAGCAGATCAAATACTGCGTTACTCTACCCTTAACAACAAATGGGTTAATAGCAATGCAGGAAATGCAGTACTAGGCAGTGCTCCTCTTGGTGGCTGGCCTGTTGGCTCAGTCGGTGAGGCTATTGCTAATGGTGCTGGTGCTGCCACTCTTCCGATTAGTAGTGTTGATAACAACCTTGAAATCAGTCAAGTAGACACTAAATCGTTTGGCTTTAATATCCAAGGTTCGACTGCTGTAGAAATATCACAAAATAACGGCAGTAACTCACCTACTATAAAGATTGGTGACCCTCACTCATTTGGAACTCCGGGTATTAGCACATATAACAGTGGAACTTTAGGTAGCAGTCAATCACACTATCGCTTGGTAAGTCCAACAGGCACAGATGGTACTGGTCAAAACTATACCTATCTTGGTGTTACGAACCCAACTTTCAGTTCTGCCGGAACTGTACTAACTGGTGGCACAGCCTATGTTGCTAGTCAAAGAGACATGGTTGTTGGTGCAGGTATCGATATCAACGATGTCACTAGAGCAATCAAGTTTAATGTTGGCAATTGGGCTGAAGTTAACACTGAAATGAAGATAGAACGCAACAAGGTCATGACAAGACCAGCATACAACTACTGGGCTTGTGGTAACAATTATGATATTGAAAGTTCTAAGTTCTACCTACATTACAGAGGAGATACTTCTAAATACCAAGTTGGTGTTGGCATACCTCCTAGTCAAGCACAGCCTGCTAGTGACTTTGTAGTAGGAAGTACTGTTTCTGGTAGTTCAACAATCTCTACTATTCAAAGTCGAGGTTTTGCAACTATTCAGTATAATCAGTTTAGAGGTGATGATGGTTACTTGAATATCTCTCGTCAAAATCAAAATGGTGTAATCAGTTTTGCGAGCAATGAAGACTCAACTGGCAGAGGGGCCGAGAACATCATGCAGTTCGTGCCTACTACGCAAGCCATAAGAATGAATTATAATGTTGGTTTAAATTGTGCTGTGGGTGATACAAGACTACAGGTAGAAAATCCCGGTGCCAGTGGTACTCAAACCGTTTACGGTATGATTGTTGGTGGCAACATGGGTGCTACCTCAATTATTACCAATGCAAGTTGCAGACAAGATCAGACTACTGCTGCTGGTTTCTATTCCTATAATAGTGTGTCAGCAAATGTAACTTTGGGAACACTATATTGCTTCAGAGCAGATTCACCAAACACTCTAGCAGGAGATGTAAATTCTCATGTAGGCTTCTATGCTGGTCAAGGTATTAAACATGGTGCTGGTAACAGTATAGGCTTCAGTTCGGCTGTACCAAGTGGAGAGAGCAACTGGGCATTCTTTAGTAATACTCCCGGTACTCAATCTTACATGAAAGGCAATGTTGGAATTGGTTCGAACCAAAGTAAACCAGCCTACAAACTTTGTGTAGCAGCAGAAGAAGATGACACTTACACTTTAAGAGTTGGTAATAATGCTGGTGGAGCAGGTAATATTAGAGGTACTACAAGAATTGGTATAGATGCATTTGGTCCAACAAACACCCATTCTTCTGTAGCACTGATGGTTAATCAGCACAATACCACTAGTAGTTTTCAGGGTGATCTACACATCCAAATGAGACAGGATCAGACTGACTCACTACCAGTAAGTAAGTTTGTATTTACTCCTGAAGGTAACTTTGGTGTTAACGCTAGTGGAGTGTCAGAAGCCCTAGTAGCACTTGATGTTAACAGTGACAGGATAGCCATTAGAGACGAATATACTCCTAATGCACTTTCAGCAGGTACAATCGGTGAAATTGGCTGGGATGAAGACTATATCTGGGTCAGAACACCCGCAGGCTGGAAGAAATCTGCACTTGATACATTTAATGGCAGCGGCAGTTCTTCAAGTGTTGTAAGAGGTTCTGTTGCTGCAACAGGAACTCAGACAGACTTTACTGTTACTGAAGGCTATACTGCTAATCAGTTAGATGTTTATGTCAACGGTGTCAAGATGCTTGATACCACAGACTACACTGCCTCAAACGGTTCCACAATCGTTCTAGCAACGCCTGCTGCTAGTGGAGATATTGTACAGTATACAGCATACTCAAACGTAAGTGTTACACTAGCAACACAAGCAGGCACTCCACTATCATCTAGTGATGCTGGAAGTATTGGCGATATTAAGCATAGCGACCATTATATATGGGTTAAGACAAGTGCAGGTTGGAAGAAATCTCCACTATATGCCTTTAACCAAACTCCTAGTTTGACCGTTCGTGTGACTCAGGCTGAGTATGATGCTCTGACCCCTGATTCTGATATAACTTATGTAATTGTGGGGTAAAATATGCCATTTATAAAATGGGACGAAGCAGATGATGTTAAAAATGGTACTGACGATGTAGACAAAGTCTACATCGGTTCAGACCAAATGTACCCACCCGATAATAATTATGCTCTAAGCAGTCCTGTAAATGTGACAGTAAGCGGAGGTAAATACTATTTTGATGGTCAAGACCCAGACCAGTATACTGTAACATCAGGATCATACTTATTCCAAAATATTCCTTCAAGTCACCCTATGGCCTTTACCATGAACCAAGCAGGACAAAATGTTGTTTTTGGTGGTCAAGGTGCAAATGCAGTAGGACAAAAAACTTCTACTATAGATGGTCAAACTTACACCTATTGGCATGGTGATATAATCTTGTATATTACAGGCCCATCTAATGACTTCTCCTATGAGTGCTATTATCACGGCCCTATGGGTGGTCAGGACAGAATGAAGAACTTAGCCACTTAATTTTACAGGATCGGGGATTATAGGTGTATATACTCTTGAGTAGTTTACATATTATGGAGATACAATAATGGGCTGGCAAGTAGAATTAAATTTGATGGTCAGGTCGCTAATTTGCGATATGTCCGATGAACCAAATTTTTCTGATGAAAGAATCCAGCAGGTTATTGTCATTGCTGCACAATATGTTATCCATGAGTTGGACATTCTTAGTCACTATGAGATTGATATTAAAAACTTGGTTATTACACCCGACCCAACTAATCCTAGAGATGTAATATTTCTTGGATTGGTAGCCCTCAAAGCTGCCTGTATGCTGGATCAATGCACATTTAGAAATCGTGCAAATGCTGAAGGTGTAAAAGCTGTTCTTGGACCAGCAGCCCTGACTGTTACTAACAATCTCAAAGGATTTGGACAAATTTTGGAAATGGCTCCCGGCCCTTGTGCCAAATATGAGCAATTAAAGAAAGAGTACCTGTTCGGTGGAACCAGAGCGATTCGTGCAGTTCTATCTCCATTTGTAGGAAATGAATTTGATCCGACACACTACGGTCTCGGTAGAGACTATATGGCTGGAGAAGATCACAGATCAGGCGACTTTAATTAATTTTAGTCTTTGGACGTAAAATAATCTTAAAGAACCACATTATTAGGATGGGAATCTTATGCCTGCTGCAAATTATAATTTTACTATAGAGCAAGGTTCATCCTTCGCTATCTCTTTTCAATATTTAGACAATGAGCAAAACCCCATTGATATCACCAACTGGTGTGCAAGGTTACGCTGGAAAGAAGATGTTATTGATCCTGACACTGGAATCAATAGAATCAGAACATTTGTCACTCCCACAATAAGTGCTGAGTATGCTTTTACCACCATCCCAAAAGAAGGTAAAATGATTCTCAAAATTCCTGCTGATGAAACCGCTAGCTATGATTTCAACACAGCAAATTATGACTTAGAGTTGCAGGAGCCTAATGACCTATATAGTGGTGGTGGCAAGATTGTGTTTAGAATCTTACAAGGTATCGTTACCTTGACTAGACCAAATGTTCCTGATCCTGATCAACCATTTGATTGTGATCCTGACGCTAATAATCCAGACGTACACCCCGGTTGTGGAACCTGTTAATGAGTTGCTCTGTAAATGTACAACAAATAATCGGACCTTTAAATACTTTAGTTATTGAACGCCAAGAAGATGCAGGCGATCCGGGTTCTATTACAACTACAAATATTATCATCAGTAATGATGTTCTGCAACAGATAGAAGTTGTAGATATTTGTAGAGGTACACAAGGACCATCTGGCCCGCCGGGAGCAGAAGGGCCACCGGGACCAAGCGGTTTACCCGGACCAACTTTTGATATACTGCCCATAGTCAGTGGAGGAACTAATAATAATTCTTTTAGTGCTGATTATATCATTTATTATGATGGTGCTAGTGATCAGTTGGCTAGTAGCAATTATACTATAGATGATATTATTGCAGGTGCTCAAGCCTTAACAGGAATTGTTGAAGGTTCAGGTATACAAAAAACCGACCTAGGAAATAATCAAATTAAATTAGATGCTATTGTCGGAGATGGCTTAGACGTACACAGAACTACAAATGCTATTTTTGTTGATGGCACCATAGCAAGACTTGATGATCTTACACCCGGACAATTTCAAGGTGTTTTACCCGTATCTAAAGGCGGTACAGCCAATACGTCTTATCTTGATGGTAAACTGATAACTTTTGATTCTACTGCTTTAAATGGCTCAGGACAGTTCATAAGTGCTGGCAATCTAAATGCAGATGAGATTGTAGTTAGTGGGAATGGATTCACCCTAGCTGCTGGATCAGGACTCGTGAATGGTGGTTTTGTTATTATACCTAATGGTACAGGCAGGATAGATATTCCAGAGTCGGCAGATATTACTGTTTTTGCTGACAGCTTTGAACTTAGTCAAACAGGAACACCCGGTACATACACAAAGGTAACAACAGACTCCAAAGGACGAGTGGAAGCCGGTGGACAACTCACTCCTTCTGATATATATAATATTTTAGGTTATATACCTTGGCATTCTGGTAATGATGGTTGTGGTTCTCTGCTTGATGCAGATATGCTTTGCGGCCAGAGTGGTGATTATTACCTTGATGCAACAAATATAACAGGTATTATTAATACTGGTGTTCTACCAGACATAATGGTTGACGGTAGATATACCAAAGTAGACGTAAACACTAAAGGCCTAGTGACTTCTGGAATGCAGATGACACCACAGGACATAGAAGACATACTCGGCTATGATCCTGTCCGACCAACTGGTGGCGTAGATTTCTGTGGAGACATAGAACTTCATGGTAGCCTATTTATCAACAAGCCAACAGGTTGCCCCGGAGCAACTTCAGGTCTTCTAAGAGTGTACGACAATATGCCTTTGATTGCTAGAAATAATGCTGATATAGGAGTAGACGAACCTAGAGGTGTTAGCTTTGTTTACGGTGGTGGTTTTATTGCCAGAACAGGTTCTATCGCTTATTATCCTACAGAAGATGTTGTTTATGTTACTACTAACATGACAGCTAATAACAACGGTGTTGATGGAGGAGACAGCGACGACGACTTTCAAGATGATGTTAACGGAGGAGATGCTAATTCTACATTCCCTATTAGTAATCTCACAGGAACGAAACGACTCTTACTATACAAAGATACAGCAGATGAACTGTATGTTAGTCTTACAAAAGACCAGCAGATTGTAGCGGGTTTTAAAAAATGGATTAATGGTATAGGTGTTAATGATCAAGTAATTATATATGATAATGATGGCAATCCTACAGTTCCTCCAACTAATGTAGGCAGCAATACATTACTAAATGTAAATTTTAATGCGGATTTATTAGACAGTCAACACGGAGAGTATTATTTAGACGCTAATAATATTACTGGTATTTTTGATCCTACTAAAGTTAGTTTTGGTTTTATTGAAGGCACTAAAAATTATATACCTAAATTCGATGGGGATAATAATCCCGCCAACATTATTCGTGACAGTGTAATGTATGAAGATGGTGCCACCAGAGATATTACTATAGGAGAAGAAAAGAATCTTATAGTCGGAGCAAACCAAAGGAATGACCAATCGCCTTCAACCAGAAATGCAATGATTGGTGAAGATAATGGGATTAGTTCAGCAGACAATTCTTTGCTTGTCGGACAACAAAATCAGGTTCATGATGCAAAAAATGTTATAGCCGCTGGTTTTAAAGCCAGTGGACTTAAAGACAATTCTATAGCACACGGTAAATATGGTACTACTTGGCTAGAAAATCAAATAGCACATGGGGCTTACAGAGTAGATGACTCTAACAACCTACTCATAGAACATGGTCAAGCTAGTGACTACATGATGTATCTAGAAGGTCAAACCGCAACTAACTGGGCAAACCTCATTCCTTCTGTACAATTACCAGATGATACTACGCTGGCTTTTAAAGTATCTATGTTGATGAACAGTGCTTTTTCTACTGGAGTGGCAGAATTTGAATTTTATAGTGGCATTGTTAAAAATGTAAAACTTCGTGACCCTAGTAACATATCTGAAATTATAAATGTTACTACAATTATGCAGCAACCTAAAAAGAATGAGATATATAACAACTCACATATACACGATTACTATTTGCAGTTGATGTGTACAGAATTAAATGAAATTCAGAATGAAACTATTAAAGTTAATGATTCTCCCATAGATTTGCTACCAATAAGAATAGATAATGAACCAACAGAGATTATTTCTAAATATGAAGACCCAGATGGATACAATGCTACTTATCTTAAAGACAACTTAGGAAACATGAGTATTACTCTTGATGCTGCATCTATAACAGGAAATTATGTTGGTAGCACTGAAGGTGATTTAAGAGTGTCTTGTAGAGACCACGGCTTGCTTCAGGGTGAATATGCATACATAGAATTTACTAGTCACAATCAAGTATCGTTTCCTGATGACAGATATTTAGTTAAGTCTGTTGTTGATGAAAATACTTTTGTTTTACAAGGTTTGCATTTCAGGGCAGAGAAACAAACTGACAACTCACTAGGTGTACTTACCATATTGCCTGATGACATTAGAAAGTTAGACTCAGCAAATACCGTAACTATGACAGGTCTCACTAGGATAGGCACTAATGGATATGAGATTAGAGATGATAATCAAGTAGGCCTTAATAGATTCCTTAGTTTGGCTAGCCCAGACTCACATCTTGAGGTTACTATCAATAATGATCCTAATGCCAAACATTATTGCCTTTACCGAAATTTTTCTATAGATAATTTTAACAGGGAGTTATTGGAGGTAGACTCAACTGACTCTTCAGGAACATCTGTCATTAGAGATATATCCTATAAAGATTACACATATGAGTTTATAAGAAAAGCAGAATCCCTTAGTGTTTCTGGTACAGCATCTACTGTTAATTGGTTAAATAGTAATACAACTAGTCTTGCAAAATATGTAGAAGGTGGAAATGATGCTTATACAGCTATCACTGTTAATGGCGACACATATCTTTCTCCTATTACAGATAATATAGAGGTAATTGGACCTGCACCTACTGGCATGTCCCTTTATCTTGCACAAACCTTATCTAGTGTGAATGATGGAGATATAGTAAATATTTCTGTCACTCATACCGGAGTAGAAGGAACTCTTAAAGTCAGGCAAAGACAAAAACATACTGGTTCATACCAAAGAATACAGTATAATCCTAATGAGCAAATAGACTGTGTATATACTCTTTATCCTAGCGAAGACCCCGCCCTACCTGCTAGAGTACATATTTACGCAGAAGACTACCAAGACTTAGGATTATTAGACAATCCTTACGAGTTCGTTCTTTATGACGATCTTATTACTCCTACGGATAACGATAAATTTAAAATCGTATCTGATAACGATGTTTACTATTTGTATACCGCAGTAGACATGCCAATGTCTAACATATCCTATACTGTAGAGATCAGAGCCATTAATGTATATGGTGAAGTAGATATAGATCAAATTTTACAGGTAAATGTTTCTGATACTTTGTCTTTAGCAAACAATGAAAAGGGCTTAGACTCAATACTTCTTACAAACAATACAATAGCTACAGGAACCCCTGCCGACACATACGTAGGAACAATTTCTGGCAACGGTGGATATAATCCTTATGTGGTATTTGACACACCATACAATGGTTTTGAAGCAACATTTGTTTCAGGAACAGACCTCGTTACGTGTACAGGAAATATTAAAAAGTATGACACAACAGAATTAATTGGAGACCCATGCTTTTTGTGCAGTGGCTCTACCATATCTGTAGATTTTAAGAGATTCAGTGTTCCAGATAGAACCCTTGAAGTTCTTGAGGTTTACTGTGAAACAGGACTCGCGGTTTCTCCAGTTTTTAACAATAGTGCCGTAGTTAAGTTCGTGTGGACAGACCCATCTCAGGTTGGTTCTGTTATTAATACTCAGACTTTTAATGTTAACGGCAGCGACATACAGTACACTGTTACTGACACAGGACTACCATATGGTTTTGAAGCACTTGCTGCAAACACTACGGTTCCTGAGATAACAGGTTCTTTTGAACCCAACATCGAATGGATAGAGTACACTGGTTTAGCTTCTGAACTTTATGATACGGCTTCTGACGTAAACTATACCACTACAACATTTACTCCTAGCCAACCAATATCAGGTTTACAAAAAGACGTAGGACAAGCCGTTCTTGATTTTCCAACTCCTGTTACTGGCTTGGTTCTTTGGTTTAGAGATATTGAATCTTCTAATTCTCAAGACGGTTATATTCTACAGCAAGACTCATTTAAAATCGCTTTGGAAGATAGTACTGGATTTATTCAAAATGATTCTGATTATTCTAACAGCGGATTATTGGTTGCAGATAGACCAATCTATATTCTTGAAGGTTCTAACGCACTCAGCAACATATCTGATAACATCATACCTTTTTCTGGTGCTAGTATTGACATGATAGTATGCATGACAGGTGTGGTATCAGGAGAAGTTAGATTCTCGGTATTAGCAGACGCAGGAACCAATTACAAGGTAGCTGTCGGTGAACTACAACAATACACTTTTAATAGTAATTCTAATCCTGTTATTAGAGTAAGTGAAGTTTATGAAGATACAATAGACAACCAAGGAGCAGTAATTACATATACTGGAACCCCTATTGATTCTGGAAATTACATAATCAGTGGATTAAAAGAAGGTCCGGTATTTCGTAGCTGTCAAGAGAATGACGACGATGGCTTCTTTGGTTATGAAACCCAAGCAAATGGACTATGTTATGTTACAGGAGAATGCAAAGTTTATTCTTCTATAGTTGGTCCTGATGGAGAAGGTGAAGCAGTATACAGAGTCACTTTTCCAGAAAATATTTATATAAGTTATGATAGCGAATCATATATACAGTTGTCTAATTGGACACCAACAGACTCAAATCCAAATGGAGAAGTTCTTATTACTCCTTCAGATGGTCACTACCCTATTACTGAAGTTTCTGGCATTAGTAACAACTCCTTCCTGATTCCTGAACAATACGCTATTGCTTTGCCAGTTGATGGCACAGGACTAAGTAGCCAAGGTACTGTGAGTGGTTCTTTTGATATTTATCATGAATACAAGAGCCTTCCAAGTAACATTATTAATCAAGTGCCCGGAGACTTCTTGACTGTAGAACGAACCTACAATCCTCCTGTATTAGACCCTGACTATAGACCTAAAAATGATCTTTTTGATATTTTGTCAATACAAGGTAATAGGATTATTACAGAAGATAAGAAAAATTATGTTCTTATAGAAGACGATAGACCTCCTTATCTTGACCATACAATTCGTGGAATATACACTAATGACTCTAGAGAGTTCTACGCAAATGTTAAACGGTACGGAAACAGATTAATTGACCTTAGATTTGAGAAAGACCTAGAAAGCAGACGACTACCTTATGCTGATGGACCGTGGGCCTATAAAGACCTTTATGTCGGTGCTGATTATGACCATGTAAATAAACGACTAATTCTGTTTAATCTTCCTACTGGCGTATATAAACCAATGGATCGTATACAGATTAGTTTTCAAAACCCTAATGATTTACAAAGTATAGGTATTTGTTCAGAGCCGCAATATTTCGAGTTCCCAGCAGATCATATGTATGTCTATACGGGTCTACCTGTTACAGAATTTGAGACAGATGGAGTAGGAGATATACAGTTTACGTTGTCAGACCAGCCGCCTCAAGGATGGGTTAAACTTGATGGTAGTACGTATAACATCAATCAATATCCTGCACTCAAGCAATACTTAGATTACTACAGATTAAGATACACGAACTCTGATAACATTTGCTGGGCAGCTTCTACTTTGCCTGATTTTAGAAATGCAAATGTAATAGGATCGGGAGTCGCCCCTTGGAATAATTTAGGAGAACTAGTTGATGCAACTGGTTTTATTCCGCTTTCAGGTGAAGAACCCGATAATTATTACGACCCGCCTTTGAATGTAGTTGGCTTCTGGATTATGAAAGCAGAAGGCAGTTTCTTTGATCCAAATATTCCTATTAACTTAGGAGACTCAGGAAATATTAACTATGTCATAGATAATTTTGACTTAGGACCAAACTCTTGTAATAGCAGCAATCAAATAAGTTTTAGTACAACAGGCTGTAGAGTCAGATTAGACATATTGCAATTTTTAGAACCAGACTTGAGATTTAATGTGTCTGAATTTACTACCAATGACATATATCAAGTCTCTGGAATTAATCACGACTACTATCAAGACCAAAACTACCCTTGTTCAGATGAACCCCTTAGTGATCAAACATTATTGTACACACCTCTTAATCCCGTAACCGTTAAACCAAGGGCTTATAATGGCAATTATGCTGTTGTCGTATCGCCAGATACCGAACTACTTAATTTTGAAACAGATAGTGGTGTTTTAGGACTGTATACTAAGGAAGAACTTCGTAGCCCCAATAACCCACCTTTCCACTGGTGGCCTCTTGGTATTTATGTCAAGTCAGAGACAGATGGACAAGGCCCACTGTCAACTCCTGTAGCATATACAAGTGGCTACTACAGTACGCCCAATAATCCCGGTTTTAGTAATGCACCAACTGGCTATGCTACATCAGAGTCTCCTTTAAGGGTTGAAGTTGGTAGTGATATTAACCCTAGTCCGTTTGCTTTCTATCATTGGTTCTATACAAATGAGTCCTTTGATTATGCACCATTCGATATTTTGGTCAGTGGAGACAGTAGCGATCAAAACGATCCCACACAAGTTATTCTTCGTATATACGATGAAAATCATATTCTGGAATGGACCAGTTGTTTTAATGTTAATCAGGCTTCTCAAAATGCAGATGGATGCATAATATCTGACGGTAACGGCGGCGGTGATAGATATAATCTACCAAGTTTTTATCAACTAGAAATCGAATGGGTTAAAGAGCCATGTAATGGCAGCACAGCCGGACCTCCATACAACGGATGGATACATACTTCAGTCAGCGGGGCTGCATTTACTTCAAGTCAAGGAACTTGTTACATTGTTGAGCCTGACAATGCAAATACACAATTAAGAACTGACTTCAATCAGTATGCTGCAACAACATTTGACTTACAGCTTTATCAGCTACCTAGTGTGACAATGAGCAGCAATTTCTGTGGAAATACTGACAGGGCTAACCTAAAATGGTTCACCCATGCACATAAAATGCACATAAATAACTTCAATACTCCAAGAAGTTACTTAGAGTATGGTGATGAATTTAAGATTATTAAACTTAATAATGATACCAACTTTGGTGACAATGTAACTAATTTGCTTACCAAGATCAATCCGACCTCAGAAGACTCCTCATTGTCAGGTCTTTCTACTTCTGATGAATTATGCAGATATAAACCGTGCTATAAATACTCTAGCGATGAAATGTTTAATAGCTGGAGATATCCAGTAATATGGGGTACTCAAGAAACAAAGGGAGCAAACGACTACCCGTGGAGTTATGCACAGACTGATGGCCCGCCCTATGGTGCAGGTCCGACCAATGTAAATTCTTTTCCGCAAGGTGCTCCAGTTACAATGTTCATACAAGTGGAAAGCGATGCCCCACCGGGAATACCATATTATGCTGAAGCTGGTATACCGGGAGTTGGCTTCATAAGAGCAGATGAGAATACTCCTGTTGCCTCATTCACGACGAAATCTACTACAACGGACATAGGAGTCACAAGTAATATAGACAATAATATCAATCCTAATAATCCTTACTATGTTCGTTGGACTTTGTTTATTGTTGGTGGTGGTTTCCCGTATGCTTGGACAGACCCATTGGTGAACTATGCTATTCTGTCTACTACCGAATGGCTGAATACTACTTATGGTAGCCTTAAATTAGATGTTGACGACATACATCATCTTCCAGCAGAATGGTGCAACACAGGGCAGTACGAAGACAAATACAGAAGCGTTAAACCCGTAGCTAATAACTTGGCTACACAAGTGCCGTTTACAGGAACCTGTGAGTTTAGTCAGAGTATCTCAGGAAGAATGTATATACCTGAAAATAATAACTTGTATTTCCATACTCATGGAGAAACTACGGCTTACTGGCCTTTAGATGAAAATGGAAGTGGCATACCCCATCAACAAACAGGCATTTATATTATTGGAGATCAGCTTTCTTCAAGTAGTATAAATAGTTGTGGTTCTGGTTTAGCTTGCATAGAAATTTCAGGTTTTAACAATGTAGACCTTACAGGTATACCTACTGTTGGAGATCGAGAAAACATAGGGGTCAATCCTATTGTTATTGAATCTAATGGTGTTACTGGCATCGTAGGAAACTATGGTGCAAATAAACAGTTCTACTTTGACTTTGATGATGGACTACCACAACTTTCTAATGTCTATAATGTTATTGATTATGTAGATGGCAGAAAGAAAATAGTAATATCGGTTCCTGACCTTCCAAACCTATCTAACAAGTCTGGTTTGGTATTTATGATAGAAAATCCTAAGAACATTAAGAGTCATCTCAATCCTAATCTGAGTAATGAGTTTATCGTCAGCGATCCCACAGTGACTCCTGAAGAAATCTTCAGCACACAGATTAATCACTTCGATTACTGTACAAAGAGATGGAAACATCTACTACATTTTGATTGGGATGTTATTGGTACAGGATATCAAGAGATCAAGATTAATACAGGGAACGAGGAGTCTGTTATTGACCTTTTCCCAATTCCACCAACAGGAATAAGTATTTCTGGCATTAGATATACAGATAGCCTTAGCAACCCCTTCACAGACGTAACAGATATTACATCGGACAACACTAGAGATTCATTCTATGTGCAGTTAGTTACGCTTTATGGAACTCCCTCATTTACACAAGACATTTATCAAGACCTACCTAAAGTCACCATATCTGGCCTGCAAGACTTTGAGTATGAGTTAGACCCATTAACAGATGTAACAAACTATCATGGTTCTGGCTGGAATATTACCATGAAGGTAAATAGAACAAATGAAATTATTGATAGTAGAGAGATTGTCTTTAGAGCAGAAGACGCAACAGGCAAAGCAGATACAACAGCAGTATATAATCAAATATTCTTACCAGAACTCTTACAGTCCTATACAGGATATTCTTTGCCGGGAACCAATGATTGGGAAGTTATCTACGACACTCTCTATCTAGACCTAGACAACATCAACAATAATAATATACTAACCTTTGAGATGCAAGGTACGCCTACTGTTAATCCTATAAACATTACCTATGAAAGAGTCAGAGACAATGTTCTTAGGGTTTACGGTCCTGTAGACCCCGGCGTAGTCAGTACGACATATTATAGTACTACCATTATAGCAAAAACAGGACTTACGCAAACTGAAGTCGCCAGATGTACTGGATTAGTTGTTGACTTGCGTGATGCTCATGATTGGACACCTGTCCCAATTACACTGAATAACTTTAGAAGTTTTGGAGAGAGAACAGACTCAGGAAACTTCTACGCACATTCTTCTGGTCAAGAATCATTTAAGTTTGATGTGCCACAACCACAAGGGAGCGTATTGTTTACTGTAAGCCATCTCAACCAAGACGATGTTTCGTCCGGTGTGCTTGGATACGAAATTTTATACTCATACAGTAATACTGAAAGAAGATTTAATGTAGAAATGATTCCTACGGGAACTGGAGAAGTTTATCCTACGGGGATGCAAGCACATTATCCAAATAATCAACTAGAAATTGAAATGGAGTACGAACAATACGATGTCAATGGTCAACTTCAAACTCCAAACGCAAGAGAACAATCTTTCCCAATCTTTAACACAACTTTGTATACAGGTCTAATTATATCAAATTCCAACCCTGATACAATACAATATTACAAGACAGATGAACCTTGGCAAATTCAGGTTAAGGTTAGTGGAGGCATAACAGACCACAATCCTAGTCTTAGGCCAAATGTCAGAGTATTTAATGCTCCAAATAAAGGAAACTACGAAAAACCCAAAGAGCCGGTTGACTGTATAATCACATATCAATACCAAGATGACCCCGGTAATGCCTGCTGGCTAGTTCAAGCTAATGCCAGAAGAGACATCTTTGGTAATTACATGCCAAATAACACAGGTGAATTTCAGTTGTATGTGAATGTTGATGACACACTTACGGACTATGCCACACTTAATGATAGTGCAAATATTAATGATCAGTTTACTATCATATATACTAAGCCTTCTGGATTTATTAATCTTCCTCCTACCGTTTATTCAGTTCCGGGTGCTCCGTTCTTTACTAAGTGCGATGTTCTGTCTCAAGACAGTGGTAATACTCCAAACATCATTAGAACAAATCAGAGCGACCCCGGTTTTAATTTAACTGATGAATGCAATCCGGGCATGAAGTGGGATGGAGACTTCCCTTTATGGCAACGTGGATACAGAGGAACTACTACTTCTTCAGCATGGGATGCTAAAGTTGAGATTAGTACACAAGGCACAATTACTGCGTCTGTCAAGGGACTAGGTAAAGATAAAGTTATGGCTGTTGCCAAGGTTGAGTTCTTAGAGATAGAAAGCGACCAGTTAGTAGATGTTCCATTCAGGATTAAAGAAGTTACACCAGAAGAATCAGAGTCAGAACAGTTCGGACAAGAAGGAATTATTGTAGAACAAGGAAAGGCTTGGCAACTACAAGTTACAACAGAAGGTGGACTTGCTGATGCTAGATATCCTCCAACTATCGTTCTTACAGGAATGCCAACATTTTGTACAGGCTACAACCCTATGGATGGAGATTCTAATGATGACTTAGCTTGCATAGACGGTGAGCCATCATTTGGTAATGGAGAATGGACATTTAGATTTGAAGGTGAACCATCTTGCGACCTGCTTGGGATCAAACCATTTGGTATTCTAGCCATAGACACGCTTACTGGTATACCTCCTAGCTACTTGGCTACAGATACTCATCAAGGTCAATTTATCTACGAAACTGGAGAGTTCTTTGTGTTGCCTCCTGAAATTAGCTTTACGGGTGAAACTGACCTATATCCTTTCTGTGACATTTGCTATACAGGATATATAGACTTCGGACCTCAAGTTGAAGATGACCTAGACTGTAATAGCGTTACAGGAATCAAGACTATCAGAACTAGTGGTACTTTGCCTGAAGGTCTAAGGTACGGTATTTATTTTCCTGCTGATCCTCCTACATTTCTAGGTAGCGGTCAACTAACTGGTAGACCTAATGGTGAAAGACAAATTACCCTAGCAGCACCTTATAATAATCTATCTAGTGGATACATTGCCATTACTGGATGTCCAACAGAGTTTGCTGGTGGAGGACCATATCCTGATGAGTTCTTTGCCGAAGTTTGTAATGCAGTAGACGAATGTGCTGATTTAGTAGTTACTTTTGAAGATGCTTCTAAACCTTTCGATCCAAATTTAGACTTTGTATACTTCTTTAGCCAAACGGGTGCTGTACTTAGCCCTAAGAGTGGTGAAGATATTGTTGGTACAGGGCCAGTAGCTGGTAGTCGTGCTCCTAATGCACAGGAGTACAATGTAGAATGTCAGAGTATACTGCCTCATGCAGAATGCAAGGTTTTCCATGTGTTCTACAGTGGAAACAATGTTGACTCATACATAAGTGGTATATATCCAGAAGGAACTTCTAATAACGACAAGATAGATTTACAGACTAACCCAAATAATTTTGTATACTTTAAAGACGAAGACAACCCTCTTAACGATGGAAGATTCGCAGCAATACCTGCTCAGTCACCTTTTAATATTGATTTTGAGATAGTAGCTGTTGGACTAGCCAATGCTTCTACAGGAACAGGGCTACTCGTAGTAGAAGATATACTAGCAGGTTCTAACTCTTTAGATGTTGACAAACTGGATGACTACTTCCCAAGTCCTTTCAATACATCTACTACTAAATGCGTATTAGGTGGTGGAGAGGTTGGATTTGGAACCATACAGGGTCAAGGAAATAAATATGGTCTTAGAGGACATATGATGCCAAGACTGTCTGGTTTCCTAAGTGGTGACGATGCAGTGTTTAAACAAGCCGATGAGTATATGTCTGGAGTTACATTTGTAGAAGTTAATGCAGACACAGATATACCTTTGATAAGTGTATTAGAAGCGAGCGACTGTTGGCAAACCGGAGAAATGAGAATTAGTGGTGTCATTCCACCTTCAATTCAAGCCTTTATTACTGACCCTCCACCAGCAGCTAATACTAATTACTCTTCGTTGACTGATTCATTCTCATTCCTTACTCGACTTGCTTATGGAACTACTGCTAATCAGCAAAGTAAAACTGAAAATCAAAGAACAGCAGGCTTACAATATAGAGTTTACAACATGACTCAAGGAGCCAATCAAATTACACAGGGGTTTGTAACTTCTAATAGTCCATTCCAATTTCAGCCCACACAAATAAGCGGGGTGGTTTATAGTGTTCAATTATTCAAACTAGGAGATGAATATCCAACTAATAACATTGATCACCAGAATTATACTGAAAGCTACTACACATGGATACACAAAGGATTAAATGCGAATGCAGCACCTACCGCAGCAGCGTTCCCACCAATATTCCCAACAGGATTTGGAAGTGGAGTGTTCGCAACCTTCGGATCGTCTACAAACATTGATGGTTTAGCTTATGGTGGATACACAATACCAACATCGTCACAAGAAACTATTATGATAAGTAATAGCGTCAGTCCTGTTCCTTACTGGCAAGACGGCTCTAATACTAATTGGTCTAACGCAGACTATCTACCTCAAATTAGTGGCATGGTACTTAGTCAGTTTGATAATGTTGATGGAGTGTGGGTAACTGGAGGCAGCGTAGATATACAAGCTGACCCAGATGTATTCACAATTCCTGTTCCAGATGATTTCGTGGAAGCAGGGTATCCTGTTAATATCGTAGTACAAACAAATCCAAATTCTGCACCGCAGCTTGATTATACATTTGTTTTAGAACAAAGTAATCTACTAGGAAGTAGTCCAGTAACAGGTATAACATTTGACAGCCCAATACCTTGGAACTTTACTTCTAATTTCCAAAACGATGATGTTACTATAGACAAGAGCATTTTACTAGTTAGTGGAATTAGACAGGTGAATGGTTTTGATAGTCATCTAGTAGTAAGACACAGCGACACATCTTATAGTATTGGAGACCTTGTTGTAGTAGATTCTCCTAGCGGCACATCTGCTACTTATACTGCTTGTAATGCTATTGATCTAGAAATATCTGACGGCGACACCACTTCAATAGTTGTTTCACCTAAATCTCCAAACGCAACTAACGAGACATGGTTAGACAGTCTTATAAGTCCAGATGATCTTGTGACTCTCTACAAACAAGAAGTTGGAGAGATATATGTTGATCCTAATAGTGTCAGTCTACAATCACAAGGGATATATGAATACAGCATAGTAGGAACGCCCAACACCCTGTATAAAGACTATAACTTTAGAATAACAACATGCGAAAACCCAAATATGCCAGTAGCAGATACAAATATTGGTGGAGACCCTGATTTTGTTAAGCAGTCTTCTACAGACTATCCATTGTTTGTTTCCAAGCCAATATCTGTATTTAATACAACGGTCACAGGCACCAAAACTAGTTGGATTATAAGACTAGAAATAGAAGGTGGTTTGCGTCCAGTACAAAATAATAGCCCAAGAGTTCTATTAAAGTATGGTAACAATTTACTAGGTACTCTTTGTGGTTTTGATAGAACAATAGACAGACTTAGACAAACGCCTACAGTAACTTCGCAAGATCAAGAACAAAGTGACAACGTACTTCTAGATGAGTACGATGCACAAAATGACAGAATTATTATAGAACTCAGAGCAAACAGTGACTATGCATGGGGAGCACCAGCTAGTCCAACAGCAATTACCGTAAGAATATCTGATATTACAGGAGAGGTAAACCACCAAGTACAATTACCACAATAATATGGCAACAGTAATAGTAAATGAAAACCGACCATCAACTTTAGAAATTACAACTTGCGTTGCGAGTTGTCCCGGTATCGGTACGTCTGTAGATATTATACCTAGTACACAAGGTCAAGTTGGTGTTATCATAGCAGAAAAAGGAATCCCCGGCCCACCCGGGCCACCCGGATTGCAGGGACCACCCGGCACTGGAGAGAAGGGAGATAAAGGAGATGCGGGAGACGAAGGCCCACAAGGTCCAGTAGGAGCAGGACTGCAACGCATAGATATTACAGATAATATTGAGACAATATCTCTTACCGACCCTTTATTAGAATCTATTTCAATAGTAGGAACAACAGGTAGCTATGTAGATATTGACTCAGCAAACAACATTATTACCATATCGTCCGAACAAGTAAATGGCAATTACGCACCCATCAACCATACTCATCCTCACACAGACATTACAGATTGGACTGAAGCAGTACAAGATACTATGGGTGACACCCTAGAGGCTGGTTATGGTATAAAAATTGTATACAATGATGCAGACTACAACAATATTGTTATTAGTAGTACTGGTCTGACCGTAGGAACAAATGTACAGGCTTGGAATGTAAACCTACAAGAAATATCAGATTTAAGTGTGACTGACAACAAAATATTCTTTGGTGATGGAGTAGATAGTATTTCTCTAATAGATTTTAGTGACCTTGCTGTAGACTTGGTAGCAGAACCATCACAACAAGGAATGCGTGATGTTTTAGGCCTAGGTACTTCCGCAACAGAAGATGATACTAAATATGCTGTGATTGATGGAGGAAATGCTTTTACAGGAGGGGAACAAACATTTAATGACTTTGCTATTAGTAGATTTTCTGCTAATATTGTTAATGTAACGACAAATACTTTTACTGTTACTCAAGCACACAACGGTAAAGTATTAACTTTTAGTTCAAACACAGGGCCAATTATAGTTGACTTTGATGCTAATTTACTAGCCGGTTTTAATTGTTTGGCAGTACAGATGGACGTAGGACAGGTAAGATTTAATAGCGTAGTTAACAGATATAGTGAAACTAAGTTAGTAGGACAATACTCAATAGGAACTCTTGTTAAAGTGCTTTCTAATCCTTCAACTATCATTCTATCTGGAGATGTAACTTTATATGATGGAGGCCCATAATGGTATACATTTTGCCTCCTTTTTATGGCATACAAAGTAGAGACAGTGAAGCTAAAAGAGAACAAAATCTAAAACTTAAAGTGTATTACATTGGCGTAGATGTATTTTGCTATGGTGACACGGCACTACAAAGTGATTATGGAGACCCGATCAATCCTGTCTCATCTCAAAGTCTTGCATTTTATCAAAAGATAAACTCTTCTGACCACGACAGAGGAGATATATAATGAGCACACTATTTTTTGATGGCTTTGACAGAGCGTATAATGATCCAATCTTAGACCCAAAATATTGGTCGCAGGAACACATTGGATCAAACACAGAGGCTTCAAGCCCTATGTATTGTTTTGAAGGAAATGTGATTCAGTCCGGCAACAGAGGAAGTAAAGACTATCCCACTCGAAGAATTAACGGACACGGTTATTATCCTTCTACTTATCCATTTAGACTTATTACCTATCACATATCTCCTTTTGCAGCCGAACTGCCTTCTGGTCAACACTATAGCGTTTGGAATGCATATCCGGGCGTAGGCAATGCTCCGGGCTACGTAACACTAGTCAATGTAAACGCTAGGAATGAATTTGATCTTTCTCCTATAGACTATATAGCACTTACAGGTTTTGACAATGTAGCTGAAGATGCTACTTCAGCATATGTGGGATGCAGGTTTTTAGGAATAGAAACGAAAAGTCTTGATTTTGTTTCTAATCCAGACCGCTTCGGAGACAAACACCCATTGATGGCTTTCGTTAGCGGTAATCAAACAGGTGTGCTATTAAGTGTAGTCAGAGTTTCTGGTAATTGGTTCCGTAACCAGAAGATAGACGATGGGCTTTCTCCTATAACTATGGGTTTACAAGTAGAACAGAATGGTAGAGTTAGTGGAATATTTGATCTAAATGTATCTTCACTCGTTGACGATTTTCAAATACGTTCTATTGCAGATGTAGATGGTCCCAATACCATGAATGTAAACACTGGAAAAGTATTAACAATAACTAAAAATCCTCCACCTGTTCAAAGCCAAGAGAATCAGAACTGTACACTTTCTAGATGGGCTATGATCAATGTAGAAATACAGTATGACCCAACACCGCTCATTTCTGTACAAGTAGAAGGAGTAGACTGTGTGGCTATACCGTTAGATGATTCTAGCGTAGATATATCAGACAGGTCCGATCCCAATCTTAGTTTTGAGATAGAAATTGAGCCTGTACCTTTTAATAAAGTAGAAATTTTTAATAGATCGTATGACTCAGATATTAAACAACCTTATTACAATAATCCTACGAACATTATTCGCTATACTAGTAACTATTATATGGGAGGTCGTCAAATGGCAATCGATGACTTACATATAAATGACAACGCTTTACCAGAACCTACAGGCAGATTAGGCTTAGAGGCAAGAACGGTCAGGCTTTTTCCGGGCTTCCCCGAACATTATAACACAGGACTAGGTAACGATGCTTTTTTTCCAGACGGTCTTAGTGAATGGTCTGGTTTAGATGAGGTACATGAATATATTATAGATAATACTCTGATTTTTTGCTGTGTAGAACCTCTCTCTCTAACGGGTACGTATCAAAAACGTAATTGTGTAAAAGATAAAGACTGCTTCAAAGAAGGCTTACCTTGGGAGACAGGAACTTGCGGAGGTGGTGCTAAATACATTTACAGTTATAATTCTGGAGACATACAAACTTTTCCATACTTTGCTTATACAGATGAGGCTTTCTCTAATTTTATGTATCTCAATCTGCCTTCTTATACCACTCAAGGCTGTGATTGGACTCCTGAAGGCGGCTACGAAGGCGATATGTCGCCTTTGCCTCCTCGTCCTTTACAATTTAATGCAGATAATGAATCTGTTTGGAGAAACTATCTTGCAAGTGGAATAGGCGGCATTAAAGTATACAATGAATACAAGAACGAATTTTTACATTCTGCTTTTGAAAATGTGTTTTTTAGTCCAGATTCAGAGAATTGGCCTCCTGTTGACCTAAACAAAACAGATGCACATCTGATTTTTGATGACAGTTTGTTTAATACTACAAATATACTTAATTCAGGAATAGCGACTACAGGAACAGAAACATTTTTTCCAGACGATAGAATGTGCTTAATAACTGGTACTGACATGATGTTTCCTGCCGATCCAGATAAATGGTCTGTGGGCAGAGGAATAAATTTTAATGGTGGACATGTATTGCCTTACATGACTAACCTAAGTCGGTATCAGTATAATATGCAAAGGTTCGGAGTCTGTGAAGAGTGCCCCGAAACAAACGGCATAGATAGATGGAGTGGGTCAGGTGTAAATTCTGGGCAGGCTTGGACTATTAGTACATGGGTCTACTTTGAGAACGAAGACGATATCATTCATTTATATTCTAGATTTTTTGATGATGACATTAATATTTCTGGAGGTATAGATTATATTAGAGGTATGGACAGAAACCAATACTTATTTAATCTTGGTGACGATCCACCCGGAGACCCAATTTTTCCAGACGCATACTATCTCTCTTGCGAAAATCCACCTGACCCCAATGGTGTTTCACCTGATCCTGCTTATTGGGACTGCAATGATTATTATACTGCTACAGGAGGAATACCTTTACTGAATAGAGAGAATAATTATGGAGAATGGCAGTTTGCATTGTATGCTACTCGTTCAGGCATCAGACTGTCTACAATAGGTGCTGCTACTAATTTATATTATTATAGGTTTCAGCAAGACCCGCTACCCGGAACTGACATAAGTAACGAGTTCCCTCCTAATGACCCTACTAGTTTTCAAAACCTAGACAGTGTTCCTTATACACAGCAGTTTCAAGGAAGCATGGAGAATCCTATAGGATACAGAGAATGGTTCTTTAGTGGAGAAATACCAGTTAAACAATGGTGTCACATAGAAATCAACAAATCATCAGACAGGACAGTAAGAGTTTTTGCTTCTGGTTATCCTGCAAGTGGACACCAAGTAGTAGCAGGTTCTCATGTAACCAACTGGTACAGAGGTCTTATGCAAGATATGTGTGGAGAAACTTTAACAGGGCCAACTCCTGATCTTTACAGATTTAATGCTTCTGGATTTAACTTTAACTACTACAATGCTCCCGAAGATAGGGTTCAGCCTTTTCCTTGGATAGATGTAGGCCCAATATTTAATGCTATATATCCAATAGAAGGAAATACTGCAATGATCGGCTACCCTAACCCTATGATAGAAGTACCAGTTAGAGTTGGAGGTGGATATTCACAAATAGCAGATTATGTGTATGTAACTGGGGAAGCTATTCATCTTTCTCAGTACCCATTACCTTCTGTACAAGTTCCTTTGCCTAAAGACTTTTATATGAGTACAGCAAACCCACTTACAGGCATTAACAATTTAGAATGTTCCTATGACAACTATTACTTATTTCAAGACCCTGTATCTAATGATCAATGGAGTAGCGGTCTAATTGTATCAAATTCTGGTTTCAGATTCGGAGTAAAAAAACTATGAGTATTTCACAGACCATAAATGTAGCAAATTTAGGACAAGTAGTAACTAACGCAGGAGGAATCACATTTGCTGTAGCAACTCCTACTGGTACACTAGGTGCTATATCAACTCTTAATGTTGATGGCTTAAGCGTTAATACTGGCCTTAGATCAGTGCTTGTTAATGTTCCTTGTTCTGCTTATCAAGGTTCTTTAAATAGTGCAAGTTTTAGCTTTCGCACATTCAGGTCTTCTATTTATTTAAGTGCAGAGGGTAGGCCTCCTTTTGCTTTTGTAAATACTGAAGATCAACTTTTTAATTTGCAGTCACTTGCTCTCGAAAACGGCCTTAGAGTTGATGACTATGTTATATTCAATGCTGATGATCCCTTGTCTGATTATAAGATAGGAGATGCCGCACTTTTTATCGGGCCTATTGCCGAACCTCCTGCTGAGAATGCTTGGGTTAGATATCCCGGTGGTATAACTAGTGCTCCTATAAACCCATCTACCCCTGTTGCTTCAACCGGAGTTAAAGTAGATGGTAAACTGGTTACTAATGACACGGCCCTTCCTAATAACGCAGGGGCTTGGAACATTATGCCGAAAACTGAAAGTAGCTACAGCTACGACATATCAGCTAATGGCTTTATTAATATAGATGTTACAGATGTTGTTAAGGAGATAACAGATCAGCCTCTTTGGGAAAAGAATAATCAACTATCTATAATTTTTGAACCAGAAGGCAATGATGGGGACTACCTATTTGACATGGGTGTAAGTTCAAGTCAGTTTACATTTACGACAGACCACAACCCCGTCCCACCATTTAAACCACAAGATATTCAGATTCAATCAGAATATCGAGCATTGGCTGTCACTTGGGAGCCTCCACTTGATGATGGTGGTTCTCCAGTAATTGGATATGCTTTTGAATATAGGTCAGAATCAGAACAAGAATGGACTTCGACACTTGGGACTAGTGCAGATGAGCGTTACTACAATATAGAAGGTCTTACTCCGGGCATATACTACTATGTTAGAATAGCAGCAGCAAACGAGATAGGCTTAGGAGATTGGGCTACTCCCACCACTCCCGAAAAACCAAACAATAATGCCCCGGTTCCCATTAACTCCTTGGACTTTAATAGTGCTAACCCTATTCGGGTTAGAATTAGAAGAGACTACTCAGCAGCATGGGACGCAGCAGACCCAGTGTTAGCCATTGGAGAGCCGGGGTATGTTTTAGATACTAACTTTATGAAAGTAGGAGACGGTCTTAGTAGCTGGACAGGATTAGGCTATGTCCAAGTCCCAGATAGTACTATTAATTTCCCTCCTCCACCAGATGTGTTTCTAAAAGTAAACGACAATGAGTTCGCTGCTTCTCCTGTAGTAGAGGTTAATCTTTCAAAAAGTCAACCTTTAACTATCAAAGCTGAAAATGGCATTAAGGCAGAATATAGCAACACCTATAAAACTGTTACTATGTCTTTAGAAACTACTTTTAATCCTATACAAAGCGGTACGATTTCGAATCCTGAAGCATTAGGTTCTCAAGGGTCAGTCAGGTACGACAATGAAAGAATATTTATTTGCGTAGAAGAAAACTTGTGGAAGAGAGTATTACAAGATCAGCCTTGGTTTAATGTCGTTCCAATATCTGTTAGCGATGGTGCTGGGCAATACCCAAGTAATACAGTCATATCAGCAGACGGTGCAATAGTACAAGTTCAGTCTAATGGTGATCCCTATCCAGCAAAAGCAGGTACACCTCTTGTTAATGACGGGTTGACTCCTAGAGGTGGATTTCTTGGAGGCTATATACCAGCAAGTCAAAATTATGACTTCGCTATTCTGTACAATGGTGGTGAATCTAATAGCAATCCTCAATTAGTTTCAGAAAACCCTATCGCAGTCACAGTCAACGGAGTGGTTATCAAGTCTTCTAAATATTCTGGAGACATAGACATTTTTTCTCCTCCAAATAACTTTGAATATGACATGCCGTTTTGGACAAATTATTTTGGTATAGACGGTTGTAACGGTTTAGTATTAGATGATCTAGTTTATGTCTATTATGGAGGACGCTTCGTTAATCAGTGTTGGAACACCAATAAGTTTTATGAGTCTAATGAGTATTTTAATGACACAAACTTTGCTGGAGACTATATTAGACATAATGATGGTCACTCAAAAATCGTAGGAATAGCATTTGATGGCTATCCTATATATGGACCGTTCGGCTATTCTGACCCACTTAATACCAATTCTAATGTAAGACGCATAGCTTCTTCTTACAGGAAACTTGCTACAGATGCTCATAGACCTAACGGATTTAAGTATAATAATTCTTATGTTATAGAAGATGTTACATATACTTTAATAGCCGGTGCGTTTGTGCAAGACTATCAGTTCGATACCACGTTTGGCGATTTGGATGAATATAATGGCCGATATTGCAAGACTCCAGAATACCCGAATGGCACTTATGCATACTTTTTGACGTTCTCTGACGACGAATTGCTTTATCCTGCATATCCTTATATAATTGGTACTAGCACTAGGGAGCAGCGTAGTGTATTATAGGGTAGTAACTTTTACCGAAAGGGCTAATAAATATGTTTGATCATTTAATAACTCCTGCTTTTAAGAACCTTTACAAAGAAGCTATTGATACGCTTATAGTCAACAGCACCAATTCTTTAACTGTACCTTGCAAGTTTATATATGACAGTGTAGAACGCAAACTGTGTCCTAATTGTGTATTTGATCCTATACAGCAAAGATCACTCAATAAGTACAACGGTAGCGGGCCAGCACCTTTTCCTGATCAGAGCATATGCCCTGTCTGTGGTGGATATGGCTTTAGCAACATAAGGAATGAAGAGGTAGCACACATGGGTATTATATTTGACAGTAAGTACTGGATGAACTGGGGTTCTAACTCAGTTAATATTACAGAAGGCATGGTGCAAAGTTTGTCAACTATAAAACTTTTTAATCAAATTAAAAACTGTAGAGAAATGATTATGGATACTAATCTTTCTCATCTTGGTAACTATAATTATACCAGAGCGGGAGAACCTGAACCAGCAGGTCTAGGGGATCATATCTACTTAATTACTATGTGGAAAAGATTATGAAATTTGAAGTTACAATACAAGAAACAACTAACCAAATATCTAAAGAGATACTTAATGCTATTTTAAAAGAAATGTCAAAGTCTTGGTTTAAAGGCACACAGGCTATTACTAAAGGTCTACCTACAGTAGTAATAGACGGTATAAAGTCTCAACCAGAATACAGTGCTTTGCTTTCCGGTCAGTTGAAATTTGAATTTGGTCTTACTAATGCAATTACAAAAGTTGAAGAGATTATTAATATTTGGGCAAATAACATTGCACTGACAAACTCTCCTCCTAAAATACGAGGTTCGCAAATAACAGCGTCTTATTCGATCAGTATGATAAAGTCAGATTACAGCGATGTACTTTCAGCCCCTGCTGCTAAACAATTAATTGATGGAGGTAATTTACCTTGGCTAAATTGGTTATTGACCGCAGGTGGCAGTATTTTAGTTCCGTCTTATGATGTAGAATTTGGGCCAAGTTCACGGTCTCGTACAGGTGGTGCTATTATGGTAAAAGGTGGTAGTTACCGAGTTGACCCAAAATATGCTGGAACACTAGGGAATAATTGGATTACAAGAGCCGTTGGAAGTGTAAATAACAATATAGAAGAACTTATCACAACATCATTGAGGTCAGCATTATGAATGAAGATTGTTCATGTAGTAACGACATAGGCTTTAGTAAAGTAGATGAAATAGGCCCAAGTCAGCTAATTAACCAATTAGAAGAAAATATGAAGGCATTTCTAGACTACGGATTCCTCGATATAGGAGGTTTTGTTAATGTCCACTATTCTACTAGCGGGCTTTATGGAGGAAGTTTCGACAGATTGATGCCAAATGCTGAACCACCTTTTACTGATGGTAGAATGTACAGAACCCCTAAAAAAGATATAGTTTATGAGTCTGGTATGTCGTATAACGGAATTTCGCCCATTCCTGTTACTGGAGTTATCATCGATAATCAGTTCATTCCCGGTCCTACAGGCAATTCTCAGCATGGGTTTACAATTAACTATCCAGAAGGCTATGTTTTATTTAACCAGCCTTTAGATAGCAACGTAGAGGTTTACATGGCTTATTCCTACCGTTGGATACAGGTTTATAAAAGCAGTGCTAGTCCATATTGGAAAGAATTACAAGAACTTAGCTATAAACCCGGAGGTATTCATGGCGGTCCCGGTGCTGTTCCTGATTCTCACCCTAGTGATGGAGACCATTGTCCTCCTATGCCAGTGTACAACGGCAACTGTGAATATGTCAACCCTAACCTGATAGATGCTAACGGAGCAGCACAATACACAGGCTATAGCAACTCACTTAATCATAACCTACAGATGCCCTGTATTGTGGTAGAGCCAGTAGCTAGAAGTGATGCAAAACCATATCAGTTAGGATGTGTTGATCATTGGATCGACCAAGATATTCTTTTGCATGTGTTTGCAGAAAATGGCATAGATAAAAATAGAATCTGTGACATAATTAGATTACAGAGAAATAAGACTATCTGCCTGTATGATCAGAACAAAGTGGCTAATAGCGGTGCAAGCCCTCTCAACTGGGATGGAAGCATTAATCAAAACGGCCTAAATTATCCATCGCTAGTTACGGATAACGATTATATTTTTACAAAATGCTATTTTAAAGACATTAAATTAATGGATATGGAAAGTTCAAATAAAAATTTGTATTGGTGTACAATAAGGGTAACAACAGAGGTTATTTTGTAGTCAAGGCACTACATTCTTTTTTCCAACCAAAATCGAAATACTGGAGACAAATACTCATGGCTAATAATAGAATTTTTTATGCTTGCCACAATGTTCAAATTTGCGGTCCTTCTGGAACCACAACAGCAGAGAACGAAACGTGGTATACAATACAAGGTGCTCAGAGCGTAGGCATGAACACCTCCTTTAATCTAGAAGCAGTTTATCAACTAGGTCAGTTGAGTCTTTATGATAACTATGAAGAAACTCCAGAAGTTGAAATCACAGTTAATAAAGTACTTGACGGTCAACCAACGATGTATCAAAAATCAATGGGTCAGGGTAATCTTGCTGAACTTGCCAACAATCGTTGTGGCATTAAACTGAACATTTATCCTGATACAGACGTTCGTACTACAGGAGTACCTGTAGCCTCTGTTTTGTGTCAACCTTCTTATCTTAGTACCGTAACTTACACATTCCCAACTGAAGGTAACTTCACAGAAGAATGTACTTTTGTAAGTAATGATAAAGTATGGTTGAGGAAAGAAACTGACTATGATTGGTCTTCTGATGTTGACAGTGCTCCACAGTATCAGTCACCATCCGGTATTGGTATCATGCGTAGACAGGCATTCTCAAAAGATACTAGCATCTTTCCAACAGGAAACGATCCACTCATTCCAACACGGTTTGCTGAAAGCGGTGGAATCCCAGAAAGTATGCGTTTCAACAACATCACTGTAAGTATGAACCTTGGTCGTGAAGAAATTCGTGAACTTGGTCGCCGTACTCCTTTCTATCGTTACATTAGCTTCCCTGTTGAAGTAACATGCGAAATCGAATGTACTGCTAATACTGGTGATATGGTTGGTACTGCTGAAGGTGCAGATGGATGTAACACTCCTAAGTTGCTTTCAGAAAAAGAAATCGTTCTTGACTTCTGCGATGGTATGAAAATTGATCTCGGTCTTAAGAACAAACTACAAAGTGTTAACTACACTGGCGGTGATACTGGTGGTGGCAACGTGCTTATCACTTACAGCTACAGTAATTTTAATGACTTTACCTACGAAGGTCCAGACCGTGGTAAGTCTGACATTAATGCTGATGCTAGCAACTTCCAGAGCTCTGGTCCGGGTAACACAGACACCTTGACAGACGGTGAAGCAGTTGATGATGCTGCAACACCAGCGTAAGTTGATAGAAAGTAAGATTTAGCCAAGGATAAATAGCTCGGAGGAAAAATGGACGAAGTATTTCAACACCTTGGGCGACTGTACTACGATGTGGTGCAGTCGCAAAAGGTTATCGAAAATTTAAAGCAACAACTAGAAGAAGCCAATAAAGAAGTACAGGCTTTAAAACAGGCAGGACAAACCCAAGACATACTATCAGACAATTAAGGATAACAGTGGATGAAGAAAGAAGAAAAACATCTCTAGTACACAGACTCTTATCAGGCACTCTTATATTCCGCGAGGAAGATAGGATTTTGGAGTTAATATCTCCAAGCCTCGATGTCAAGCTATTATCAGATGTGGTTTATGAAGAACACTACCAAGACAATATTTATGATTTTATTCTAAAAGAAGATGTGAGACCTCTGTTGTTAAAGGCCGAACTTATTGGACATTTTTATGACAAAGATTTGGAAAGAATAATTAAGAAAATCGAAAAAATAAAAATACAACTTTTTTTAAATTATTGGGACAGAACTAAAACTAAAAGAAACAGAGCGGCATTGAAACATGCTAAAAAGTCACAGATTGATCTGATGACAAAAGGAATGTCCTTCGATCATTTAACCTTAGAACATTTTTGCAATATGGAAGCAGTTAAATATCAAATATCTAGAACTTTAAGAGACCACGAAACAAAACAACCTGTACTTACTCCAGACTCTAACAAAATAGATTACGAGAAGTATTTACATATAATAAATCAGCACACACTAGAACTAAACACTATTAGAAAAGTCGCTAGAAGCGAATATTGGAAAGGATACTTTCTATCAAATGAACACAACGTATTTGGCAAGAGTGTAGGAGACCTTAATCCTGAACAACTTTCTCTGTTAACTACTACAAGAATGTATACTAGGATCGCAGAACATACAGATGCACCGAATGAGACTATATTAAATGATGATGATGCTTTAGATGGTTGGGTCTTACATCAAACTGAAAAAGCCTTAGAAGAAAAGAAAAAGGGAGATAAAAAAGATAGTAAGATAGGTAACGCTCAAGAAGTTTTTTATATGGCAGAAAACCAAGAACAAAGAGAAGATATTTTAGCACTTAATACACAGGCATCAGAACAGATACAGAAGAACAGAATGAACCAAGTAATGAATACGACAGAAGCAATAGACTCAGCAGATTTTCAGGACGTAAGACAAGAACTGAATGAAGCAGTCGCAAATAAACAGAAGAGGGTATGATTATGTCTAATGAAGATGTGGAACAACTGATTAGAAAAAGAATACAAACAACTATGATTGGAGCATTAGCAAGATTTGAAGAAAACTTTGGACATTTATGGGGGCATTACAAAGACCCTAGCGAACCATTGACTTCAGAAGAAGAAAAGTTTGCAGACACTTGGGACTATACCAGAAATCAAATTCTTAACCAAGGAAATAGTCAGATAAGAAACTTATCTAAGGACTTGCAAAATGCCATAAGCGGCAACAGCAATCAAACTCGTTATCAATATAATTTCGGAAAACCTAGAGAGAAAAGAGGATAATATGAATACTTATGATTTTAAAGCAACTGTAGATGGAAAAGAATGTGAGTTTACCGTTATGAGTCCATCTAACTTCCATTATACTGAAGCACAGAAAGTGTATAATCATGCTTTTAGTGATGCGGTTAAGTCTAATGCCATCGTTAGAGCAAAAATGGAAGATGTTCTTCGGGATCAGGGACTATGGGATGACAAGAAAGAATCTGAGTATACTCAGATTGTACAAGAAATAGCTAATGGTGAAAGACTTTTGAAAAAGGGTGGAATTAAGCTATCTGAGGCTAAAAATTTGGCTATGGAGATGGCAGATAAACGGTCAAAGCTACGTGAATTGATCTCTGTTAGGACAAGTTTAGACAACCAGAGTGCTGAAGGTCAAGCCGATAACTCTAAATTTAATTATCTAGTATCAGCTTGTGTGGTGTATAAAAGTAATAATCAGCCCTATTTCAAGTCTCTTGAAGAATATCTAAGTAGTAATGCTTCAGAAGTCTCTAATACAGGTGCTAAACTTTTGGCTAATATGTTATATGGACTTGAAGACGACTTTGAGAAGAAACTACCAGAAAACAGGTTTCTTAAAAAGTATAATTTTGTAAACGATGATTTACAGTTGGTAAACAAAGAAGGTCATATTGTTGATAGAGAAGGCAGACTTATTGATAAGTTTGGCAGATATGTTAATGAGAAGGGCGACTATGTTGATAGACAAGGGAATTTGATTGATGATGACGGGGATTATATTGTCGATGAGCATCCTTTCTTAGATGATGATGGCGAACCCATTCTAGAAGAAAAGACACAAGAAACCCCAACAGAAGAACAGCAGGATGAAGAGAAAACCAAACCTGTCGCAAAAAAACCTCGTCAGAAAAAAGCTACTGCTGAAGCAGAGTAGTGTTAATGTACACATGATGTCATTAGGATTATAGGAGAACCAATATGGCATCATTTGATATAACCGCACAAATAAACCTAAGAGGCCCAAGCAATGTTAAGCAAATTGCTGCGGATATTCGTAGGCAATTATCAAATATTAAGTCTACGGTTAATCTTAAACTTGATCCTAAGACTGTTCAAAATGTTGCGATTGTTAATAAAAACTTTAGGGCCTTGAATGCTACTTTAGCAGCAAGCAAAGGAAATATTAATGCTGTAAGCACAGCGTTCAATAATCTAAACAAATCAATGGCGAGTTTGTCAACAAGTAGTAAGAATGCTGCTAATAGTGTTAAGTCTGTTGCAACAGCTGCTAAAACTGCCACGGCTGCTACCCAATCCCTACAAAAGGGTGCTCAAAGTGCAGGTACTGCTGCCAGTAACTTAGGAGCAGAAGTTGCTTCCGGTGCAAGAAAGTTTCTAGTATTCAGTGGAGTCTCTACACTTATTAATGCTGTAACTTCAAGCATTGCTCAGGGAGTCGGTGCTTTTGTTGAATATGAACGAGAACTTGCCAAGGTTCAGCAAGTTACAAACGCTACATCAGGAGGTTTATCCAAACTTTCTAAAGATATACAAGAAGCTGCTGTGAGCACAGGAGCAGCAGCCACTGAACTAGCTAAAGTCTCTGTGGTCTTATCACAGGCAGGCTTATCTGCTAGAGAAACAAGTGAAGCCTTGCAGACTCTAGCAAAGACTACTTTGGCTCCTACGTTTGGAGACATTACTGATACTACAGAAGGTGCAATCGCTATTTTGCGTCAGTTTAAATTAGAGACCTCTGAATTAGAAACAGCACTAGGAAGTATCAATGCTGTTGCAGGTGCATTTGCTGTTAGTGCTTCAGACATCATCACAGCTGTAAAACAGGCAGGTGCTGTTTTTGCAAGTTCTAGTCAAGGAGTTAGCGAGGGTACAGACGCACTCAATGAGTTTATTGCTGTCTTTACTAGTGTTAGACAGACCACGAGAGAAAGTGCAGAGACTATCGGTACTGGTCTTAAAACCATTGTTACCAGACTACAGAGACTAGATACTATTCAATCTCTTAAACAATTTGGGATTCAGTTAACAGACCTAGAAGGTAAGTTTGTTGGTCCTTTTGAAGCCATTAAAAGACTGAGTGAAGGACTACAGGCTTTTGATCCAAGAGATGTTAGATTTGGTGCTATCATTGAAGAACTTGGTGGTTTTCGTCAGGTAGGTAAGGTTATCCCTCTTATTCAGCAATTTGCTGTTGCTCAGGAAGCATTAAACGTAGCCAGAGAAGGTGGAACCTCCATTACTGATCAACAGATTATAGCAGAACGTACATTGTCTGTTCAATTACAAAAAACTGCTGCTAACTTTCAAGCATTTATAACAGGAGTTGCAGAAAGCGATGCTTTTCAAGGTATTACTAAAGGACTGCTTGGTTTTGTTAATGCTTTAATAAGTTTAGCAGACATACTTAAAGATGTTATACCAGTACTTGCTGCTCTTGCAGCTAATGCCGCTATACCTGCAATAGCACAGTTTGCAGGTGGCTTTGGAGCAAAACTATTAGGTAAAAACAAAGGAGGAGCAGTTCCTCATCATTTTGCTAGAGGAGGCTATGTTCCGGGTTCTGGAGATCGAGATACTGTACCAGCAATGTTGACTCCGGGCGAGTTTGTTATACGCAAGAAAGCAGTACAAGCTATTGGAACCGATAAACTCTCAGCAATGAATGGAGGCCAAGGTGCAGCTATTGCTACACAGGCTAAAAATAAGGGTGGCATGATTCAACACTTTGCTGAAGGAGGAACAGTAAGCGTTGACTATGCTAAGAAAAAACCTAGTGCATCAAAAGAAAGAGAACTTATAGGAAACAACCTTGTTCAATCTGTTAACTCTCTAGCTAGTTACTATGACCCAGAATCAAAACAATTATCCAGTAGGAAAAGTCCTAAAAATCTGCCTAATTATGCTGGTATAGTAGGAGGAATATTTGAGTCAGCAGTTGAACTTGTAGCAGGACAATCAGACAAACAAAAAAACGAAGCTGTTTGGGATTACCCATCAGGGATCGGAAGTACTGATTTGTTTAATAATGTTCCGGGCCTAGGTGTTCCTACAGACGCTAAAAAAAGTGCTACGACCGCAACAGTTAGAAAGAAGCTAAAAGCACACTACAGAAACGCACAAGGTACTGATCTCAATCGTAAAAAATTTGGTATTGTTGCATTCGGCAAAGGCGAAGACTACGAGTATCAATTTGATCCTGAAGCAATCAAACAAGAAGTGGCTCCACAAAGAGCCGCAAAAGCACAAAAAGCAAATCGTGGTGGTTTGATTCAACATTTCCAAGATGGAGACCTTGTTGTTGCTGGATCAGGTAGAGTCACACAAAAAGATATTAAGGAAGCAACTTCTGGACAATTAAATAGTGCTCTACAAAACCCTAAAGTCAATGCAAAAAGTCGTGCCGCTATTCAAAACGAACTCCAACAAAGAGAAACAGCAAACAATGCGACTAACGTAGCTGTTGTTGGTATCTTACCGTTGGGGTATTCAAAAGATTATCCTCCACAGCCTCTTGGTGGAGAGAACGTAAAAATATCTTCTAGGGGACTACCTAAAGCTAAAGAAGAGGCTTTTCTTAATATAGCAGAAGGTCTTAGAGGAGTTGTACAGACTGCTGCTGTAGAGATTGGAGGTTCAGCAAAGCCACTTACTCCTGAACAAGAAAAATCAACTGGATTAGAAAATGTGCAAGGAACTATTTTTGAAGCAGTTCTTTCAGCATTAGGAGCAACTGGAGGATCAATACAAAATCAATCTATGGATTACGCTAATGGACTTGGACCTGCTGCTTCCTTATATCCGGGCATTGGTCCAGATTGGCCTACGGAAGTCAAACGTGATGTTACTGGTCCCGGTTTCACTAGAAGTAAAAAGAATATTGCTAATTTCTATAGTGCACAAAAGTTTGCTGAAGGAGGAAAAGTTAAATCTAAAGGTGGGCTCGGAATTAAAACTACCGGAGGTAATACGATTACTTCTGTGTTTGAGGATGGACAAAGTAGTTCTGGTGAAGTTGTAGCAAAAAGTATAGGCCAGAATTTATTTGCAGTTCTGTCATCTCAAGTGTCTGGTGGTGGAGGCAGGGCCTTATATGATTCTGCTATGAAACAAGCAACGAGTCAGGGAGGTAGTTTAACTTCAGACAGAAGCAGAGTTAGTAGTTCTGCTTTAAGTAGAATTTGGACTACTTATTTTAATAAAGGAACAAGTAAAGACGGGAAGAAAGTTTCCAAGAAGCCTGTACCAGACAACATGCTTTATACTGGTGCATTTTTTGATGAGTCTGATTATCCAAGCCCTAATCCTGCATCTTGGCAAGGTCAAGCTGTACCTTTGCAATACGCTTATAAACAATTTGCTGATGGTGGAGCAGCATCAGGAGGGGATACAGTTCCCGCCATGCTAACTCCCGGTGAATTTGTTATTAATAAAAAAGCAGCTAAATCTATAGGTTTGTCTAAGCTAAGAGAAATGAACTATGCAGATAAAATAAGAGGTTACGCTAAAGGAGGTCCAGTAGGAGGAGTCCAATATTTTGATAATGGAGATACAGTTGATCCTCTTTCTCAATCTGGAGGTGTCAACCCCTGCTGTCCAGACGAACTTAAAGCAGCTAATACTAATGCTAAAACAGCTAAAAAAATGGAAGATGCTGCCGATTCAATGAACGAAGCAGGAGAGAAACAAGAAGAAGCAGCAGATGAAATGTCAACAGGCCAAGCAATATTCTTGGCATTTATTGGCCCAGCGATTGAACAAGGCATCAAGAAAGCGTTCCCTAATAGTCGTGTCGCCGCAGCAACTGGAGAAGGTATTCAACAAGGTGCAGCTACTTATCAAACAAGTAGTGCTTTGCTTGGAACGATAGGTAAGGTATTGGGTAAATTTCCGGGAGTCGTCGGAAAAGCAGGAAAATTAATTACCGCAAGTGCTAAAGGTATTGCTGTCGTGTTGGGAGCATTATCTTTTGGTATAGGAGCCAGATCAGGATACATCCAAAAAAGCATTGAACTTTTATCACAAGAGATTGAAACTGGAGCAAAAGACACAGCAAAAGCAATAAAGAATTTTAATGATTTACTATTAGACCCAAATATTAGCACAGAAACACTTGGTAAAAGCCTTGGTGAGTTATCTAACAAAATTAATGATTTAAATACAGTCAGAGGTGAAAAAGCCGCAGTAGAGATTCAGCAGTTACAACCTTATCTTCCATATTTCGAAAGTAATGACGACAAACAATTTAGACAAGCTAGCGAAAGAAATATTGAACGAGAAGCGTTTGAAACTGGTGCTCAAGATGCTCTTACAAGCCTTGAGGCTGCATTACAAAACGGTAAAAAACTTGGCGACATTTTTGATAATATGTCAAAGAAAGAAGCACAAGGTCTCAAAAAAGCGATTGCTTTTCAAGACAAGGCTATTAGAGAGCAGATAAAGGCATTAGAGAAACAAAGAGATGCAACAGAAGAAGGAACCCCAGAAAGAGAGGCACTTAATGAACAAATCGCTGTGGCTATTGATACCGGATATGTAGAGAATGCACAAAGATTAAAAATTATAGCACAATTAAAAGAAGCAGAAAGAGCAGTAGAAGAAAATAGAAGAAGGTTGGTAAATTCTTCTACTAGTTTGGAAAAATATGTAGAGGCCTTTGGTACTGCAATAGCAATAGCAGGAAATAACTTTCAAGTGGCATCTTTAGAAGCTAAATCTTTTGCTGATGGTTTTGCAGGTGTAGATTTACAGAATTTATTTGCAGCACAAATTACTACTCTAGAAAATCCCAGAGCATTTAATGACGCAGAAAATGCGATCTCTCTTGATCCGTTAAAAGGAGTACTTGGAGATAATGCAAAAGTCTTTGCCGCATTGGTTCAACTTCCTAATCGTTTAGAAGACGCTATTAATAGTGCTGCTGCCGGTGCAGCTGGCCAAGATTCCGAAAATGTTGGCAGAGCAATATCTGCTGCTATTAGCGGCAACCTAGGAGAGTTTGAAGGAACTGCACTAGGAGATGCATTAGTCGGTTCGCTAACAGAACAGATTGAAAAAGCATCCAAAGGTGGTAAAGGAACAGCAGACACAACGGCTATTATTGATTCTTCCACAGATATTGTAAGAAAAACATCTGAAAACTTTACTAAAGCTGCTGTAGAAGCACTCAAACTTATCCGAGAAGCAGGTGTCCAAGTAGCAAGTTTTGCACAAGTAGCAGAAACATCTTTTAAGAAATTTAATAGAGGGTTACTGTTAGCTGCTCAAGGAACAACACGTTTAAACCAAGACATTGACAGATTAGTAAGTGGAAGAAACGACCCTAGAAGTATTAGCGACATAAATGCAAGAACTACAGGGGCTGCTAGAAGTGAAGTGTCTGGAGTTGCACAATTCATACAACAGAATGCTGATGCTCAAAAACAACTCATAGACTTACAAAGTAGGTCGTTGCAAGCACAAATGGAAGGAGCCCAATCATTTAATCAGAATGTCACAGAGATAGGGAGGGTCAAAGCAGAGATTATCGGATTAAGACAACAAACTGAAAATCTTAGAACGGCCCTAACTGATAAACTCGGAGAATTAAAGAATGAACTTAGCAATAGACTTAGTGAACTTAAAGAACAATCAGCAGCATCTAGAAGTTTAATAGACAGCGTATTTTCAGATGAGCAAGGTGCGAATGAGAGTTTTGATGCGGCAATGAGATTGGCAAATGGAGACGCATCAGGAATCAGCAGTGGGCCAGAAGCACTAAAGGTGTTGAAAGAGATTTCAAGACTACAGCAAGCAGGTCTGATTCCTGATGATCCTAAAGTTATAGAAAACGCATACAAAAGGGCTGCTAAAGCAGCAGGTATTCAGTTCTCTCCAGAAGGACTAAAGGTATTTAAACAAGCCTTCGCTAATCCAGAGGATGACAGTGAAGTTAAAGCATATGTTAAAGAACTACGGGCAACAAATGCTGAAATCAATCAATTAACTAATGTATTGAATTTGCAAGAACTTCAAAATTCTAATGATGCATTAATTGCAAGTCAAACAGCTTTAACAAAAGTTATGTCTGATCTTCCAGAGACTATAAATACTATAGCAGAAAAAATACAAGCATCTGGTTTAAAAGCCCCTATAGAAGTTTTAGAAGCTGGCAATATCAAAGTAAGTAAAGCTGACAGAGTGGACATCAGAGATACTTTAGGTGCTTCCCAAGCCCTTCCTACTACAAAGGCTGTAGGAGGAATAATATATCGTTCAACAGGAGGAGAGGGGCCTGCCTCTTCAGTGTCCACTGGTCCCGGTTCTAATATTAATTGGGCTCCCAGAGGCTCAGACACTGTACCAGCAATGCTTACTCCCGGCGAATATGTTGTAAACGCACAGGCTACCAAAGCCAATAGGGGTTTATTAGAAAATATAAATAGTGGTAAAGGCAAAAAAGTTCAGCCGATATATAGGGCATCTGGTGGCCCAACCGACACAAGTGAGAGGGGCTGGATAGACTACTTTGACGAGCAAACGCAATCGGGTAGAGGATTCCTTGAATCAATTTATTCCTTCGGAGGCGTAACAAAAGTATGGCCCGATATAGCTACAAAACTCGGTGGTTTAGGAGACACTTTGGGCAGTTGGTACGGAAGTGCAAAGGATACGGTCAATTCAGGGTTGGCTTCTCAGTTTACTAAATTTGGAAACTATAAAGGTCAGATATTACCAAAATATATTATAGAGGCTATCAAGACTGGTACTATTACCGAAACTAAGGGATTAGCATCAGTTCCTAAGAAAGCATGGTCAAATTTAATACCTCGCATTATTAATAATGTTGGCAACACAAAACTTGCACAAGACCTAACCAAATGGGGCGGTTCCAAGTGGGCAAAAGCTAGTCCAACGCTAAACACCGCAGTGCAAGCAGAGAAGTATGCAGACGACATAGCACCTAGTGTGTTTAAAAAAACCTTCCCAAAAATAATGAAAAGTCAGTTTGCAAAGGGGACGTTTAAGAACTTACCTATAGCAGAGTGGGCAGTAAGCGGTTTATTAGCTAGCAGAAACCGTTGGAGTGAATTGGAGAGAAAAGGTGGAAGTACGAATCAAATGGTCATGTCTAGCCTTGCTGAATTTTTAGCAGGAGGCACTGCTGGTGCACCTACGGATTCGTCGGGCTATTCTGGTATTGCTAGTGCTGGAATTGATAATGCAAGTAGACTATTTAGTAATATTTATGCTGGTTTTCAAAGAGGAGGACCGCAGGGTGCGGTTGCAGCAGGTTTGGTAACTGTTGGGGCAATGGGTATAAGATTGGCTGAAGAAACTAGAGGTTGGAGACTCGATGCCATTCAAGAAATGGGTTCATTCCAAGACTTGAGAGCTAATGAAAAAGCAGGAGCAAAAAGTGCAAAGCAACAGGAAAGAGACAGAATAAAAGACTTTAAAGAAGCTGGCGTTAAGGACTTGGAGTACTTAGATTCTCAAATAGATATTCTGGGGTTGACACAATTCAAAAGAGCACAAAGATACGGCGGGTTTCAGGCAGATAAAGATTTTTACGGTTCAGATAATAATCCATATCTTGATATGGATATTGACACAGAAGCCGTTAAATCTAGAGAATATAATGAATGGGTTCAACAATATTGGAACGGCAAAGTTAACTCCTCTGCATTCATGAGCAACAAAGGTGAGATGAGATTGATAGAATTTGATCCAGCACTCATACCAGAGATACAAAAAGCTAGTTTCAGAAGTGGGAACGTATTCGAGAATAGGTATTCAGACGATACGATACAGAAGGCTTATAACAAAGTTGCTTCTCAAGAAAACAAAAAAAAGACAGTAGAATTAAAGAGTCTCGGCGGCAAGGCTGTGGGAGTATATCCCAATGCAGAAGCATACGATGGTTCCTACCCTAAATCATTGGATTCATTAACTCAGAGTATTGATGACAGAAGTGAAAGTATTTATCAAAACACTCAAGGAGTGAAACAACCTGATGGCACTAGGGACGAAACTCAAACTGGTTTTAACAACATTTACAGTAAAGACACTGTGTTAAGAGACATAGATGATGAACTTGCTACAAAGATGTTAGCTTCTAATACATTTTTTAATAGAATACCAAGAGACTTAACTACAAATGACAAGCAGGCATTCGAAGATAGCAAAAGGTATACACAAGATGTTACTGAGATAGCTAAAAGATATACCGCTAGAGAAGAAGAGTTGAAGCAGATAGCAAGAGAGGAAAGAGACGCACAAGCAAAAGCAGAAGCAGATAGAGCCAAGGAGAAGGTAGATGCAAATGCTGCTACTCAAACTAAAATTAGTAATATATCGGCATTTGCAACTAGTGGCAAAGAAGGTCTGAAAGATTTAGGATATAAAGAATTTTATCCTTACATAGATAAGAGTAGTGAGATTAATAAACTTCAGGCAGATAGTATTAAGATGCGTGGGAAACTTAACGCACAGGCAGCAGGTCCAACACTTAATCTTGGTCAATATGTAGATTTCGAATATGGTAAATTAGGGAAAGATGCAAACACTCTTTTAAAGAGTCAAGAAGCTATACAGATACCAACAGATGTTGCGGCAGCTGTTGCAGAGTACAGAAAGAACTACGTACAAAGCAGTCCTTTATATGAAAAGGGAATCAAAAGATTTGCTGACTCTATAACTGAATGGGAGTTTAATCAAGAAGAGCCAAATATAGCTGCTGCAATCAGAAGAAGCATTTTTACTGGACAGCAAATCAATCCCGGTGTTATAGCGTCATTGACAGCAAATAATGAAGCATCTGATCCCGACTTAGCTGTACAAATGGGATACGATGGCGACATAGACACCGCTGTCCAGCAGTTTACTAAAGATAGAGAACAAGCAGAGGTAGGCAAAGTTAGACCTGTAGGCGGGACAGTTTACGAACAAGACAAAGTAGGAGCAGAGGCATACTTAGCTAAATTAAAAGATGCAAAAAACGCTGTGAAAAATAGGAACTACGAGGCCCAACTCGCCAAGCTAGACCCTGACCAAAGAATGGAGTCTACGTTAGTACAGCTACTTGCTGAAGAAACACCTATACTTAATGGATACTTAAAAGGTATTAATTTTTATAGAGATGGTAATGTAGACAAACTGGGAGGAGGCGAACCACCTAATGCAGGATGGACTCAAGGTTTTGCAGACATGGCTGGGGCTGTTGAGGGACGAAGTGACGTTCTGTTAAAGGCTGGCCAATCTGAACCACTCAGCGAAGGCAAACTGGATTATGGTAAAACATGGAAGTACTACGCGAGACTAATGAATGATGCTCAAAACCTTAGTGCCGATGCTACACCTGAACAAATAAAGGCTAGAGAAGGAAACATACAACAAGAGAGAGCAGTAGCAGACGCACAACAAGCAACAAACAATAAAAGATATGATGCTGCTGTTAGGTTTGGTAAAGCGTTAGCTGGCACCCGTGTTCCTACAGATTCGCCAGTGGCTTGGGTAAAGTACCGTCAAGCACAACTGGAAAAGTTTAGAGTAAATGTTGCACAGGCTACAAATACAGAGCCAGACTATCCTGAAGCAAAAGATATTCCTGCTCTTAACGAGTCAGGTGTTACAAAAAACTGGGTAAATAGCATATTTAATTCAAAAGGTGAAGATTCAGTGGTTTCACAAAGAGGAGCGAAAGAACTCCTAAGATGGAAAGCTAAACAAAAAGGTGAGAATGCAGAAGCACTCCTTGGTCTTGCTAACGAAATAGACGGCAACGTAGGCTTTAATGATATTTACCCTTTTGATCGAGTAAACGACACAGAATTAGAAGCCGCTACAGACCTACAAGGTATTCAAGCTATAACTGGTAGATTCAACAAATTTGTGTTAACCAGAAAAAATCTAGCGTTGCCTCTATTAGAAAGAAATTTAGAAAATCTTTACAAAGGAGGCTTATGGACTCCAGAAAGAGGACTAGAAGAGAACTTAGGAGCATTGAATGCCTTAGACCCAAGACTAGACCAATCGGGTATAAGTAAAAAGATACAAAAATTTGGACCAAAAACTCAATATTATTCAGATGGTGGGTCGGTATTTACGCCCAGAGGTACGGATACAGTTCCTGCTATGTTAACACCGGGAGAATACGTTGTTAATAGAAAGGCCGCTGCCCAAAACAGACCTTTATTAGAAGCTATAAACGGAAAACAAAGCAGAGCAAAAAATAGTCCATATTACCATGATGGTGGAGATGTAACAGGAAATGGTGTAAATAATGTTGTAGTAGACACACAAGAAATTAGCAAGTTTGTTACCTCGTTTGACAGATTTGCTAAAGAATTGGCCTCATTAAATGTTCCTGAACAAATTACAATTCAGGGAACACACACTGTTGAAGTTAATGTAAATGGTGGACAAGTTCTTAATGACCTATTAAATGGACCAATCGGTGATTTGGTAAGAACAGAAATTGCAAGTGCATTTGAACAACAGAATCAAGACTCAGAAGGAACCATACCTAACCCATTCAATCCAGCAACAAATCCATAGGAGCCTTAACATGGCAGATGAATTTACAACAGGTAATTTATACTTAGGTTCTGGTACAAGTGTATCGGATACAGAATTTGATATAAGGCTCTCTACCGAAGAAGGTATTTCTACATTATTTAATGCTAGTGGCAACGATATAGATTTTCGTGTAAATGCATCGGGTAGAGTAGGTATACACGTAGATGCAGACACAGGACGAGTTGGTATAGGTACTGGACAAAATATTGGGGCAGCACTTCATGTAGTAAGTCAATGTCCTAATGATGGATTAAGAGTAGAGACCAGAACAGATTGTCCTACTGGTGTTCAGATAGAATTTATTCACCGTCCAATGACCGCACCTGAGAACAACTCCATTCCTGTACAAATTAATCTTGCTGGTAGAAATGACAATTCAGAAGACGTAAATTATGCTAGAATTATCAGTAAGGCTCTAAACACTAGCAATGGTAGCGAAGTAGGCGAACTTATTTTTACTGTGGCTTCAGGAGATACTGACTTTCCTGCACTGGTTCTTAATCCTTTTACTAGTTCCATCGGAACAGACAATTTAAATTCTGGCAACAACTACTTATTTATAGGCAATAATAATTATGTTTCTGGAGATAACTTTGTTGTAATTGGGAATAACAATACGGGAGTAATAACAAACGGTATTTTAATAGGTATTGATAACTCTGTTTCTGGGGAAAGAGTACTTATTGTCGCAGATAATACTGTAGTTTCTGGAGATCAGAACATTGTCTTCGCTTTAGATAGCGAAATTTATGGTGACTCTAATCTAGTTATGACAGAAAATGTACTTTCTACTGGTGATCAGAATATAGTTCTTGGTCACAGCTACAATACAACTGGAGATTTTAATATTCTTTTATTGAATGATTCAGATCAAGTTGGCAGTAGTGGTGTTGGTTTTGGTAACCAAGTATCTAATTCTGGACAACGAAATGTTTACGTAGGTAACTTTAACACACTACAAGGAGACGATTGTGTTGTTATTGGTTCAGAAGTAGAAGTTACTGGCAACAACAATATCCTTTACGGTTCTACTTCCTCACTTAGTGGAACAAGCATTATATCTATTGGTGCAGGAAATGACGTTCTTGATATTAATAGTGGTGTGTTCATTGGTTCTAATATTGACTTAGTGGATGGTGAGAAATCAGTCATTGTAGGACTTGGCAACATAACTCAAAATGGTTTAACTGATAGTATTATTATAGGTATTGAGAATACGACCACTAATGGCAGTCCTACTGGTGTTATAGTTATCGGTCAAGACAATAAGGTTTCTGTAGTTAAAAATACTACAATAATCGGTAACTCTAATGAGGCTAGCGGAACAGTCCTAAATAATGTAGTTTACGGAACTCTTAATTCAACTCCGTTAGACAGTCGCAACAATGTAATCGTTGGTGTTATGAATAACACTAGTGGTAATATTCTTAGCGATGGCACTGTAGACCCCAGTGGTCGTTTACCAGACAGTACTATGGTTAATAGCATTACTTATGGTGTGAATAATATCGTAAGTGAAATTAGCGGAACTAATATAGTAGGTAGTAAAACCTATGCTTCTGGTCAGAATATTAACACTCACGGTTCTTTGAATCAGATCAAACAATCTAATGATGCTCAGATAATTGGACACTCCAATTTTATGGTTGGAGACAACAATACTATCGTAGGCAGCTATAATGATATAGTCGGCAATAATTCCGTGCTGGTATCTACATCGTCGCAGCGTCAATACGCCTTTGGCGATTCTAATATTTCTGTAGGTAACAGTGAGGCAGTTATTAGCGGTATGACTATAGGTTTTGGTAATGATCTAGATGCCGTTAATGGCGTTATCTATGGTAGCGGCAACCAAATAGGATTGCGTAGACATATGTTTACCCTAGATAATGATGGTGCAGATGTTATTCTGGCTGTCAGGGGTGATCAAAGAGGAATTTATCTGCCGGGAAGTAAAATTATGTTGGCTGTACTTAACCCCGCCAACAAAGATGCTCCTATCGTGCTTAAAAGCATGAACGGGGTCAGCTATACTCCTAATGATGACACAACAAACATCACAATCAATAGTCCTATCATTACGCCCACAGACGCCCCAAACTACGCGGTCAATGCATTCTTTGATGACCCCACCTATAACACTGGAGACAGGAGTGTAATTTCAGGCTGGATTATGCCTTACCAATCTGGCAACAGCACAGACCTTATCAACAATCCTTTATTCGGTTTTGGCTCCATAGTGCTTGGAACTAATAATACTTCAATGCACGCTCAAGGTATCGTTATAGGTCAAGGCAATGCCATATCAGGCACTAATCATGTGGCTATTGGTCAGAACCTAGAAGGCTTTTATAACAACGCTGTTCAGATAGGCAGCACCAACCTGAATAAACTTTACTTTGATAATTCAGAGATAGTATTTAACACAGGTGGACAACAAGACAGAGCAGTATTTAATACTAGTATATCTACCGTAGATGACGACCCTGTATCTATGGTTGTTGAGTACAACAACAATAGAGTAGGTATCAATAACGGCGACCCATCTAGCGAACTTGATGTTTCGGGTATTATTACTTCAAACGGTATCAAACTCTATGGAGAAAATTCTAACATCAGCGGTTGGATTCCTGTAAATACCGGAGATGGAACTGTCACATGGCAGGAGCCTACTACTTTATCTGGTATCAATAGCGGTATACTTATGAAGCATAGTGATACTGTAGCAACAGGATTATATAATGTATCATTCAATACTTCTACTCAATCACTTGAATATAATCGTAGTGACACCATTAGAAATAATGAGTTCTTGTTTATTCCTAACCAAGACCAACTGTCTAACGCTGTTAGATTTTCAACAACTGGTATGTTTCTGAATGAAGACGGAACAAACAATATCAGAGACTATGGATATAGATTCTGCGTTTATGGTTCAGGGACTACAGACTCTAGTAACAATAGAGATGGCACAATTAATGTTTATCTATTAAATACTATTAAAGAACGTAATGAAGTACAGATGACCAACTTTACTGGTGTTAGTGGAGCAATGAGAAACCTATGGGCAGATACCAGTATCAATGCTCCGGGTTCACTTACTGGTACGTTCTTATATGTAGACAATACAGACGATAACGCTTTACTGTCTAAGACAGTTCCGACTTTCTCTACTCTTTTTGCTATGCAAACGCACTGGCAGTCTGGTGATAGAGGCTTCAGATACTACCCTGAAGATTATGGTTATGTAGTAACTATCGGTTCTTCAGGAGGTGTTACTCAAGGTTTAGAAACCGGCTACGGAGATCAGTATAAATCTCCTAATGTTGTGCTTTCTAATTCAACAGCATATGGTTCAACTTTTAATGCTGCTGGCATTTCACCTCATCCGTTTAGAGTAATTCAGTCTGGTCAACAAACAAATAATATTGGTATGCAGTATAGTTGTGCAAGTGGCATTTTGGGTCTTGGTGTTGGAGATGACACTCAGACAACTCTTGAAGGAACCACAATTAATCAGCAAGTAAAATGGGATGCCGCAACTTATGGTAATGCTAGGCTTATTGTAAACGGCAAGATAAGAACTTGTGGTTTGCAAATGACTACAACCGATGGCAGAATGGTTGGCACTAATGGAAATGGTAAGTATTTAAAAGTCAGCGACATAAATGGAAACATAGAACTAGCTGACGTTGTTGTTACTCAAGAGTTCTTAGCCGATTGGCCCTTGGCTGCCAACACATTAAGTGATGGATCAAGAACGACTTATAAGATTGCTACAACAGGCACATCTAGTAGTATCTGGGGAGACAGTACTTTACCAGTAGAAGCAGCAGGTATTGGCTTGCACTGGAACGGTGCTGTTTGGGTACAAGGCTACAGTCACAGATTTGGTCAGCCACCTGCTAGTAATCTATCAGACACATATGCTGCTACTGGCGTAGCACTTGGTCCAGAGGCAACTTACTTGAATACTAGACATCAGCACACTATCGCTGGTCAACCTATAGCTCCTCGCACCACTGTTCAAAGTAATGAGAACTGGAATGGTTCTGCACAAGAGACTTTGGTTCAGATGAAGGCTAGGACTATAAACAATGTTACAACAGAGTTGACAACTGATTTCAATAAAGAAAACGGTGGACCTTCTGCTACGATAGATAATACTATTGCGTTAGTAATTAACGAAAAAGTTACTAGTGAAAACAATAAGAATGCAGTCTGGAGAGTAGAAATATCATGGACTGCCCTAGTGCAAGATGTTAGTTCCGCACTGTTTGAAGGAGCAAGTGGTAGATATAGCTTTGGAGTACTTAGTACAAAGCCGGGAGCAACCAGACAGAATATTATATTCGATGATGCTGATGCATATTCTGTTGGAGAAAGTGCGGGTGGTAATATGTGGAGCAGTAGCAATCCTATTACTGCTGCTTTTGCCACGCAAGGTACAGACAGATTAACATTAACTTGTCAAGGTGTTAGTGGTAAAAATATATTATGGTCTGCTCATGTAAGGTGTATACAACAACATCTACCAACTGATAGCCAAGGCAACGCTGTTAGTGTTGCTGGCAATGGTGTTTAGGACTTATAGGAAAGGATTTTTAAATGGCAAACAGAAATGGGCCAGCAATAACTTATGGTGACTTTGAATTTGATCCTATACGAGGATTTCCTGTACCACAAATTAGTTTAAATACGACTGCCAATAGATCATCAGCAGGTCTTCCATTCAATTATCAAACAGATGTAACCCTTAATGGTCTTATCTACGGTTTTACTGGTTATAATAATGATTGTGAAAGTCCAAGTCAGCTAGATCAAAATACAGGCTTTGGTTTTCTTGTAGACCAAGCTAAAGAACTACAAGCGGCTTTTCTTGCAGATAATCAGGAACTTCTAGTATCTTGTGCGTTTGACGGAGGAGGACAAGAGACTGTTTTGCTCAGTGGAGGAGGATCAGACCAAATTTTACAAGTCACTAGCATTCAGTTCAATGAATCACAAGACTTATGGGCGATAACTGTTCCTTATACTATCACCTTACAGATTATTAGTCGATCAGACATTACTGGTAGCGGATCGGGATATCCACCTGATGGTAATGGATTTTTAGTTTCTAGCATTACTGACTCCTTGACTATCACCCCAGATACTGACAAAAGCTATTACGTGGCTAATGATTCTTATCCAACACCTAATCCACAATCAGTAAGCAATAATTTCAATCAGACTATAATAAACGGAGACTTTAATAATGATGCCACTCCTTATTACAACGCATCTATATTCCCTACTTATACTGTAACAAGAAGCCTTTCAGCTAACGGCTTGTCAAACGGAACAGGCATTGGCGACTCAATTAAGAATGCAAAAGAATGGTGTTTATGGCAGGCTACGTACCAACCTATTGAGTCCTTAACTTCCGACTTAAATCTGTATAATTTTGTGAGGACTATAAATGCTGACGCTACTGCTGGCAGTTATTCTATCAGTGACACATACAAGGCAATTAAATCTGATGTTGATGGCAACCCTTGCGAAAAATTTCTAGAAACTTTTGAAATTTCTCAAGACACAAGAAACGACGGCACAAAAAGTGTCACTATACAAGGAACAATAGAAGGACTAGAGGTTACAATACCTTTAATGGATTGCAACACACAGAATCCTGCCAACCCAATCTCTGATCCATCTACTGATCCTGCATTTTCTGGTTCTAATACCGGAGTATTATATCCCACCCATAGTGGAACTGAGCAAGGTGCAAAAAACACTAAGTACAACAATGCTTTAAGCGGCTGGATTGAAATTCAACCTACATTATATAGTCGTTGTATGACGATAAACCCCGATCTCAATACCAGCGAAACTCCTTCTTTTGCAAGTTCATCTTCTCCGTATTGGTTAAATCCAACTCCAATGAGTCAAAGAGAAGGCTTTAGTCCAGCAAAAGGAACTATAAGCTATAATGCCAGCTTCGACAACAGGCCTTTGTCTTTAGTTCCAGAAGCCAACGGAGAAAGATTAGATGTAAGCGATAATTTTTCTGTTAGGTCTACAGCTAATATTTTTGTCATAGGAAGAAGATTGGGTCCGATTAAACAAGACTTGGGGTCATATACGCAACCTTCTAGAAGAGTAAGCTATAGTGCTAGATTTCCAAAGCCTATATCAATGGAAGGATATGCTTTCCCTCCGAATGTGATTTCTAATATATACAATGCCCTAAGTCAATTTGATCCAAATCGATTCAATGCGATTAATGGAGAAACATATGTAAGCGTTTTAAAAAGTGATAGTTTTCAATACAGCCCTATAGATGCAAGCGTGAGTGTTACACTTGAATGGGAATATAATAAGTGCGGAACGCCGCCTTCACCGGGATAAGAAAGGAATAGGAAATGGCAATAGCATGTGGGGAATTTAGTAAATCCCAAGCGGGTCCATATAACCAACATTTAGTATTAGGTGCAAGCCTTACATCAATGACTCTCAACGCAGGTTGGGGTTCTACTTCTAGTAGCTGTAGCTTAGGCTTAGTTTATGATGGATGTTCTCATTGGAGAGATCAGGCTGCATACGGCACTTTTAATACGTCAAGAGATTCTGTTCTACAACAGCCAAACAACTATCAACCAAAAAATGCTCTTGATAAATCACCTCTTGGTACTAGAGTTTCATTTGGAGAAGATACTGCTCCAGTAGTAGCTGCTACAGGATTCACCAACGCTGACGACCCATACAATGGACTGACAAGAACTATAGGCCAAGCAGATCAGAATAAAGAAAACTATCAAAAACAGAATGACATAGACGACCTAGGAAAGGTAGTGTGGGCTCCACAACCCGGAGGCTTTCTGAGAAAAAACTGGCTTGGTCCTGATCCGGGGTTTATAGCAGATCAAACAAACGGTTTAAATGGTTTTGATGTAAATGGTACTTGTGTTTTTGCTAAATTTGATGAATTGTTTTTTGGCGGCTTTATTAAATCATGGGATGGTAAAGCAGGAAGTGGAGGCTCTACATATAACGTATCTTTACAGAGTATGACTCCTATACTTAATGGTTTTAATATGATACTTAATGAGTATACTGGCAGCGTAGGAACTAGATACAATACAGGGAATGCATCTTTACCTATAGCTACTATTCCTAGTTCAAACTACATAGGAGATTACAATGGAACATATTTTGGAAGTGTTAGAGGAGGGAATCATCCTAATCTTGTAAACTTATACGGTATAGCTACAGCATTTTATGGCTTTACTGCTTCTCGGTGGCGTAGTGACAGAGGTGTTGCTGCTTCCGATATTTATTTTCTAATTAGGTCATTGCTTGATCCTACTAATACCTATATTCCTCATAGTGCTTGGTTTCCATATGGTGCTATTATTGGTAGAAGTTTGATAGACAGAACAACAGGACTAATGGTCAATACAGCCGAAACAGCTTTTACCTATGGAGGTGTATCATTATCCTATAATGATTTAGGATGGATGCCAGCAAAGCTAGCAATAGACAATAGGTTTAGGCCTATGTTTGCTTTAGATTTAAGTAGTGTTCCAATGCCTCCCAATGATCTCATTATATCTGAACCAAACTTAACCTTAACTGGTTTCTTAGATTTGCTATCTAAAGGTGGCAATTATGACTATCAAATTGATTGTCTGCCTAGTTCCAACCCTTTATACAGTGCAGTAATCAAAGTCAACACGGTAGACAGAAGCAAAACCGCACCTATACACACTCTAAAAAACTCTCTACTGAATACTTCTGTTGTTGAAAATGTTAGCTATGGAGAAGAATTTAATCCAAATTCTGTGAGAAAAGTCATTATCGGTGGACCTCAACAAAGAGTGGTCCAGATGACTACCGCCAGTAAAAATGTATACCAAGAAACTAGAACATATGATCCTTACGCAGTTGAAGAGAGAACAATAACTCCTCATGCTAAAAATTTAACTCAAAATCGTCAAGCAGGCATGAATGCTGCTACTATGCCTACAACAAACACTAGGTGGTATAAGAGTTTTATTTACAACGGTGCGTTAGTAGCACAAAGTCAAACAACTACGCAGTTTTTTAGTGTTGACAGCAATGGTCTACAAGCAGTAAAAGCGTTCGGAAACTATGGTGGTCGAATAGCCGTGGCTATGCCAAATTATGATAGTGTTAAACATTCTTATCCTTTAAGTTCTGATCTTATAAGTCCTTATTATGGAATTGATTCTAGAGGCATTACTAGACCTGTGTATTTTGATAAATACATGGGACATATACAGATACTTACCAGCATGAGTGATTGGAATTTATTTGCTAACTGCAATATTCCTAAAGGTCTTTTAACAAGTGTTCCTGAGAGTCCAGAAGAAGAAGACCCAAGTGCTCCTCCTGTAGTAACAGATGATTCTAATGATCCTCCTGTAATTCCTAATCCAAACGAAGACGCACCTAGACCTCTTCAATTTAGCCCTCTTTCTTCTTGGATTATTAGTGAAACTGACATACGAGCAGCTAAAAGTGGACTAGAACAGTTCGTAGCATACCTGTATAATGAATACGAAAACGGATTCAGAGGTTTTACTGCCGTGCTTTTTTACAATTATATTCAATATAATTTTGGAACAAAGAATGCTGATAAGTTATTGTCTGGTCAAGAGAACCGAGACAAAATGTTTAATACACAGCTTACTGATCTTGGAGACCTTAATAATGCTAAACTAGATCACACTTTAACTAATGCAACTAAAGGTACAACAGGCAGCTTAAGCGACTATAGAATCAAGATAGAAATAGAGGCTTTAAGAAAGTTTTTAGCAGAAGAAATTGGAAGCCATCATGCAAAAGAATATGCCGTTCGTTTGCCTGAAGTTTATTCATATCTAGACAGAGAAAATAATGTTCAGTTTAGTTATGTTCCTGTAGACGCGGGGTGGGAAGAAGAAGGTTCTCCTCTTGATGACACTATGGTATTTGGAGGAACCTTTGCTAATTACCTAGCCAATGAGAATGGCACTATGCCTCCTATACTAGGTTTTAATGCTAGCTTAGAATATGATAGACAATCAAAAAAAATATCTGATGATGATGTAACGGCTATGCCTATAGAACCTTTAGACCCCTCTCCTCCACCAGCAGACCCAGACGGACCTGATGATGATGGTGAAGAGGCTCCGATTCCACCACCGACTGAAGAAAACGGAGGAGGATCGGGAGGTTCTAATCTCCCTCCTGAAGCAGGTATTCCGGGTGATAGTAATAAAGCAGCAACCGGAGGAAACACTCTCACTGAAACACCTATGGACCTTGGTTCTAGTCCAATTAAAAGTGAAAACAGCAGAGGGTGGTATTGTCCTTTAGATACAGAAAAATTAAAAGGTGGAGATGGAGCCTTATATCTAACCAGTGCAGGCCAGATGAGAGCCACTAGACAAAATTTTTATGCTTCTATAGGATTTAATATTCCTGCTGGTTTTGCATCATATGACTCTAACTCTGATTCACACTTGCAGAGAGCAAGAAATTTAGCTTGTATTAGAAAAGTATATGTTAAAGGACAAATTAAAGACGTTTCGCCAAGACGCAGAGGAGAAGGTAAGAAGTTTGGATACAATATGATGCACGGCTCTAATCCCATGTGTGTTATTAGTGGCCCTAGTCAAGTTGAACAAAAGGCAGAAGCCAGCGTAACTATGACTATACTGATACAAAAGTTTTTGTTTAACTTTCTAGGTTATCAAGTACCTAAAGAATCTGGATATCCTAGAGCTTGGCAGTATGGGAAAATGATAGTACAAAATGGGGAAGCATGGACACGGGGTGAAGCAGCAGGTGCATTAGAGAAGCAAGCAAAACTTAGAAATAGTGTCATTAATGGCAATGTAACAGAATCTAATAAAGACGCGACAGCAGATAAACTGGAATTTAATACCGGCATGTGTGCCATTCCCAATTTTGCTGCTATACCAATTAAATCTAATATTCAGAACTATGGACCTTGGAGTAGTGTTCCCGGTCTAGTAGAAAATATTTTGTTCAATAATCCGAACGTAGGAACCATAGAACCCTTGAATCAAACGATGGCAGATAATATGGTTGGAGGCATTGAGGTAGACTACCAAGAGAGTGCTGTTCCTTGGAACTTTGGAGGAATAGAGTATTTAGACTATGCTAAACTAACACTGGCTAGTGCAGCACTTAAAGGACAACAAGGTTTAGAGAAAGGTTCCTTTAGTGTTCCGGGTGTCCTATTGTCAGATGGAGCCCCTGTAAGCCTTGGTGGCTTAGTAGGAAACAGTGGACCAGTTGTTAATTCTATTAATGTTAGCATTAATGGTAATGGTGGCGTTAAAACCAATTATACACTTAGAACTTGGACAAATAAAGTAGGCTTTTACAATGAGTCTAGAGCCTCAGAAATAGCAGAATTTGGTAAAAGAGGCAATCAAATTAGACAACAAAACGCTGACTTGCAAATAGCGGTAGCAAGCATTCCTACTCAGGTTCTTAATGCTGTAGACAGGGCCATGATAGCAAAAGAGGAAAAAGCTAAGGTAGACAAAACAAGTCCTGTAGAAGCATTCGTAGGTTCTGCTACTCCTTGTATTAGAGATGGGGCTGAAATTACAGCACAAGCAACCTATGGACCGGGATGGAGTCAAAGACCAAGCACAGCATCAGCACAGTCTGGTCCAGACGATACCTATCAGCACATTGCTAGGACCACCTTATACGATAAGGGTGAATTTGCTGCTAAAGAAATGCGACCAGAAACTTATAACTATCAATCAATGATGAGTTTAGATGGTATCATATCTCCTATCTCTTTTTATCCGACTCCTTATGGTTCTACTTTTTCTATTACAAAATATGATAGAGCACACTGTCCCTACTGCAAAGGTGCAGGGCAATATTCATTTAATGTACGAGAACCACAAAGAAACACGGTAGATTTTCCTTCTTTAGATGAAATACCCGTAACAAATAAGAATGAAAAATGTCAGTTTTGCATCCCTAGTTCAGAGAAGCAGAAAGAAAGAGAACAAGGTGCAGACTTATCAGTAACAATTAGACAGCCTCCTTATATTGTAGACTACGGGCCTGATTCTGAAATAGATGCTCAGGGAGACTCATGTAATGATTCAAAAACTTTAATTAACTATACGACACTAACCCCTGTGGTTATGTCGTCTACCACTGGAGAATTTGCTGTTTCTGCTAATCGTCAAGATGGAGACTTGTGTGCTCATTCTATTAGGATGGTAGGGATAGGATGGCTACCTCCTGAAGACGACGAAGACGTTTTTATTGATAGTGCTCCAAATCGTCAGAAAAACTATTCAGACTACGATAATAGTTTTGTTTCTAATAATTCTAGTAATAACAATGTTGTTCAAGACGGTGAAGGACAACTTACTTCTGATGAAACCTTCAGAGCATCTAACAATGCTAGATTTATGGGATTGAGAGGTCCGTTGATGTTACATAGTTGGGGATATGATTTAGACGGTTATCCTGTACCAAATGCTTCTGGTGATCCCAAGTACGATGAAGAAGGCAATATACTAGTAGACGATGGTGGCAATCCCGTTTATAGCAATCAAAAACTTTTGTCAGATGGTACTTATTCTGCACCATTTGCTACTCAAGAGTTTGCAAAAAATTGGGCTAGTACTCCTAATACTTGGCCTGTAGGACCGATTGATTTAAGATGGAATGCTGCTGCTAAAGTGTGGACTGTTGGTGTAGAATATAGTGACGTATATGTTGTTCTTGAGAACGATCTAAATGGGACTGATCCTGTTAGAGCAATCTTAAAAGATGCAGCAGACCACACTAATCCTTTGCCAGATGGTTTTAGGAAGTTAGTTTTTGTACAAGACCCTAATGGAACTTTTTCAGCACCAAGAGGAACAACTTTGTATTCCAAATACAATGTTGACACAGGATACTATAATCCTATTTACAATACTACTACTTTTACTTCTGGTATAGTAATCGGTAACGGTGCTGCGACAGTTATAGTTAGTGAAGCAGAATATGACGTAGGATATGAAAATCCTTTAAACATAAATATTGCTGCGGGTAATCCTGCTATTTTTATGTTTATTAATGGACAATGGGTGATTCAATCAACATCGTGCTAAGAGTAAAATATGAATAATAAGTGTTGCAGAATAGTCAATGAAAATTCAGATCGTCCAATCGGTGATGACCCACTATACCTGTATCGTTTTGGGGAATGGCTTTGGAACCGCACATACAATAATTTGGATAATGGACATACTCCACCGAGAGGTCATGCTGGATGGATGCCTATTATTATACGTGGTTATGAAGAAAACGTAGCTATTAGACCTTTAGCCCCTCCAAAAAATACAGGACTTGTAACTTTCGATCCGCTTAATTGTACAAATGATCAGTTTATTACCGATCCTACCAGAGTTGCGGACCCTAAATCTGCTTCTATAGATTGCCAATATTGTGAAGATTTTGGAAATGCTGTAGGATCACCTAGAGGCATTTCTCAATTAGGTGACGCTAAAAACAATAAAGTAAATACTGGTAATTACACTTGCTGCAATGGCAACTGTGACGTTAGGACTAATCAAATAGACGTAGATCATAATATTCCTTATGTTTTGCCACAGTATGTTGATCAATGGGGAGACGATAAATATGAACTCAAGTGGCCCGATGTTTACAAAGGACTTAGCATAGAATGGGCCGCCTATCAAGGCAGAAAATGTGCATGGGAACTTCTACCTACTATGGGTGAAATACCATATGATGCATCTACTAGTCAATACAACAATAAAAGAGACCATGAACTAGCCATAGAAAAAGCCAATATAGCTAACAGAATGGCAGGAAACTTTATTGTATTTAAAATAGGTCCAAAAGCACAGTCCTATGATGATAGTGATGAGGCTATAGAGTGGTATAAAGATCAAATAAGGCCATGTCTGGGAGAGTTTGGCTATATTAGCAACAGATTCAAAGATACTATTGATGTAGACCTACCAACTCCTGAAGAATTTACGGCTCCTTACGGCTTCAATGATGGAACACAAGATAATGTCTTTATAGGAAGAAAGAAAAGAACTAGCTGGTGGAAATGGGATATCGAAGAGGCTCCTGTAGCTTGGTGTCTTAGACAAGATAAAGATACTGTCTTAGGGACAGTTAACTATGTAACAGAAGAGGTTTTTAGTGAAGAACTTGGTCGAACAGAAGAAAGAATTACTCCGCAGTGGGATCATCAGTATTGGATACCTCCCGGTGATATATGGGTTGCTAAAATAGAACCAGACGAACCTCGAAACACCATGAGAGACGGCAAGACTGAGCAAGACGGCCAGCAGCGTTGTCCTTCCGGTGTCAAATTCATGGAGAGTGGCAATATGTATGTTTTGCCACACGATAGTTATGCTGTATATATTTCTTGTAATATGTATGAAAGATTTTATGACGCTTATCAGTCTATAAAAGAAATTCCTACAATCAGACCCGAAGAAAGAATTTGGCAGGCAATGTACGCTGCTACCCATCCTTTAATAGACAAGGTAACTGTAGACTTACACAAGCCTTATACAATTAATACTGAAATAAAAGAGTACTTTAGTCCGGTAGATGACACAGCTACTCCTGTTAGCAGCGAAAGAACACAGCTGGGTAATTTTGCTAATCCTTACTATCAATTTATGAACTGGTTTGATAAAAAGTATATGACTAGTAGCAATCTTAATTTAATAGATAGTGATACGGACTTATGGAATACTCTAGTTTCTAAGTATGGTAGTTTTTACGATTCGTATCCAAGTCAATTTATAAAAGACATAACATTTGACAATCAAACACTACCTGCGAATACACACTTAGGTGTAGACCTTGTGTACGACTTTCTTGTTGAGTCAGAAAGCGAATTAATACAAGGAAGAAGAAATCAACCTGATGTGCCAAACTATCAAAACATGACAAATGCTGGCATAAATAGTACCTTTCAAGTAGGAGGATACACAGGAGCATCTATTGAGATCAATAGTCATTTTATAGAAAGAAACAAACTGATTCCTGCAAATTTAGAAGAAGATGGAGTATGCCACAAATTAAGCAACCCCGCATTATTTTCTGATTGGAGAGCATTTAACGATAGTGTTTACAGAAGTGAATATTTACAGTCTGGGTGGCTATCATACGAAACTTACTATATAAGAAATGGAAACGGTACGAACAACCCTGAAACATACTGTCGTGAATGTGATGAATATTCTAGTTATGCCAACTATGCTACAAGCAAATGTACAGAAGTTCAAAATTGTTTTTGCGATGAAGAAAGAGCAGTAGATGCTGGGCCGTGTTCAGGACAGGCTAAAAACATTGAAGATTGGACAATAAGAGACACTAGATACTATCCTGTTATAAACGATCCTAAAGCTACGCCTATATCTGTGGCTTTCCATGCTAATGGAGGTATATTTTATAGAGGTGCAAGTGATTCCGGTATAGTAAGATTCGGTGATCAGAACAGTAATATAGGAGAAAGAAAATTTAGGATCACCTTGGAAATGGAGAGTTTCGGTACTGATGCTGGTCGGACTTCTCCATTGGGTCTTAGGGTATATGCTTGTGATCTGTATGCATTACAGAGTAGTAGTCCAGAGACATACCTTTGTCAGAGATTCCCTATAGTTGGACAACTACAAACTCCTACAATCAATACTGACAATGAGTGGCCTATACAAACTTCTCCAGCACAAGGTGGAAGATGGGAAACTCAACCAGCATATCTTCCGGGGTTAAGCACTAAATATGCTCCTAGCTTAAAAAAATATGGAGGCTTCAATAAAAAGGAAATAGAAGAAATGTTTCCCTATGGCTATGAGCAAATGGAAGACTACGAAAAAGAAGATAAAGTAGTTAAAGAAACGGTATATAATTATGATTCTAATAAGCCTTTTGGTTGCGGAAGTAGTGACTCAATGACATTTAAAAATTATGTTGAGACTAACTATGATTTAGAAATACAGACAGCCAGAGGATTGATGGATCATACTATATCTATTTCTGAAGGAGGAACATTTACCGGAAGCAGAACAAAAGAAGACCCATTTGAACCATTAGATGTAGTTGTAAACGAAGACTATAAAAGATTTAAAACCTATGTTCAGTATGGTCGGTCTAGTTTAAAAGACGAGAACGGCTATCTACTTAGTGCTGATTCGGATGGTGTCGCATGGGATGGAGGAGGAAATTGGACTTTAGATTGGATACCAGAAAACTCTAAAGGCAACACATATAATCTATCCGTTAGGTTAGCAAATCCATATTTGAGTAAGCTATTAGACACTGTGGGACACGAAGGAAATAGAAAATATTACCCGCCTGCATCAAACCCGAGAGCATGGTATGACAACCTAGATTACCTTGGAGGAACTTATGGCTATTGCGACAATCCAGACCAGTGGTATGATTATGGAGATCAAACTTCTAGGGTTACTGTCGTTGTTAGAGCAACACCTAAGCCTGTTACAGCTAAATTTGCTATGTTCCCACCTTCTCCTGTAGAATGTTTTGATAGGGTTCAGTTTACTAAAGACGGTCAAGTAAAACCCACTGATGACAAAGGCGTTATTCCTACATCTTACAAAAATCAATTACGAAGATCGGCTGGTCGATCATTATTACCCAAGTTGACTTTTAACAATATAGTCGATTGGGACAGTGGCCCTTTACCTTATGATCTAAGTGAATCTTTTCTAATTAATGAAAAACAATCCAAGTCTCTGTCTTCATTATTTAGAAAAGTAAAAAACTTTACTGAAAACCGTAAATTTAAGATTGTTCTAGCAACTAGAGATGGTAAATTTTTCCAACTAGATGGCCTTCCAACTAGATATGAATCACAGAAAAAAACTTACGAAGGTTTTGGTCACTTTGTTCAAGTAGTTCGTGACGGCTCTGATTATAATACATATTTACCCGGAGCGATACCTTTAGTGCAAAAGAAAACACTGGAAGATGTTACATGGGTGACAAAACCTAACACAAGGTTTACTGCAAAAATTAACAATACTTTAGAAAACTTTGATCCTAATTGGCCTCTTAATCTTAGGCTAACCACAGGCTATAGAATAGACCCTGTAAACAATACGTTAACATTCGCCGGAACAAGAATGTTTTTTGCTCTGTTTCCTAAAGTAGAAATTATTACTTTGCCTAGTCCTAGTGATGATATGGAAAACAATCCTCCTGTTGGCAGCATAGTTAATTTTTTAAGAGGACCAGTAGGAACTTATTACAAATACGCAGATGCAGACGAAGCACCTTTTTCGTCTAAGTACGTTGTCTTTAATCCTAATGATTATACATGGCAAAGATATTCTGATCTGCACTACGACTTTAACAATACTAGTTATATAGGATATGTTTATAACTCAATATTAAAAATCAACCCAATTACATTCTATTTCTATCGTGACCCTCTGGGAGACAGAACTAAACAAGCAGAAGCAATTTGTACAGAAATGAGATTGAAGTCTTATTTGGTGGATGCTAGAGGTAAAAGGGTTTTTCCCGGTACTTTAAATGATCCTTGTATAGATTTATGTACAGACGGTGGGATAACTTTCATAAGAACAGAAACAGAATTAAAGTTTAAAAATAATTTAAATGTTGATTGGTATGAGATAGATGATTTAAAAACTGAAATTTTATCTTCACATATCTATAAGCCAGAATGCGTAAATAACGAGAAAGATAGTTTTCTTAGCAACCGAAAGTATAGGTCTAAGTGGTCTGATCTTAAGGGTTTTGACGGAATTATTCTTGATCACAGCGAAGAAGAACAGTATGCTAGTAAATACTACCCTCCTACTAGATATGACAATGTATTTTATAAGATGCTTGTTGACAATGATAATCAGTCAGAAATACCTACTTCTAGAGGTGAAGAGAGACACCACTCTATTGTACCATACGGAAACAAAGGCTCTGCTCCTTTCCGTTTCAACATACATCAAAAATACAATGTAGACTACGGAAATGATTTGGTCAACTCAGCAGAGATTAGTGGAGTACATAATTATTTCCCTTTCATGGACATCAATGATAAGGATTGGGGTTTAGGATATACCCCTGTAGATAAATTCTTTGTCCCAGAGGTTATAGAGCAAGATTTTGATGGACTAGTTGAGCCTAATCTTACAGAGGTAAAACAAGGGGCTCTTGGAGAATATCAAAGAACTAGACCCGATAAACAAATTATATTAACTATTCCTGCTGATGCAACATTCACACAAACTATAGAATTTGCTACAAAAGCTGATACATATGTAATCTCAGATACTTTAAGAGCAGATACTCCGTTGTTTTATTTAGGAGAGATAGAGCAAGAAGATACAGAAAACTGTCCGGGTGATCTCGACATCCTTAAACCAGACCCATATCAAGGCAGAAACTATGGTAAAAATTTTGGAGGCACACTTGATATAGGCAGGCCTTATGATATAAGAAAAGGCACAATGCCTTTAGAGAACTGGAAACCAAAAAGTGCTTTTGCTAGATGGACTAGATACTGCGATATTGATGAAGAAACTTGTGAAACTCAAAAGTGTATCACTTCAGGTCGTGGGTCAACAGAACTATATGGGGTTTACAAAATGTCAAACCCTACGAAACTAACTTATAGAGAACTTGCTGGTCAAGACTTCCTTGCTTTTATATCTTACAATGCTGGAATAGTTAATGGCATGAATGGTGTTAGGCCTCCAAAAATTTTAAGGTCTATACATAGTAAACAAGAAAACCCAGCCATAAAAAATGATATACTGTACTCTAAAGACAATACAGACCTTTGTAACGACAGAGTAGTTCTACCTCCAGAATATCAATATCCTGATTGGGATACACAGGTTAACTCTACATTTTTGCAAGGAGTAAAAGATTTAGAAAAACTAAGTCTAACATACGAACCTGCTGAACAACTAATAAAATCAGACCTGCTTGCTGAAGAGATGGTGTTTAGGGCTTTGTACGGAGAAAAAGAATTTGTCAATCGTACATCTTTTAATGGGGACACTCTTTTAACTGCTGATCAAATCTTAAATTATGTAGACCCACAAATTGATGTAGACGAAATGCACAAGCAGATTTTATGGAGTTACGACAGAGGAAGCAACAGCGATGTTAGTAGAGTGCAAACACAACACACATTTGGTGTTAATTCTAGATTAAGAGTGGGAGATAGAGCATCAGTTACATGGGGAGGAGTAAAAGTTGAAGCCGATATTACAGAAAACTCTACTAATACTTGGGAGGGAAGAGTTCTTAATTTAACTATAGAGTCATCACAAGGAACACAAAATTATAGCGTTCCTATTTTTATGAGTAATGTAGTTTTTTCTGACATGATCAATGTTCTTGCAGGAGGAGAAGCCCCAACAGTTGATGATAATTCTACTATTACATTAGTAGAACAAGGAGCCATAGTTCAACCAGAAAGAAAAACTAGAGTTGTTGATTGCTACAATGGTCAATGTTGCTTTGATCTTGAAGATAATCTTGGTATTGGAGGCGGCGACTATCAAAAGATTTTATTAACGGAATGCAAAAATATGGGGACTTGGAAATATTTTCTTTTACAAGTTCCGCGTCTACAAAGATACAACTGGAATGACACTTTTAATGTTTGTGAGCCAGATAACTTTATATACGGTCCTGATACATCTGCTTGTAAACCTTACAAATATGGATATTGTAATTTAACTCCAGAAGAATGTCCTCCTTGTACTGGCGAGCACCCTCCAGAAGAACTTGTTCTTGTAGAGAGTTTGGACAAAGACTATTACGTTACAGAAAACAAATGGATTAATAATTATTTAGACACTGATGTAGAGAGATTTACTTATGATTACAAAAGTTGTAGAAACACTATAAGAAGCAATGGACATCTTTACAGACATAACTACGAATATGCTGAACAGAAATTTTTTAGATTTGATCTTGCAGCTGAATTTAATGCTGCTGAATATAGATTAGCTATCGCCAATATAGATTGTTTTAATTGCGGAGGTGGAGGTTGTCATTGTAGTGATCCGGGTACTGCAAATCGCCCCGGCACCTGCGTTGGGGTATGCGACTATCAACTAGAGGTTACGAGCAACGATGAAGGACCGTGTAATACAAAATGCAAATATTCAGAACCTCGTGTTTCACTTGGCAGTGAGTGTTTTTGTAATGGTGCACCTGCATGTCCAAACGGCTCTGATCCTGATGGTTGCTACCCTTATGGATCAAGTGCTTGCCCTATAAGGTTCTCTCATCCTACTACTTTGACTCCAAACGAAGCCTGTGATAAGGCTTTCGCATTAGTACAATACGATACTTCATACTGGGGTTATTATGGATACGATTCTGCTGGTCAGCCGAGAGGTTGTGGAAGAGCTTGCTATCCTAGAGGAGATTGCGATACTACTTATTTTTGTTTTATACAAGATTGTGAAAAATGCCCACAGTCTAATATGGGAGCAGCAGAATGTTACGACTCGCCACCCGGCCCTCCCGTTTGGAACTCCGAAGGTTATACATGGGGACGAACAGTTGTAGCCCCTTATGTCTCTTCTTGTGGAATAAGAGGTCAGGGTTTTACTGCTACTCCTTCCAACGGCACCACTTGCTCCAGCGACAACTGTCCAGATTATTCTCAAACAGACGTATTTGAAACTAAAACAGTTTGGGAGTACAGTGAACCAGAAGTCGCTTACGACACATACTTAAAAGACACTAAATATGGTGGCGGCAATAATAGAATTTGTAATTCAGGATCACAACCCGACTGTGTAACAACCCTGTTTTCTGTGACACTAGACAACGATCAAGTACGAGTAAATTTTCCAAGTGGTGATATAGCATGGGCTAGTCAAGGAGGAATTGGTAGTAATGCGTGTGTAGGGCCAAGTCTTGAAACCACTAATGTGTCGTTGTGTACAGACACTAATTACCGTATAAGTGAAAGTAATTCAAACTTAGAAGTGAATATCTCTGACAATCTTGGCTATATATCTAACTATAGTAAAACCGATACTGTTGGATGCACAAATAATGTTAAAATAAATATGCCTCCACAAAGTCAAGAATGGGCCGTTAGAGACATAGACGGTCAGTGTATGGTTGGACACTGGATGGGTCAACATATTAATGAAAGTTTGGTTATCTCGCAAGGACAGAATGCATATGTTGTTTGTCAATCCAATCAGATCGCTGGATCAGCTTGTGTTGGAAGATTGGAAATAGCAAATGCGGGTAGTACTTTTAATAGTCCTCCGGGTGGTGAGTGTCCCGAAGAAAAGGCTGAAGCAAGAGTATATGGTGTTTGTGAAGGAACTCTAAGCGGTCCAGACTGTAACTCACCAGATGAATGTTCTTGGGGGGAAAGTAGTTGGTTTGAAGAACTAGAAGTATTACACAATGAATATAGAAAGAGATACAATAATGCTAATAGGAGCATACCAACGGAAAATATTATAGAAGGCTTGATTCCGGGCAGTGTCGGACCTTTACTGACAAAGACATATCAAATCCCAGAAGGCACAGTAACTAGAGCAAATAAGGGGCCTTATGGAGTAACAACAGAAGATATGTATGCGTATGTTACTGTTGCATACTATGACTATAAGTATAGAGCACCGCACAACCTAGATGATACGATCACCGAAACAAGACAGGCACAGGTCGCAGAACAAAACGGAACGGACTCTGTAACTGCTAGTTGCTACAAAGGTAGGCCTTTTACCAACGATCCAGCATTACAGACGTTGGACCCATTGAGAGGTTATTTTTATCATTGTAATGAGAGCAATACAGGAGACTGTGGAGAAGGAATTGGCTTTCCTTGGTATATTAGAGGAAGTTGGACATTTATGCCAAGTAGGTTAGCTTACAGATGTATAAACAGGGGTGTTGCGTATCCTAATTGGTATACTCCAGCAGTTTCACCCCATGGTTGTCGCCCTCAATTCGATGAAAGGTACGGTAGATATGACACTCCACCAACCAATTTTATGAGTACCACTCCAACTGTAGAAAGAAAGGCTTGCCAAGGAACATATAGTTGTTATTATAATGATAAACAATGGCCTGCTGGAGAAAATGACTATTATGGCCTCGCTGGACAAGGAACATTTCTACAATGCCATAAATTTTTAGGCAAGTTTTGGGTATATGACTATTTTAATGAATCACCAATATAGGACGAAGGAGAGAACATGCACTGTAAACTAATACCAATAAAAGGGAAATTTTTTAGAGGTAAGCCCGTATACAGTTGCTCATCTTGTGGTTTAACTTTAGGTTTAGAAGACCCGAACACTAAAGTCTTATGCAAGGTAGAAGCAGCAAAATCAGACGTTACTGAACTTTTAACAAAAAGAATGTATCATCGTGAAGATAAAGTTGATGCTAATAATTTACTGGGAGACAAACCTGTTGAACTTCATAAAGGTATGAGCCTTCGTGACAAAGTAGCTGCTATTTATAAAGACAGACTTATAAATAATGCAAAGCAGGATGGCAGAATAGCAGATAATAAAGACAATACGGTTGCATATGAAGTTCTTAATCAACAAGCACAGGACTATGCTGAAAATTACATAGCAGAAAAATCACAACCGTTTAAAGAGGAACTTAGCGAAGAAGATAAAAAGAAACTAATGTGTACCCAAGAAGAAATAAATCAACGCTTAAGCATTTGTGAAACTTGTGAATACTACGAAAATAATACATGTTTACAGTGCGGTTGTGCCATTAGTAGAGCATCAATACATTCTAATAAGTTAGCATTTAGAAATAAAAGCTGTCCTGTAAATAAATGGGGGCCAATTCAAATACCAGTAAACGGAGATGAAAGTACTTCAGACGGCTCTGGCTCTGGCTCTGGTTCTGGTTGAGGTTCTAGTAAACTGGACTTATCGTGTTTGATCCAGAACGTATGCACTCTTTTAGAAGAGTAGTTATTTTTAATAAAATTCACAGAGCCATGAAAAACTTTAGGCTTTTGTCCTTCTTCTTGAAACAACAATGTATACTTAACATTAGGTATTCTTGTATGGTTTCTATAAAAGTGAACGTATACCCCATATCGTCCCGGTACAAAGTTTTCTAGATATATGTTTTCTACAGCATCATTGGTGTGTGGTTGTACATTCATATCAATATCAAGATGCCCAAATTCTGTTTTCTTATTTTGAAAACAACACATACCCAAAAACCATTTACCCTTAACAGGAAGACTTGTGGCTTTAACTAAATGTAAGTCTAGATCGTCTGTTGTGTTCCAGAATAGAGATACCGTAATTTTGCCTCTTTTTGCACCTAGTCCATTTAGCTTTTGTAACATGCCTCCCACTTCACCATCTCCACCACTTCCACCTTCCATTTGGGTTCCAGCAAGAGGGTTGCCCATATTTTCTGAATCACTGTTTGATCCCATCCTATCTGTCGCAATACTGCTCAATAAGTCTACAGGATTTACTTCTGTGACGCTCATACTGCCTTTCTGAGGCTCTGGATTAAAAATAGGGTCTGATATAGGGCTAATATCCGCAGGTTTAAAATCTGGCTCTAGTTTGGTCTTAGCTAGGACTTCTGCGTCTTGCTTTGCTTTCATTTCAGCCATCCAATCAAGTATTTCTTGATTTGCATGTGGCTCGTCATCCATCACTATGAGATCATCTTCCCTTTGACCACCCATTTCGATTATGATAGGCTTCAGTAATTCAGGAGTATCTAGTCCATACAGCAACATGAACAATATCATAAAGGCGTGTATAACCAGACTAAACATCATGCTGGGAGCAGGTTTACGAGAAACATACACTTGTAGTTCTTTTTTATCTTGAGCATCCATAGTAATATTCCAAAAGTTAAAGTTCCAATACCCAAATTATAGCACACTATTTATGGCTGTCAAGTAGTTCATCTTCGTTTATTTTTATACAGACGTTTACATCTTGACAATTATTAATTGATCTCCATGCTTCTGCTTCTTGTGATTCAAGATTAAAATAGGGTGATTGATCTATGAACTTTTTATTCCATTCTAAAGATGTGTGACAACAGCCGTACATCTCTGTTTCTGCATCTATCGAAAGATATTGTTGAAAAGCATAGCCGTATTTTCTGTAAGAATTAACAAATCTACCCTTGGCCTCTACAGGAACTCCGTAGTTCGGTTTGTCTTTCATTTTCTCAATATGTAAGGTCGCTTTTTCAGCACTTGTGGTAAACACTAAGTGTCCATTAGACTTTAAGCAATCAGACAACAATTCAAAAGTATATTCCCATCTATGCTGGGGAAGGTGAGTGAACACAGAACCGCACCAAATTAAATCAAAATGATCTCTGGGCAGTTCTTCCTCAGTGTTACATACATCCTGACCTAGTACATCACGGCAGAAAGTTACACATTCTTCGATTCTGTCATAAACAGTCACGGTGGCATTTGGAAACTCTTCCGCAAAAACTCTGGAACACCTACCGTAAGCACCACCAAAGTCAAGTATATGTTTTGCATCACGATTTACTCTTTTGCAAATACGCATGGCACTTTCTGCCCATGCCCAATACTTCTCTGCTAGTACTTCATCGGTAAGGTTCACGTTTGTATAATACATACTATCTCTAGGGTGTATAATACGATTTATCACTTTTTCTTCTTCCCTTCCCACTTATACCAGCCATTATTTTCTAGCCAGTTACCAGCCTCGTCCTTACGCTTAGGAAAGAGAGTGTCACCCTTCTTATGTTGACCATAAGATAGAACAGCACCGCAGTCCATGCATCTCAGTTCATAATATTCATTGCCTTCTACATTTCTTACAACAAACTTAATATTATGCGAGCCACAAATACCGCACTGTGCTTCGCTAAAAACTTCTTGGACAACAGAAAGATTTTTAAATAATTCTTTTTGTCCCGCCCCTTCAATATGAAATTCTAATTTTTCACTGGGCCTAAAAATTGCTTTGCTATTCATTTCCATGATTCCTCGTAGCCTAATAAACCTGCACCAATATTGGAAGTGTTGGTTTGTAAGGAAGTGAGTTCCTTAACAAGTTTAACAGCATCCTCATGCTTAATATTATAAACACCTTCGGCTACAATGTCAAGCTGTCTAATAACATTATGTACATTTATATCACATCTTTTAGCTATTACGTCGATAAAGTTAATCTGATTTGACGTAATCTTAGAAACACTGTCGAAATCTGGGTTGTCTTCAGCATCTTCTACCAGTTCTTCAGCAGCAACTACTTTTCGTAGCTTTAATGCTCGACGCAAGGCACGGCCTTCTGCTCTAGTTTCTGCTACAGCCACAGGGTGATTTCTATAGATTTTGTCGCAATTTCCCCAGTAAACATCAGCAGAACCAGTGAAGGATCGTGTTCGTAGACTGTCTTCCATGTCTTTATCGTTCATAATATATGACAACGTATGGACCACAGTGGCACGTTTCTCGTTGTCTGGAGTCGGAGACTGAAGAACATCAGATAAAGCCTGAACCATTGTACAATCTAGTGCGATTTCAAATATCCTACGTAGACCATCTGTAGTAGGATTTCCCTCAACCAGTTCATCCTTGTTTAACAATCCTAGTACATGATCAGTCCACCCGACATCATTAGGTGTTACATTTGTACTTACTTCTTCAACTTTTTCTTCAACTTTTTTTCTTGGCATAATTAGTCCTCTATAGTAATAATCTTAGTTTTAGTTTTCCCAATATCCTTCAACACACCCACTAATGTTTCTAGTACACGTTGTGACCTAGCATTAGAGTACTCATGTAATTGTGCAATACGAATCAACTTATATCCTCTTCCTACTATCAAACCAGACTTTTTCTGGTCATACCTCTTGGCCTTAGCTAAAGCATCCTCTCCCCATACTGGCAAGAAATGTGATAGTCCATCTACTTCTATCGCTACATTTATAGTAGGCAGGAACAGGTCAAGATGCAAGCGGGTATTTCCTAATAATTGCTCTTTGTGTGGCTCTACTTTAAAACCCTCCTTAATAAGACCACTTAGAAGATACCTTTCCATTTTCGATCCTGTTTTGCTGGTTACTCTCACTGCATCTCTAGCAAGCCTGAGACGCTGCTCTTTTTCCTGTTCTGGTAAAGCGGCCCATAGTTTCTTCGCAGTGTCGCTTCTGCGTTTCAATTCTGCATCAGAAAGCCCTTCCCAAGTTTCCATGAGTGATTTGCCTATTTTATTTTTAGACTCGTCAGAGTGCTGCTTGCCTTCTGTGGGATGAGTAGCCTTACCAGTTTTAAGAGCATTAGATTGTGCAGAACTTTTATCTCTCAATTTTATCTCAAACTTAATAGCATCCCTTCTTATTTTATTGGCATAAGTACCCAGTTCGCTTGCTGTATCCGCAAGACTTTTATTTTCTTTTTGATACAGACGCAGAATCTCTTTCTTCTTTTCTTTGTCTGTAAGTTTACTATACTTGTGTTTCAATGACATTGTTTATTTCCTTTGCTGTGACTGTTGGCATAACCGATATTGGCTTCTTCCAACAAATATCTAAAATTTCTGAAGTTGTTTCATCTTTGGCTATAAACTCCACATCTTTAGTGTCGAATAAGCCCTTCCATTGTCTATAGTGGTCTTGCTGGTTTTCCTTACCCCAAGGTATCGTATCTATATATATTATTTGTTTACTAGGCGTTTTAAAAGTCTGTGTCAAAAGCCTACTTTTAACATCAAACATAAACAACGTGCCTTTAAAAAATTTAGCATGACTAATATGTAGCATATAATATTTATTGTTAGTAATAATAGCATTTGGAACATTACTAAAAACCACTATGTTATCCATAGGTCTCAATGTGCATAGTTCATTAATTGCCTCCAGATAACCTGTAGCCTGATGGTTGTTTTGTTCTATGTCTAGTATATAAAATCCTATGTTCATATGTTCTTCCTTATGTATGGTAAAACTTCGTGTCTTGTAAAATAATCGTATGTTCTGTTTTCCAACTTGGCTACTGGTGCAAGTATCTTATTATCCTCTAGGGCTTGTTTAATGTTTCCTGATGAGACATCAATACAGTCGATCCCACAAGCCTGTGCTTCTAATGTAAGGTTACATGAGAGGTCTATAAACTTTTCGTAAGTGTTTAAAACATTACTGAGTTGAACAGGGTCGAGCATTCCTAGATTTTGATCGGAGACCCAATTATGATCATTGAATATATTGATTTTCAGTTTAGTCTTAGGATAGAGCAGTTCATTAATCTGAATCCTATCTTCATCTTGTCCGCTACTCATAACAGCAATTCTGTTATTTCTGCTTTGTTCACGATTGTTGAATGTGCTTGAGTCATATTTATTGTCGTAGCTTAGGAATTGTGCAGGAATGCCTTGTGCCAGATTCGTATTAGCTATTACTTTAACTTGTGACTGACACAAAAAGGTCCACAGGTCTGTGTTTTTTTCTCCTAAAGTCTTGTCTAGAAGCAGGAATATATTGATATCTTGTTGGTATTCGTTGATCCAATCATGTACTTCTTGAGAATAATCACAAATAGATAGAAAAACATTTTTCGGCTTGGTTCTCTCGGCAAAATCAAAAAGCCTACCAAAGACATTCACTGTTTGTATCTCTAGGTCTTTGTCTTCTACGTTATATAAAGACTGAGAGATGCAACGATGAGGAATGCTCTGTGCTGTATAAAATATATGTAATGTTTTCATGTTTTATTCTTTTCCTTCTTGATAATTACACTGTCGTTATTTTTATTAAGTTTTAAAAATGTCAAAGATATTATATTTTCTTGTATAGCAAGATTTAATATCTCAAACATAAACATATTATCATAATACCTATCATCAATATTATTTTTTAAACTTTCCCAATCTTTTTTGCAAAAGTAGATAGCTTCATTCCATACGTAATCGCCTATATCGTAAAACATAGATGATATTTCGTTGCTGTTATCTTTCAAAGTAAAACCAATAGGCTCTTGATGTTTTATCTTTTTATTTCTTTTCTTTGCTAAAACCCATGACTTGTCAAGGTCTTGTGGTTCAAATTTTTTAGGAAGTACGTCTCCATTTAATATAAACAAACCCGGACTATCATCAAGTTTTATTTTTTGTAATAACATTTTAATTGCATATCCATGATTTTTCTCTAAAAACTTTGAATTATAAATATCTATTACATCCTGACTGTGAACCTTACGCAAAAGTTTTTCTGCTCCAAAACCAGTACATATATATACTTTGTCTCCAAGGATTTTGGATAATACTTTAATTTGTTTGTTAATTAATTCTGTAGCATTAGGACTTGTTTTTATTAGTCCAATAGGACCAAAGGATTTCATACCTTTCTTAATCTCATATGCTAGCACACATGATTTTATATTCATAGCTTGGTAATAGTGGCTACCGTATATATTCCTTCATAGTGCATACTGTCAACTTCGTAACCCGTTTCCTGTACGCTACGTTTAAAGTCGTTTTCTGACCATACAGACTGTATGGATGGTAACACAGCAGAGTATTTATCACTTGTTAAGTCTCCACTTCTGATTTGCTTAGGAATTAAATCTAAATTTACAAACCTAATTTGTATTTCGCCTCCTACTTTAGTCTTTTTGCAGCATTCTGCAAAAACTTTGTTTCTGTCTGATAGAACCATGTTGTCCAGACAATATAGGGACATTTTTTCTACATAGCCATTACTGACTATCCCTATCTGAGCAACGGGAACATTGTTGACACCTTCGATATTCTGTTCTTCAACCATTACTATATTCATCTCTTTAATCATGCTATATACGCCTCCTGAATTTTGGTGTTAAATAATTCTGTTACTGCCTCTTGGAATTTACCCATATTGTAGTTCTCATCTAAGAACTTTCTACCTTCTTCTATATCTGGTCTGTCTTGTGTTAGTAGTTCTTCTATCTTTGGTAATATATTGGCACCATTATTTTCTATCATAATCTGTGGAGTGGTCATCTTACAGCTTCCTGTTCCGATAACCTTGGCTCCTAGTGCTACAGCACATAGACATTCATAGTTTCCATTAATAGTAGTATCTAGATAAACTTTGCAGTTCTTAACTTTTTCAGAGAACTCTTCAAAACTAGTAAACTGTTGTACTACCTCTACCGTAAGTCCTTTTTGCTGGGCTGCACCGGCTATCTGTTTACCAAGCAAGCTAGTGTCATGCACAAGTAGGTCGGTAGTCTGCTTGATGTCGTCTGTGGTCAACAGATCAAGAGGCACACCATAATTGATTACGGTAGAATTAGGCATATCTCCCCAAGATTCAGCGATATGCTTATTCATAAAGAGTTTAGTTCTGTTAGCATTCTTCTGAGAACTAATGATATAGTCCTCTCTCTTCATATTAGGTGGCCTCATCTGATTAAAAACAACAACATTGTTCACATGTCTGTACAAAGAATCTTGTGGAGTATTGTCGTTCAGATCGTTGGTGACAGATAGGGCGTAAGTATTGTCATTAAAAAAGGGTTCTAACAAAGTCAAAGCCGTTCTGCTAGAAGGATTTTTAAATACATGGTTTTGCATAGGTTGCATATAATATCTGAAGTTAGTCTCAAAGATAGCACAATCATTAAGTCCTCCACTTGCTTTAAATATAATGTTGTGTGTTTTTTTGTGGTTTAATGACGATATAATATTTGTTACTGCTCTTGCTAGTTGCATATTTTCTTTCCTATTGTTTGATAGCTAAATTGGTCCATAGATTCTCTACCTATTTGTCTTTTCTCTTCAAGTGTCTTTCTTTCTTTTTTACTCATTTCATATACTGTACGCATATGATCAATCATAACATAAATATTAGGACGATACCAATAAGAATTAGCATTATAAATATCAAAGCTATTAGCTAATGTTCTTTGAGCAGATATCACTGGAGTTTTCTGACTAGAAATAACAAAGCCGTTCTTTTTATTTACAAAATCGGTCATACCTGTATGGTCTGTTACTATAGGAGTCTTACCTAAGACAAGTGCTTCTGCTGCTGGTCTACAAAATGCTTCTCCATGAGAAGCCATAACGAAACAGTCACAAGCATTGTGTAATCCTATTAAATCCTTATCAGACAGTCTTTCTGTGATGACAAACTCATCTCTTGTCTGCCCAATGTTCAACATCTGTTTATGTTGGTTGAGTGCCTGTTTTACTATTCGTTGTCCTTCACCACTACTTTTACCGGGAACAGAAGTTTTTATAATTAAGGACACATTTTCATTGTCTCTAAAAGCTAGATTAAAAGCCGTAACCACATCAATTAGATTTTTTCTCTCAACAAACTCTCCAACATGGTAAAACTTAAAACTGCGATCAATAGATTTTTGCATATTAAGTTTATGGTCTGCATTTTCTTTAAGAAAATCTAAGTCCAATGCTCCTGAAATAACCTTGCACTTGGTTTTGACTCCTGATTCTTTGACACTTTTAGCTTCCTGCTTGCTTGGCACACAGACTAAATCTAGGTTATTCAAGATATTCTGGCAAACAGAATCTGAAAGATTAGTGATCTCCATATTAAAAATGCCAACATTCTTTTTTACAGAATTGGTGATGGACATGCTCTGAGGAAGTAGTTCTTGATAAATTACATCATATTTCGGATATGTGTTTTTCTCGTACTTAGCAATATCTTCGCTAATCTCAACGGACTGCCCAGTATAGAAATAGGGTCTAGTTGTTATATTTTCCGTCTGAGTTGCTATAGACCTAATGTAGTCCCTAGCAGACATTCCCCATCCGTCATCTTGTCTGTATGGCCCTATAAATAGTGAGTTCATTAAGATTGACCTTTCATGTTTGCATAATTTATGAAATCTTCTGGCGTTAGTTTATCTTCATTTCTCTGTGCATGGACTGCAAAGTTATGATTTTTAATATGCATATTAAGTTGTTGTACAATATCTTTTTTAGTAATGCCCTTATTTTGCATTCCCATAATCCTAAAACCATAGTCTAGATCATGAATAGCATCAGTAATCACATTAGAACTTAAAAATTGTTCATTGTTGCCCATATGCATACCCGCTAATTGTGTAACATAGTCGTATGCAGAAGTATCTGCCGGTAGTTCATCTTCTTGAATCTCTTGTACAGGCTGTAGCTGGACATCCCATCGTCCTTGCAGTCCTGTAAGTTGCACATTGTCAAGACATTTTTCCCACTTTTTGGCAATGTTATCCCAGTTGTAATGTTTTTCTGTGTTTTGTCTGGTCTCAAACTTCTTAGAATCTTTTAACATATCTGGCATGTTGATATATTCTGTAAGTATCTCTACCAAATGATCATTATCAGGATAGACTCTGATTGCTTTAGTCTCTAATTCTCTAAAGTATTGGTTGATTCTAATTGGGAAACCATTTAGCTTCTTAACAACATCTTGCATGGCACTGTAGTCTACACTGGCTACAGGAACTCCCGCACTTGCAGCTTCTACTTGTGGCATACCAAACCCTTCGCAGATTGCATACTGAACATAAATATCAAATAAGTTGATAATAACATTTAGGTCTTGCTGAGAAATACCATTTGCTACATTTGGCATACTTAATGACTTGTTACCACACTTTGGACAAAAAGCCATAGGATGCTTAAATCTTGCAGCATGATAAAATCCGCAAACTTTACAGTTGTATGTAAACATAACACGATTGCCTACTTCGTATTCTTTCAGGTACAAAGGAATATCCCATCCTGCATCTGGATAACTCGTATGGATATGCAAATATGTTTTTGCTGCTTGTGGGTGATTATCTGCATGTAATTTCTTGACAAACTTATTGAATGCAGAAAACAACTCTGGTATTAATTTACGTTTCTGATTACGGCAAATTGTGCCTACAATAAAAGCATCCTCTTCTATACCCATTGCTTTTCGAATGTTCTTGCGTTGCTCTGCTTCTAGGGGCTTAAATACATCTAAGGAAACACCCGGACTAGTAGTATCAATATAATTAATGTGATTATTAGACTGATCAGCTAGTGTGTCTCTACCAAAATCACTGTAGGTAGTTATTGCGTCAGCGTGTAAGAAAGTGTCGATCCAGCCTTCTTGTTGTGGTGCAGAGTCCACAGTGGGCATAAGAATCCAGTGAAAGTAAGGCCTAAAGGGTGTGTGTTGTTGATAAGAGTTCATCCAGTAATCACGGACATCGATCACGATATCTGGCTTGAAATCAATAAGTACACGTTCAAATCTCCAACGACCAAACTGATTTTCTGGAGACTTCATATATGTTTCGTGTCTAGGGTCTCCTTGAGGAACAGCATTTGCGTAATACCTCCATTTGATTGTCGAGTCTTTAGGGTCATTTACTTTACCGTAGCAAGCAAATTCTGCAATTTCATACTTGCCTGTAGCATGTAGCCTTGAGAGAATTTCTTTAGCATATGTGCCAAAACCGGAACTTAAAAAACTAGCCTCAGATACCATCAACACTTTTAATTTTTTTGTCATGTTTTGTCCTTGTGTAAAAATGAGAGAGAGGCACGGCATTGTCGGCCTCTCCCTCTTCCGATACTTCTCGCTATTACTACCCCTAGTTAAAACGCAGTTACAGAGGCAGTGTCTTCTGCCTGCTCTGTCGTTTTGATGCGAGACAGTTTAGTAATCTTGGAGAAATTATTGACTCTTACTTTAAGAGTATTGTGCTTTACTCCATCCTTTTCCCAAGAGTCATTACGCAACGACCCTTCAACCATTACAAGATCACCCTTTGAGAATGAAGCACCGATGATTTCTGCTCCAGAATCCCATGCTTCACAGGGTACGAATGTAGTAATCTTATCCTTTTCTCCATTGGCCTTAGTATATTCGCGTGAAACTGCGATAGTAAAGTTTACAACAGAGGTACTCTTACCATTACTGTTTACTTTGCGAACATCAGGGTCTCGGGCCAGATTACCACGTAAAATGTTAATATTCATATCAATCCTTCTTCCTTGTTAAAATCCAAAACCAATCTATACTATAATAGGTGAGACACAACAAGTGTCAAGTTAATTTTTTGGTAAATAAGCCTTTTCTACAATAAGGCTATCACCATCCCTATTTTTCGACCCTTGTATAACAATAACATTGTTTTCAAACAAAATACTACTATAGGTAGAAAATTGTTCAGGAAAGAACACGATACTGTCTATCGAGCCACTACTATCGCTTCCTTCCACAAAAGCCATCTTTGCTCCGGGGTTTTTCCCCTTTTTAGTCTTAATAACACCGACATTATCTATCTGTAAAGCGACGACAATCTCGTTGAGTAGACTATTATTAAAGTCCTTACATATTGTGTTTGTCATAGATACGTCATACATATCTACTTTAGAACACGTTATCGAACAACCTAAATATTCTTCTTCATTATCGGCTATCCACTCTGGGCTATCTTCTAGCACATAAGGTGGATTGTCTATAGTATTAATGAAACCTAAGAGTTTTTCTTTTCTCTTACTGCTCATTCTTGGCTTTTCTATGACGCAGTATATGATATCTTTTAATGAATCATAATTAAGACACGTACTTAACGCATGTTCTTGTTCTTTGGCTGTAAGATCATTTATAAGACCATATTCAAACATCATCTTGGTTCTAGTAAGCCCAAAATAATCTAATGCACCTGACTGTATCAAAGCCTTGACCGCTGTTGAACTTAGCCTTGTCATAACTCTAAGTACTGTTTGATGCCAATTTAAGTCATTGAGATTAATATTATCTTCTTCTAGTATGGTTCTAAGTTTCTTGTACATAGAACCGCCAAAACCCTTTAGGTCTGTCAGTCCGAAATAAATTTTCTTATCATGTAGTACAAAATATTCATTCAGCACACGCAAATCAGGCAGATGTACTGTGATCTCCATTTCGCTGGCGTTTTGTACCAGTTGCTTGATCTCTACTTTGGGATCAATCTTGTCTTTAGCAAAACGTAAATATGAAGCAAAGAATACTCTTGGGAAGTGAGCCTTCGCGTATGCGGACAGATATGCGTTCATAGCATAGGACACAGCATGACTTTTATTAAAACTGTATCTCTGGCTTTTTTCAATCCATCCGAATATCTCTTCTGCCTGTTCTTTTGTGACTAATTTAAGTTTTGCAGAACCGGAGATGAACTTCTTTTTTAGTTTCGCCATTTCTTCTGGTTGCTTTTTACCAATGGCTTTTCTCAGGTTGTCTGCTTGTTGCAAGTCAAACCCTGCTACCTCTTTTGCAATTTGCATAGCTTGTTCTTGGTAAATCATTTCACCATATGTACTCTTTAGTGCATTTTCCAACATGGGATGATAATAGTCTACAGACTCTTGCCCGTTCTTTCTGTCGATATAATGATTAGTAACATTCTTGCCATCTCTGTATGCCTGTAGACATCCCGGTCGTAGAATACTAATTAATGCACTTAATTGTTCAATGTTTTCTGGTTTAAGTTTCTTAGCCACAGATTTTCCAAGCCTAGTCTCCAACTGAAAACATCCTTTAGTATTACCATCAGATATTAAATCCCAAGTCTTTTGGCAATTCAAATCCAATTCATGGTTTACAGGATCGAAATCAATAGAAGTCTTACCCTCACTCTCTGTAGCATGAAAACTACAACCACAACTAAATTTTAATACTGTCATGCAAAAGCGTCCTTAAATGTTATTTTTTGTGCCAAACTTCTATGCAGTCTCATAAATCTTGTAAGCACTGCTGCTGTGTCCTTAACGTCCTTAATTGCGTCATGAGCACCATCTTTACTAATACCCATATAATCTCTCAGGTTGTCTAGAGTATAACTTTTTAGTTCTGGGTTATGCTCAAACCAGTAAAAGACTAGATTAAGCATGTCCACCACATCTCTTGGATAAAAGACTTTGCTGTTTCCTTCTTTATTAGTATCTCCGAATTTCTGAGCGAGCCTATTAACGATGGGTAGATCAAATCTATAAATATTATAGCCTGCTGCTATCGGAGCAGTAAACATACTGTGCTTCTTGGCTTTCATATGGTATTTGTCCAGATAGTCTGTAAACATACGCCATGACTGTTCTTGGCTAGGATACTTTTGCCATTCAGCCTTGACCGCTTCCTTTGAGCAACCCTTAACCTTGGCATGAAAATCTAAGATGTCTGTCTTATATTCATACTCAGGGTCTTTTTCCATGCACTCTGGTTTAAAATTAGCATTAAACTCAGAGTTAGGTATAATTTCAAGACTGACAGGATCAACCATTACGGCAGCAATTTGTACTGGACTACATTTGCTTGGGTTTACCCCATCTGTCTCAAAATCAAACACACAAATCTTATTATAATTAATTCCCATATCAAATCCTATTCTATGTCCTGATCAAAATCTAAAGTAACTTACGAACTCTTTCTAGTGGCTTAATGCCAATCAATTTACCTTTACTGTCTTTGCAATTAGTAAAGCTACAACAGCTTTTACGAACTTCTTTAACTTTGGTCATTTTATTGTCTAATCCACGAACAAAATCACCTTCTGTTAGAAATACATCGCCTACACTTAGTTTGCGAAACTGGTGTTGCTCTGTTGCTGGTTTTTCATCTGACATCTTTATTCTCCTGTACTGTACTATATGTTATTATACCCGATAATGAATACACCGTCAAGCACCTTCTTTCATAAGATCGCTAATGCACATAATCTTATCTAGCATAGCAACCCCTAGAATATCTAGCTTGATCATTCCAAGACTTTCAAGGTCAGCCATTTCCATGCCAGCAATTACCTGTTTGTTTTTACTGTCATAGACCATCGGACAGATACCGGCAAGAGGCTCTGCACTGACTGCTATACCAGCAGCATGTTTTGACTGAACCGATTTGGTTCCTTCCAATCTCATAGCTTGTTCAAATCTTTTTGACAACGGACCTTCTAATTGACCCTTTTTACCTATATGACACCACTGTTTTAGTTTTTCAGGGTCGTTCTCTAGTGTCCATCTAATAATAGAAGACTCTCCTGTTGCCTCTTTCATTTCTTGTAATTCATCTGCCACTTTAGACTCTTCAGGAATATTTCTAGTGATATCATTCATTTCTTCAAATGTGATACCTCCAAACACCCTAAGTACATCTTTTAATGCCCCTCTACCCTTGATAGTACCAAACGTAATCATCTGTGACACCTTATCGTCTCCGTAAGTATCACGAATATACTGAATGACTTTTTCACGTTTGTCGATAGGTACGTCAACATCAATATCAGGCATAGAGGTATGTTCTGCTGTATTTCTACCAGCATTATAAAACCTATCAAAGATGAGACCGTACTTTATAGGGTCAATGGTTGTAATACCAATTAGGTAAGAAACCAAACACCCTGCTGCACTTCCTCGTCCCGGTCCCGGTAGCCATTTGTTTTCACGTACATGATTCACAATGTCCTGTACAATCAGAAAGTAACTAGATAGGTCTGCACCCTGCAAAACACTTAATTCATACTTGATTCTATCTACATATTTTCCATGATCTTCTTTAGGTATATTATTAGCTATCTTATCTCGCCATCCGTCCCTGCATAGTTGACGCAAATACTCTCCGTCATCTTTGGCTTCTGGACAGGGAAACGGAGGCAGATTTGGCTTACTTAATATGTCATACTCTTCACACATGTCAGAAACAACATTAGTGTTTGCTAGTTCTTCTTCTGTGTGCAGGGCATTCATTTCTTCTTGATCTAATATATGAAAATTATCAGATTTAAAAAAGGCATCCAAACCAATAGACTCGCCATTGGACATCTTCCTATTTACCTCTGAGAAGGTCGTTTTTAAATTATTGCACAAAAGCACCCTTTGATCAACTGCGTCTGTCTTACGGCAATAATGAGCGTCTGGAGTTGCTACAATCCTATTGCCTGTAATCTTTGCTAGTTCTCTGATACAGTCTGTGAGTTTGTCCTGTAGAGGAATATTCTCATGATCCATCAACTGTGCTTCTAAGAAGAAGTTTTCTTTACCAAACATATGGTTTAACTTACTGACTAGTCTAGTGCCGACATTTTTCCAATTCGGGTCTATGTCGTCTCCCTGCACTAAATACCTAGCCAGCGTTGATCCTAGATGACCACATATTCCTATAATATTACCATCAATAAAATTAGATAATGTATCTAGGTCTAATCTAGGCTTTCTGTAAAAATGCTCAGGAAGGTTTGCTTCTGATGTTAGTCTAATTAATTGTTTCCATCCTTTAAAATTTTTAGCCAGCAGGAGGAAGTGACTCAACTTTGCATTATCTTTGTCTTTGATTTTGCAGTCTTGTTCACAGACATAGATTTCTTGTCCAAGTATGGGTTTTATTCCTTGTTTTTTCATCTCTGAGTAAAACTTGATCGCACCGGCAATGTTACCGTGGTCTGTTAATGCACAGGATGTCGCACCAATTTCAATACATCTCTCTGCCATGTCTGCTGGTTTGCTCATACCGTCAAGTAGGCTATACATACTGTGGCAGTGAATCGGTTGGTAAGTTATCATAAGTTCTCCAAATTAGTATTCGTCTGAAAAGTTTCCATCAAGTTCTCCATCGCTCACAATATCCATTGCACCCAACATGCATATGGTATCCATGAATTCGTCATTGTTCTCGTCATCGTCGTTTTGTTGATCGTTTTGCTTCTTTGATTTCTCAGCAGGACTGAAAGCACAATATGCACAAAATAAAGCAAGCAAAATCCATAGTATCGATTCCATAATTTATTCTCCAAAAACAATTCAAAGTTCTCTTCTATTGTAACACATTCTGACTACTTGTCAAGTAGAACCCGGAGCACGATATTTAGCTACGTTGTATCCATCGACTTGATATACCTTTACAGCTTCTTTGATGCCGTGCATACGAGTATCATGCTTAACTTGCTCACACATCGTCATAACTTCTCCTACAGGAGTAACCTGATCTTCTCTGTATTCTACAAGAGGTTCGTGCTTGGTGCCAGCAAATGTCTTTTTACCGAAATCGCATAGTTTTGTACACTTCCATGTTTTCTTGAGAGGTGGACGCTTACAGTTTTTGATATCCTCGAAAGTTTTACGCAGCATCATCTCAACTTTAAATAAATCTCCTTTTTCAAAATTTATAGAAAATATGCCGCCGTCATTAATAAAATTAATCGTAACTATAATATGTTTTGCTTGAGGATACAAATGTTGAATAGCATAGTAATACAGCATTAGCTGTGGGTCTCTCTGTAACTTAGCTATGGTCTTCTCTTCACCTGTGGCCCAATCCAAACGCCTTCCTGTTTTATAGTCAGTAATCTCATATGTATCATCGTTAATTTTTGTGATCAAGTCGATTGTACCTTTAATCGCCAACTGTCCTTTGACATGGTTGCCTTCTGCGTCAGTAAAGTCATACCAAGCCCAAGGCTTATCAATAGTAATATCAAACCGTTGTTCAGGCTGGATGATATGCTGATTTCTGGGGTCTAACATACCATTGTTCTGCTCTAAACATTTTTGTATCCATTTTCTACAATCTCTGTAGTCTACGTCAGTCCATTTATGGTGTGTAAACGCACTGGTATAATAATCATAGACTTTTTGCGTTAAATCATCTATGCTATAATTATGTACATTGACATATCCTACAATATCATCCTCAAAGCTACCTTCTTTGTTTTGCAGTCCTAACTGTACGAAAGCAAGTATCTCCATCACCTTATGAACGATGGTTCCTTTGTCTGCTTTCTTATTAGAATCTCCATTGTGTCCTAATACATACTGGAAAAAGTATTGTTGATTACACATTTTCCATGTGCCTAGTGAACTACTTCTAATATATGCTATATCCATAAAATCTCCTATCGAGTTAAAACGCCACCATCCCTTGAAAGCATTAGTTTATCCCATGCAGACAAGGCATCAGGAGCCGTACTGGGCAGCACCTCAATGTTGTTATTAATAAAATGTGTTGATCCATCAACAAATACCACACCAACTCCACCGGGATGTAGACTTCTAGAAGTTGCTTCATTGTTAGTTAAATTAAAACAACTCATCCCTTGTGCGTTCATGTCGTAGCTTTGTTGTAAAAGGTTGCAGTTTATTACATTGTCTGCACCTGACGAGGTATTAGCATTTGGCCCAGCAGCATCTAGACTCACCCCATCATAAGTTAAGCCGCCATGACCCCATAACGCACTACTGCCAGCACCAGCCATAGCCCAGCAACCTCTAGAATCTCGTTCGTCGATACCTGCACGAATTTCTGCTAATAAACAAGTATTAGAAGTTCCATCAGTTATATGTCCGAACTGACTACTCGCTCCATACCCCATGACTCCTCTAAGCATAGGGTCGTTCCAGTTCTTGCCATTATTGCCCAGAGCATTAAATGGAGGATGTAAAGTCAAAGAGAACATACCTAGGCCTGCGTTAGCAGCATAGTTACCTCTAGCCCAGTTATCACCCCATTGTGCAGACCTAGAAGCAGAAGTGCCATTAAATGGCTTCCTATTATATGGGTCACTAGCACAAAGCATAACACTAAGTTCTGTAGAACGCAACGCCTCATTGCTTGGTGCTGATACAGTAAACCTAGAGTCGCTTTCGTCGTGTAGAGACTTTACTGTGCTTTGCTCTACATAGTCTAGGATGTCAATTACCCAATTCTTTGTTCTGGTATATGAACCAATGCCATCTGGTGGCAAGTTAGGATCGTTTGATGAAATCTTATGACTAGCATACGGAAATCTACGATGTGCAGACTCGTAATTGTGACACGCTAGCCCTAACTGTTTCATATTGCTGGCACAAGACATACGTCTTGCAGCCTCTCTTGCGGATTGCACAGCAGGCAACAACAAGCCAACAAGCACACCGATGATGGCAATAACAACAAGTAGTTCGATTAAAGTAAATGCTTTCTTATTCATAGTAATTTCTCCAAAGTTAAAAAGTTGTCCAATTCATTCAAAGTCTCTTGTACCGTCTTATTAGTATTGTCAATAACTAAATCGAAGTTATCTATTGAAAAATAAGTGTGATCTAATGCAGTCTCACTGGCATGGTTACTATTATACACGTTCCGTTCCAGTTTGACAACCACCCCGCCAGCATTTTTTATACATTCTACTTCATTAGGGAAACGACAGTCTGCTACAAGTGCCAGAAAAGGTGAATCTTTTTCTATGCGACCTATAGTTGCTGCTGACCATACATCATTTTTAATAGTACGAAATATATCTGTTCCTACATACTGCATTACTTCTCTAGCAGTCATGTTTTTCCCATGTCTCTTACATTCTGTCAAAGTGTTCTTTGCAGCATCGTCGCCGTAACACTGGGTATATGTCAAACCTAAAACATCCATACATACAGTGCGTTTTAGTGGATCAGCAAAATTATATACTTTGCATACTTTATCTCCTGTACACTTAGACGCAAGGTGTTCTGCACAAGTTGTTTTACCAGACTGTTTTCTGCCAGCAAATGCAATAATCTTAGTTTTCATATAACGTCCTTTATATACTGTTTGATTTCCTTGTCAATTTCTTCACTAGTCATTTCACCAATGTCACCCTTAGATATTTCTGGTATAAATACCCTGTAAGTGTTTTGGCATTTGTTCTTAATCTCTTGTGCCGCCTGCTTACCAGCCTCATCATTATCGGTCAATACTATTATAGCCATTGCTCCCGAAGAGTCCAGTAATATTTTCTGTCTATCGCTCAGATTACAGCCAAATATAGCTACACTATTATGTATGCCATTCTCTTCTAGTCTCCATACATTGCCGGGACTCTCTACGATAATAGCTACATGAGACTGCTCTATATGCTCTTTGGCAAAACCTTTCCAATAGTTGTACAAATTATTCTGACTTTTAAAATCTGCACTATGTTTCCATTTAGAGTAGGCCCATCTATATTCTGAATCAGGACAATCTTGGTTGGGGTCATGGTAAGCACCACATTTAGGACAAGCCTCAAATATGCTGCGACCAGTACAGCCTACCATATTATCATATTCTAGATTGTATATGGGTGCTACTACACGATTATTCATAGGCTTGCCTTTAGAGGCACACAAACCAACGTCATACCTGTCCAATACTTCCTGTGAATATCCTCTATTTATAAAGTATTCAGCAGGATAAATTAGTGAACTTCTAACTTGTTTTCTGGTAATCTTAGAGGCTTGAACTTTGTCTTCTTCCCTTATATGATTAATTGCATTGGTAAAGTTAGACTTATTGCGATTGACCTTTGTGATCTTAATATCTTTCATGTCTTTGTTGACAAACTTTTCTAAGAAAGTTACTGCTTCTTTAAAGGTTGCCATCTTATCGCCTTGCTTATACCACTTATATTTTCTGTGTGATATAATACCTCTTACGAAACCTATTAGTGAACCCCTAAAGCACTTTTGACAACCATGAGTCCTACACTTCCAGTTACCCTTATAATTATCGTAGGCATCATCACCCACATGATAAATGTTCAGTGCGGAGTCATTGTCTCCACCGTGTATGGGACAAGGCATACTATACATCTTGCCTTTATCTTTATATTCAAGATCAAAGTAGTCAAACAATGCTTCTATGTCATCACACGCCATATCGCATAGTATTTTTAACTTTTTCTGATCACTCGAATGGGATTTGTTCGCTGTCTTCATTATTTTCCTCTACCAAAAAGCCATCTGATTCTTGTCCACGATTATTCATTACTTCTAATTTAGTTTTACCTTCGGTAATCTTTGCACACCAACCTTTCATGTTGCAGTTGATGTAGTCGTTATCGTCTAGTCCTCCACCATGACGACTAATAAGAGGAACTAGCTTACGGTTGCCGTTGTCTGCACCATCTTCAGCAATCTCTTCAGACGACTTGCGTTTAAAGATACTGAAATTGCTACAGAGCCATACGATTCTATCTGAGCCGCTAGCCGTATCTGTGCTCTCTTTTGTTATACCGTCACGGTTTAGCTGAATAAATGCCATGATAGGTATTTTATATTTTGTTGCGAAGTTATGTAGTTGTGTCATCATAAATCCCAACAGTTGATACTCTTTCATATCCGCACTCATGCCTTGCGTATCCATCAATTTTAGGTAGTCATAGAAGATAACACAGTCTTTTGCTGTGCCGTCATCATTTAGTCCTACTTCTTTTACGATCCATCTACGCACAATAGACATTTGATCTTCAAAACTTTTACCAGCAATAGACTTATGATAATACGGTGTCTTTTTAAGTTTAGCCATTGCTTCTATTATTTTTGTTTTGTTTGCGGGTGTGCCAGCAAACCTTCCGGTTTCTATATCATTTATCTCAACCTCTGTCATCATAGCCAGAACACGATTGATATGGTCTTCTTTAGTCATTTCAGTATCCATATTTAATACTGGGATACCGAGTTCACTAGCTATATAAAAGCCCATATTGTCTGATAATAAAGTCTTACCAGTTTTTGGTCTAGCAGCAATCACGTTGACTGTGGACTTTCTTAGTCCCCCACCTATAGCCTGATCGTATGCAGGGAAGCCAGTAGAAATACCTACTTGGTCAACTTTATTTTCTACAAGGTCTTTGACATACGCATCTATATCGCTTCCGATAGTTTCTGGTTTACCATCAGAATCATTCAACACGTTCGTAAAATCAAAAACAGCATCTTCAGCTACAGCCAGAATAGAACCAATGCTCTCTGTGCCAGTGACATCCAACAGTTTGTCTCCAGCCCCTTCTAATTGTTTCTTTAGTAGTCTAGCTATTTCTAGTTTGCGAATTTTTGCTGCAAACTTTCTGACGTTATCCAGATTCACGGGGAAATCTATTACGGCTTTGAGATGCTGAACCTCATCCTTTTTCTGAATAACTGCACCAAGAGTTAACTCTTCAGCAGCAGAAAAGATAGATGCCACATCAATAGATGTTTGTACCTCTTCTTTATCAAAAATAGTCTTCAGGCATTTAAACAGTATCACATTACTGTCTACAGTAAACGTAGATTCGGTTACAATGTCTGCTATATCTAACCAGCCGTCATGACCATACTTGCACAATCCTGCAAGCACTGCTCGTTCTGCTGATGTGTCGCTTAATACTAACATTAACCACTACCCTTTGAGCATGAGTTGCATTTATATCTAGCTTCGCCCTCATATAACAGACTAGCACTGACTTCCTCTGATTTGCCGCATATACGACAAGTTGCTTTTACCATAGATACACTACGATTTCTAGGAACAGGAGGATACTGTGATAGCTTTTTCTGCAATTCTGTATCCTGCTTGTGCAGTTTATTTTCCATCATTTCATCAAACTTATTATAGTGCTTGCCAGTTCTATACGAAGGTCCAGCATCCTTAATAGGAGTATTGGGATTGATCAGTGGGGAGACATCTGTTTTGACTGCCACTGCTTCTTCTTTGTCTTCTGGAAGCATGGCTTTTAACATGCCAATCATTTGCTTGATCTGTGCTGGACTTAATTCTTCAGCCATTTTTCACCATGCCCTTTGCTCTTTGAATGTTAATTAAAATATCCGATAGGTTTTTCAATGAACTAGACAAGTAAGTTAGTCTGTCTAGTCTCTGCGTTGCATACTTCTTTATCATGTTTAATTTGAATGCTTTCTCATTGTGTTTAATTGCTTGGTATGATTTTTCAAGATATCCGTATCCTTTGTAGCTGTTGATTTCATCAGCAATTACAATCTTGATTTCATCGTCAGCCCAATTAATTCTTGCCTGCTCACGGTTTATAGTTCGCTGTAGATGGAAACCAAATTGTCCAAGTCTAAAAGCGATCTCTGCACAGTGAGTTATATCCATCTTTTCTAACACATCTCTCGTCATTGTCAAGTACTCATTTAATTCTTTTTCTGGTAGGCTATCGCCTTTATATGATGGCATACCTAGACCATGTTCATATTCGTCTAGTACTGTATCCCAATATTCTATTTGTTCTTTAGCAGTTTTCATCCTAATATCCTTTTACGCCATTGTTCTAAGTCTTCGCTGTATGGTAACTCAATATATTCTATTCCGTTTAATTCGCACCATTCTATTTTTTCTCTGTCTCGTTTCTTATGTTGTGCAAAATTCATTGGTGTTTGATGGAAGTGAGGTATAAACTTATAGTGTTGTTCGCCATGAACCTCAATACACTTGCTATTAAGAGGTAGGAAAAAATCTAGATATACTCTCTGACCTTTCTTAATCGGTATTGTAATCTCTTCACATATTTGTAAAGTAGGAAAACATTCTTTAATTAAATCTCTCGCTGCTGTATGATATTTTGACTTACCTGCCCTAGTTGCTCTAGAAAGACCTTGTGCGATGTTCAATTTTATTTGGTTGCCATCTAGATCGTATACAGTTTTACTCATCTACTTCCAATCCTAGCATTGCCTTTAATTCTTTGTCTAATTGTTTGGCATGGTCAGGGTTTTCTAATAGATACAGCCGTACCTTCTCAGCACCTTGAAATTTAGGCTTGTCTTTAATAGACTCAAGCGTGTACCATGCACCACCTTTTTTAATAACACCCAAGTCGCTGCATAATTCGACCAACTCAGACATCTTATCAATTCCTTGTCCATATCTTATAAAACTGATACTCTTTACTCCCGGTGGTCCAAGAGCAGAGGTGATCGTCTTCCAAGTGACTTTCTGGCCGACTTGTGGCCCTGTTGCAGGAATGTGCCATGCTTCTACTTTTTCAGCCCATAGCTTCACATCTGTCTGATATGCTACAGCTTGTCCTGATTTTTCTTTGAACTCTTTTCCATAGCCGGTAGGATTACCCATAAGATGAGTAATACCAATAACAATATTCTTATTGACAGGAATAACATTGGCTACCTTTCTACAAAATTTAGCAAGCAATTTAGCACCGTCAGCCCTTTGCATTTTATTCATCTCAGAAGTTATCTCTGCTTCTGTACAAAGTGCTGAATAAGAATCAATAATTAAAATAGAACCGGGAATCTCATTGATGATACGTTCTGCAATAGCAAGATATTCTTCACCATGTAGAATCTTACCTTGTTGAGAGCCTACAATTTCAAACCTGTCTAAGTCTAGTCCTTCAATCCCTTTTAAATCCCGTTGCTTTAATCTACCTTCTATGTTTAGGTAATACGCCTGTCTTGGTTTCTTTAGGTCTCCCTGATATTCTGGTCTGAGTGCTGTGGAGCAAAAGTCTAGAGACGATGTAGTCTTGCCGCATTTAGGTTGTCCAGTGAAGATGATGAAACTACCTTCTGGTATTCCTCCTCCTAGACCCAAGTCTAAAGCTGGACTAACTGGTATAATAACTTGCTTTTGATCGACGACAGCATTTGCTGACACTACAATTTCATCACCAAATTGTTTTTTAATATCTTCCTTTAATGCCATTTAATCTAACTCCCTAAGTTTACTGATAATGTTGTCTTTAGTCTTATGTTTTGTATAAGTTGGTTTTTCTATTCTCTCTATGTCCTTACGCATCTGTGTGTTCTGTGCTGCAAGTTTAACTTCTTCCTCTTCTATTATAGCCTTGAGGTGTGGTGCTCGCAAGGAAAAAATTCTTAGACCGGCATTAGTATTTAACGCATTAATTATCGCCCTTGGAGAAAACTGCTTACATAACCTATTTGCAGTTGGTATCTGATTCCTGAAGTATTTATTCCACTTGTCACTGAGCCAGAAACGATGGTGTAAATCTTGCTTTTCTTTTTTGGCTTTGCGTTCGCATATCATCTCTGTGATAAACTGAGCCGGTGTTATCTCTTTATTTTGAAAATATTTAGATGGGTATTTCATTATGCTTCGTTCGATTTCTTTTTTTCCAATTCTTTTTCTATATTAACATACGAAGCATCAAGAGATTTGTCAAGTGTTTCTATGAAATCTTTTGACAGATTTACTGGGTCTATTCCGGGCTTGACTACTACATGATAATCTACACTATTAATTTGCTGTATATTTGTTAACTCTGTACACTCATCATTCATGTGGTGTAACTCTGACTTGACATTAATAAAAAGATGTGTAATGCCTTCAGTAACAAATTCAGGATGAGCATCCCCATAATAGTATCCTGCTTCATCTATAGGGTTCTCACTTTGGTTTGTTCGACCGCTTGCTGCCGCTTCCATTTTTTTCTTTAGCCTATGATACTCTTCAATTTCTTCTGGGCTAATAAGTTCTAAAAAACTCTTAACTTCTTCGTCTATCTTTATTTCTTCTTCGTTCTTCATTTCTGTTCTCCAATACTGCTAATATAAATGCTAGAACAACTCCTGCTGTTGCTAGCCAGACAAAAAATCTAATTAAAAATTCTATCGCCGGTACGCCACCCATCATTCTGGCCTAAAAATAAAGCCGGAAGTATCTCTACTCTCTCCGGTTTCTTTAGCCTTTTTGACGGCTTCATCTGCCTGCATAGACGCTGCTTCTGTCATTACAGAAACATTGCTCTTGCCACTTGCAGTATCATGACTCATCAAATCTCTAACACCTGTTACGGGAGCCTGCTTTGTTTTTACAGCAGATTCTTTTTGTGCTGGTTGAGGATGATGCTTTTTGACTACACCTCTAACTTGTGCAGGAGTAAGGCCTAGTTCTTCAGAAACCTGCGAAGTAGTTTTCCCTTCACTGATCAAGTGCAAAACAGCATACGTTTGTGTCTGTGTAATCTTTGCCATTATTCTATCTCTCTTTCTGCGTTAAGTAAAAATGCTTTGTTCCTAGTCTTTAAAAAATCAATATACATTGTGAAGGCTTTAAGATTTACTTCCCTGAATCTGTCATTAGAACGGCACACCCGATCCAAAAAGTCCTCGTCTTCTTTCATTCCATAGATACTTAGAGCATCAAATAGCTTTCCTGTCTGTGCAGTTTTAACCAAATATTTGTTGCTACCGTCTTTCCTGATCATTGTTTTAGCATACACCCTATTGTCGTCCGACTCTCTACGTGGATAGTCGTCCTGATCATTAAAGTCCTGATGACCTGCCATCGTATAAAAAGCCACACCCTTTTCAGTGTTTTCTTTTCTGATAGTTTTCTGTTCTTTGTATACGCTTTTTGGGTTAAATATTGACATATGTTCTCCTAGTCTTTAGTCCATTTAGTTTTAGTTTTGGGTCTTTCTATCCTGCTCATGCCTGCTGGCAACTGTTCATCTAGTACTTTCCTAGCGTCTTCTTTTTGTTTCTGGTCATAATGCTTGGCTTCAATGGATTGCTTTTTGTCTTCGCTAAACCTTCTGCCATTACGCTCTGCTAGATGACCTAATGTAATTTCACTGTCTCCCTTTATTACACTGACTAAAGGCAGATCGTCTTCATATGAACGACACACATGCTTTTTCTTTTTACATTTAGGACAATCTGGTTGACTATCATATTCTGAGATTGATACAGTCAACTCAAAGTAAATGTTGCAATTTTTGTCTTCGCAGCAATATGTATATGTTGGCATCCTATAAGTAACCTTTGAGATAATTGTTCCATTGACTTGGTATCCTATCCTTTATTATATGCAGTTCATGGGTGATTGGCAAGTACCTATTTGATTTTTTTGGACGAACTGGCTTTTTACGCAGTTTTAAGTCTGTTTGATTTAACATTTTATTAGATTTTCTGCGATTGCATTTTATGCAGCAGGTTACGATATTTTCCCAAACAGTAGGAGAACTTGATTCTTCCCATTTGGACTTAGGAATAACATGGTCGTAAGTTAATTGATTTACACTTGGTAAGGCCCCACAGTATTGACAGCTATAATCATCTCTAATAAATATATTTTTTCTAGAAAAAACAACATGGTGAGTATTATATATATTAAAATACTTAGCTGTTTTAATAACAGAAGGGACTTGAACAGTGTTCTTGGTGCCTTGTATAAAATCATCAGTATAATATTCTATAATTTCAATAGAAGGCTTTTCATGCATAGAATACTGATATTCCCAAACGATGGCTTTTCTCCAACTGATAATGCCAATCGGAGAAAAGTCAGCATTTAATATTAAGCACTTTTTATGATCTTCTATTGTTTTCATGATTAGATAGCCTATCTACAATATCAGCGATAATTGGATTTCTAACTATATCTATGTCTTCTAGTCTTTGACATCCTACGCCATAAACATCTTCTAGTATATCAGACAGTGCATAAAAACCACCTTGTTGCTGCCTCATAAGATCAGACTGCTCTACGTCTCCCGTTAAGATCATTTTGCTATCCATGCCAATTCTAGTCAACAGCATTTTAAGTTGGTCGTAGGATGCATTCTGGCACTCGTCAGCTATGATAAAAGCATTGTGGAAGCTACGACCCCTCATTAAAGCTAGAGGTACAACTTCAAGTTTTTTCTTGGCTTTTAGCATACCTATATGAGTAGGCATTAAAAAGTGACTTAGTTCATCAAACAAGGGAAGTAGATAGGGGTGCAGCTTCTCTTCTGCTGTTCCCGGTAAGAAGCCTAGTTTTTCTCCAGCTTCTACTACTGGTCTAGTAATAACTATTCTTTCAACTTTCATATCTAATAGATATTCTAAGGCCATTCCTACTGCAATATGAGTCTTACCAGTACCTGCTGCACCTTGGCAAAAAGTAATAGTATTCTCAGCTACAGAACGAATATAATCTTTCTGATTAATTGTTTTAGGTTTTAACCTGTTTTTAAATCCAACAATAATCTCTTCAGGCTTTTCAAGCCTGTTAGTACCAGTGTTCTTTTTTTTCTTTCGCAAAATAATACCTCTCGGTAAAGGGTTAGAGTTTAAATTAGACAAGCACCTCCTGCACAACTAATTTCCTCTATTCCTGTCGTATTATCCTCTGTTTCTAAGAGTTGTGTATAATCAACTTTAATAAAACTGTCGTAAAGGTCTTTATACCTTTTCCAGTTATATACGTCTTTCATACAGTATGTTAGACGTTTTTCATCGCCGTCAAAATAGCTGGCGGCAAATCTATGCATCTTTACAGCAAAAAGTTTTTTATCATCAGGGTCACTATCAGCTTCTTGCTTCAAAGTAATATAGTCACATGCGGCCCATAAATTTAAATCAAAAGCATTCAGGCCTAATTCGATTAAACCAGAACACCATAAGGCAGCATCGCCATATTCTTTCACAATCTCTCTAGGAGTATAGACTGTAGTAAATGGTGCTTGAGGATAATCCTTGTCACCACTCTGAGGAATCAAACTAATTCCAGCAAAGAACTTTCTATTATTATATATATATTTAGTTACGGATTCCCATTCTTCGGGCTTTACAGTAACAGTGTTGCTGACGTTGTGACTAAGAAAGTCCTGTGTACATAACGATCTATTTTTACCAGATTGTACCCAGTTTCTTTGAGCGTCTTTTACAACACCCAGCATTTCTACAGCAGGTAACTGATTCTTTAGCTTAGAACCGTCAGGAACTTCTATAGGGAATTTTACAACCTCATCTGTATCATTAGCAGACCAAGAAGATTTTTCGCAGGCCTGTGGGTTATAACTCTTAAAGTGTTGAAAAGGGGCTTCCAGAATATTCGCTTGTACATGTCTAATGTATCTCTTAGCATGGTGAGGATGAATACCGGAACTTGTACCAAGCATAGAACTTGAGGTTCCTTCTGGTTTCAAGCAAGTTACTCTAGCTGCCTGATTAATATTAATTATTTTAGCAATCTCTTTGTTTGTATCAACAGCAATCTTAGCACCTTTTTTGAGTACTTTCTCTGTCAATACTAAATCATGTTTTTCCATTATTCCTGTTAAAGAGACACCTAGCAATGCTTCTCTTTCAAAGATAGCATTGGTGACATCACCTAGATATTCTAGGTTTGTAAAGCCTGCTTGCAGAGTTCCAATAATAGCAGCAGCCCGACATCTTTCGTAAAAGTCTTCTTCGTCTACTACAGAAGAGCAATTAATCGTAGAAAGATTACAACCTTGCCAACCAGACTTACCTGTTTTCTCATCTACAGGCCACATGCCTACTTCTACGCATGGGTTAAATGTCATCTCTGTGGAGTCGCTCCAGATAAATCCGGGTTCACCGAACTCTTTGACTGAATCCATCAGATTCTTAAATTGTTCGTATGTAGTCTCGTCTTTCAGAAGTAGAGCGGAGTTGTTACTTCTGGCTCGCTGTGGATTATCTATGTACCAGTTGCCCGTTTTGGCTTTAGCCATTTCTTCATCATCTGCACTAAATAGTGCTAAGGACGCACTTCTGCGAACACCACCAGATAGTACAGCATCGCTTGAGTGCATAATAATATCATAAGCATCAATCGGTCTGAGTTTTTTGGTCTTATTTTCAACGCATTTCTCCAACAGCTCTCTAATTTTTTCTAAGCCATTTTGTAGAGGCTCGAAACCGGGAGCCTTACCTACGCCGGAAGAAAGCACAGCACCTTTCTCACGAATGTTACTGTAATCAAAGACAATGTACTGATCCTTATATTCTTTAAATTTTTCATCTGTAGGCTTAGTAAAGTACGAACTAAGCAACACGCCTAAAGCATCAGACCAGCCTTCGATACTATCTTCTATTTTATACTTTACACCTTTTCGCTTATCTTTTTTAGTTTGTATCAATGAAGGAAGTTTAGCTACGTGATGCTTTTGGACACTAAAGCCCGTTCCGCTACCGCATAATAACAGCCAGAAACATTCTTGAAAGAATCTTGGACGATCACAATAAGAACTGGTACAGTTATAGATTTTGGCATGTCGTTTTAATATAGGGTCTCCACCGAACTGCAATGCTCTTTGACTGCCTAGCACTTTCTTTTTATGCATCATACTATAAGCCCAGTTGATTTGATCTGCTAGGCTTTCTATGCTTCCATATTGAGTATGCATCATTCCTTGTACACGCTCTACTGCTTCTTTCCAAGTCTCTCTTCTGTTTTCTGATTCTACCCAACGTGCGTACTTGCTAACAAAAGTATAGTTCTGTAATTCATTTAACGCCGACATTGCATCTCCTGATCAAAATGAAAGTATAATAAATTATTTGTTTGTCCTTGTGATATCACTTATATACACCGCTTTAACCAAGATATATCTGCTTCTTTATATAAAATTTTCATTCCAGAATTTTTTATAAAAAAATCAAAACGATTTTTGGCTTCTTCGTCAAATAAATGTGTACCATGATTTTTTGCCATAACTACGGTTTCTACGCCTTCTTGCCAAAGGGCCATAATACAGTCGTTACAACATTGTCCGGTCACATAAGCAATTCCTTTATCTGGTCTAATTACACAGTTTGAGAGTGCATTTCTTTCAGCATGAATCATCCACGGATACTTCTCAGGACGAGTAGTAGGCAGAGATGAGTCATCCATTCCTCTAGGGAATCCATTGTATCCTACTCCTATAATTCTATGATCAGCATCTGTAATGACACAACCGTGTTGAGTTTCAGTATCGTGACTCCGTTGAGCCACAACCTGTGCTATTCCTAAAAAATAATCATCCCACTCTGGTCGCATCTTTATTTTACCTATTTTGAAAAGAGTTAGTACCTACCTATTATAGTTAAAATCGTTATGAAGTCAAGAAGGATTATAATTTTTTGAGTAGTCTCCAACAACAAAATCCATATAGTGATAGTAATATATAATGTCTTGCTGTCTCTGAGTTAACGCTATAGATTTTTTAATTAGGCTTTTATTAGTATGCGGAAAGTTGTTAAGTATATCAAACCTTTCTGGACCATCACCGTGATATATGTCTTCATTGTTTAAAAATTCTTCAATGATATTTTCACATTTTATTAGATGTGTATATTGCGGATATACTATGCTGACAGGCATTTGTACTGCTTGCTTAGAGTGTAACATTAACCACTCATCAAATGATATGGCATCATTTTCCATTTGTATATGCCACTTCCATTGACTAATAACTCTATCATATGGGTTTCTAATCGGTAAATATCTTTTCCAGCCTTCTTGCATAACTAGTTCAGGAACCGTGGCTGAATGCGGATTTGTCCATAGTGTAGGCTCCCAGCTATAGTGTGGATTGCTACCCAGAAACCTAGTATAGCAATTCCATTGATTAAAGAAGTCTATTATACTACTAGAATAATTTTTAAAAGGCGTATAAATACAAAATCTCTTCTTACGGTTTACTATCATAAATCACCTATCTGTGGTTCGCTGAAGTTACTTATTATATAGTTTTGATTCTTATTAGTTTTATTAAATTCATTATCCAGTTCTAGGCCAGTAAATTTCTGTACAATAGTTTTTTCATTAAGTTTATGGTCTTTAATTAAAATTACATTTTCTAGTTCTTCTATTGGATGTTCGTATCTAATATTGCCTTCTAATAATATTATCTTGTGATTCATTAATAAAGATTCTAATACTACTACAGGACAAGGGTCACGGTTACTAGTTAACATAAAATAGTCTAATTTTTCTAGTTGTCTATACGGGTTTTCTGTTACAGGCAGGCAGGAAAGATTTGCTTCATTATGCGGAAATTCTCCTCCTATCCAAATGAAATCATATTCGGGATTATTCTTTGCTAGTAAAGCAAATAATCTGGGATTTTTGCGACTACATACAGTACCGCACATTCCTATTTTAATACGTTTGTTTTTTCTTGTTCTTTTTTTAGTTTTTAAAATTTTAGCTTGACGAGTAGGATGTATAAATTCTGGAACCAGTTTACATTTTTCTTTAATCTCTGGTGGTAAATTAAAGTTTTGCATTATTTTATCTGCTACAAAATACGTAGATTTAAACTGTGATATCAGTGTTATAATTTCTTTTCTGTTTGAGCCAAAACATCTGTATAGATCATTATAGGTCTCATGGAGATGTAATATTGTACGACTTAGATATTTTTCAAAAACTTTATAGTCTTTAGTTATCCTAGTCATAGAGTTTGAGTAAATCAATCTGGGTTCATTAGCATCTAATATGTCTTTAAGTATATTGGTATTGCCAAAGTAGTATAGCTTTTGTATAGATTTGTGTAATTTGAAACAGTTTGAGGGGAAAATATCTAACCATACAACTTTCTCTCCTTTATCAACAAGCCAATTAGCTAAATCTTGTAAGTAAAAAGGAGCACCTGTTCTGCTAGTATGGTGATTCACTAGAACAATAGCATCATCGTCAAAAAATATTTCTTGCTCTATTAAAAACTTATTTAGTTCTTGATAAGACATGCCTATATCCCATAATCTACCTTCTCCATAACCATGCTGCATGAAGTGGGAACTAGGACATTTTAGCCTCTTTATCTCCGGGTTAATAAATAAATATATATCAGAATCGAAACTACTAGGTAATTCAAGAAGTGTCTTGTGATACAGATTTTTAGTAGACCTGTTTTCTTTTTGTCCCGACATTAAATAGTGCAGATATAAATCAAATTTATTAAACAGTAGGTTCTCTTGCAGGTCTGGGTTTACGTCTAAATACTCTATATGATTAAAGTCCGGCTCCAGTGTCCTCACAGATTTATAGAGGATGGACTGCTCGTCGATACATTTTTTGAAATGTTTTCGCATGATTTTTTATCTCTTTGTGATATAACGCTAGGCGTTGCCACAGGCCAAATAATATTAAATGCAGGGTCACACCAGCAATGCCCCATATCGTGCTTAGGTTCGTATACAGAATCTTGTTGATGGTAAAGTTTACAACTTTCCTGTACAAAAAACCCATGACCACAATTTGGAGGAATGTAAATACTGTTTAATTTTTCAGAATCAATAGTGGTTCCAAAATATTGATTGTATGTTTCACTCTCTGGTCTTAAGTCTACACATACAATATACACCTTACCGGCAAGACAACTAATTAATTTTCCATAAGGAGTCTGGTGTATTCCAGAAATTGTACCGACTGTAGCTTCTTCATAATTTGTTTGAAATGCAACAAATTGAGGTAGAGCACAACGCTTGTACATTTCTGCAAACACTCCAAGGTGTCTCTGCTTTATCTCTGGATACATTACTACGCAGCCTAAAATAAAAGTGTCTCTAATCTCAATCATTTTAATTTTTCCAGTAAGAATAAATATTTTTATCTATTTCATAAAAAGGCCAAATGAACCTTTCACGTTTAGGTTGCTTTTTAGCCCAATCCCACATATCAACTAGACCTTCTTTTAGATCGGTCTTGTGTTCAAAATCTAATAAGTCTATAGATTTTTGGTAAGTAGCGAAAGCATGTTTTACTTCGTGTCTACTCTCTAAATGTTTTTTAGAACCATCTCCTATGATATTTAACAAAGTGTCACAGGCGAAATTTATAGAAAATTCTTTCATTCCTCCTAGATTAATAATTTGCTTAGATGCTCTGGAGTCAACCGCTGATTTAAATAGTGGTTCTACGCTGTCATTAATATGGCTGAATGCTCTTGTCTGATGACCATCTCCAAATATAGTCATAGGTTCATTGTTTAATGCCTGATACATCCATATTCCTAATACGTTTCTGTATTTATCCCAAATGTTCTGTTTGCGACCATAAACATTATGGGGTCTAATAACACACCAATCTAAACCGTGTTGCTCTCCTGCTATGCGTATATCGCACTCAGCAGCATATTTAGCGACTCCATATGGATCAATAGGCATAGGCTGCATATCTTCATCGAATGGTGCTTCTAAGTTACCATATGTAGCCATAGTAGAAGTAAATACAAGTCTCTCTACTCCATTCATGATACAGCAGTTGACCACATTTGCGGTTGCCTTGAGATTATTTTCATAATTAAAACATCTAATAAAAGGACTCAATCCTTCCGCTGCATAAGCGGCTAGATGAAATACATAATCCGGTTTAATTCTAGCAAAATAGTTCTTAAAGTCAGAGTGGTTGCAACTAATTTTATTATGGTTTACGCGAGGGTCTATATTGTTTTCATATCCTCCACTCATATCATCAGCACCATAGACTATCCAATCTGTACTATCTAATATATAGTCTGCTAAGTTAGAGCCTAGAAGTCCAGCATTACCAGTTATTAAGCATTTTGTCATTGTTGCCTCTATATCATTTTAGAATTATTTATTGGGTTGTGCTTCGGTTGATTTTGCCATTTAGTAGCAAAAAACTTTTTACATTCTGCCTCTATCGACTGCTCTTTAACTTTAGCTTCTGTACTCTTTCTGCTTACTGAAACGAAATGATAAAAGGCACATTCATAAGTTCTTAGCATTTTCCATCCGTTGAGTTCACACTTTAAGAAAAAATCCCAATCAGTGTATGAACCTGTTAAGGTAGGATATTCTATATCAAAACCTCCACAAGACATATAATTCAACCTACTCATATATATGGGATAGGTAGAGCCTGTGTCTTCAATCAGGTCTTTCCTTTGGGACTTTTCAAACTTCCAAAAACCTTCTAGGTCAAATTTTGCTGGGTCTTTACCACAGTCCTTAATAATAAACTGACTAAACATACTGTTGTAAGGTTCAATCTGGTTAGGTGCTATGACTGAATTTGTGACATCTAGCTTTCCCAAAATAGTGTCCCATTCCTTGGGGAAAACATTGTCATCATTTGTAATAAGCACACGCTTATTTTTAGCTAAAGACACTCCAAGGTTTTGTGCTCTGGTCATTCCAACATTGTTAGGTAGGACGACAGGGTGTATTTGGCTGTAGTATTTACTGAGAACATCTGTATTGACCTCAAGGGTTCCATCAACAACAACTAATATCTCGTTGAGTTTTTCCTGTCCTTCAATAACAGACCGTAAACATAAGTCTAATGCTTGAGGAGTCTTAAATGTTGGTATAATTACACTAATCATATTGTCTGTAGTATTCTCCTGTGTCAATAGTTTTCTTAGAGACACTAAACTTCATTGACATACTGTCTGTGAAAGGTACGCAAAAAACAGATTCATTTTTAGTGTACCAGCCATATTCGCATTCTGTAGGCTCCCCTATTATAAATACAGGCTTAGAGTCTACCACTATTGCACCCAGATATAAAGGCCTAACACAAACCTGTACAAAGTTGTCAAATAGTTCTATAAAATCTTCTGTGTCTGCCCAGTTGTTCAGAGATTCCTCCGACTTATATTCTGAGGATTCTTTACAAAAGGGGAACATATGTATTATGTAGCGTAACTTATCCATTATCTTTTAATGCTTTCATATAATTCGTTTTGTTGGCGTTGCTTATTAATCTCTTTACTATGTATTAATGCACATTGTGGATTTTGCGGAAACCCTCCCATTTCTTTGTATCCTACAATTTGTTCGTGGACGTTACCTTCCCATCTAATGTTGCCGTTATTTTTAAATATTCTTGGCTGATAGTCAGGCCAGTTAATCCATCCGTTTTCATTGATGTTCCAGCTATATTTCTTAACGTCTTCTTCTGTGTGGCCTTCTACTGTATTGATACGAGGAACATATAACATGTCAACTTCTTCTGTTAGTTGACTTTTCCATATTTCGATTGTTTCCACAGAAGCGTATTCGTCTGCATCGAAATTTATAATCCAATCTTTATTAGCTAATCCATTGGTAAAATTTTTCATTTCAGCAAACCTTTTATCAAAATGATACCTCATGTATGTATCTGCTACTTGCTGTGAGTATTGACGGATATCTACATCTAAGTTTGTCTGTTTTTCTTTTTCTTCTCTAAAAGTATGCACGATAATTATTTCATCATTATGTGACCTAACCTGTTTGAGAAGTGGAAGGAGAGTCTTTAGTTCTTTTAACTCGTTATAAACTGTTACAGTGTACGATATGCTCATTGATTCCTCTTATGGTTTACGGTAGCTAATCTTGGGTCTGGCGTTAAAGCCCCTGACTTTTTAGCCCCTTTAATTGAGATGCCACTTTCCTGCTGCTCCCAGATAAGACCAGAACTTTTTTTAATAATTCTAGGCTGATTATCAGGCCAGTTGATCCACCCCTTTTCATTAAGTCTTAATCCGTATCGTTCTTCTTTTTCTTTTTGACTAATTGTATCATCAATATTTACTCTGGGAGTCCAAAATATATCGTATTCGGGCTCATTCTTGATTACATTGTTCCATAGGGCAAGTGTCTGTGCAGTTAAAAATTCATTGGCATCTAACAAGAAAACATAATCTTTAGTAGCTAAGTCACAAACATAGTTTTTTAAGTGAGTTATATCATTTTTATTTTTATAGTTACAATATGTGTCAAAATTATCCATCAGATATTCTTTGATCTCTACATGGACAGAATCATTCATTTCGTGGTCTTCACGGTAAAGATGCACAGCTATAGTCTCATCTTGAACCTTTTTGCAGACTTCTAAAGTATAGTGAAGTCTTTTGACATCATTCAACTCATCTTGTACAACTACAGTATATGATATGGACATTGGCTTATTTCCTTGATAGTAGATATACTTATAATAGGCTTATTCTGCTGTTTGTCAAGTATTTTAAGGCTCAGGAAAAGGTGGTAAATCAGGGCTATAATAACCTGAAATTACAGACCCCGGGTTGCCTTCACCGGGAAGTTCACCGTACCATTCATCTACCTCTATAATACAGTCAGTGACAACGATAGTATCATAAGCATATACCTTGTTGATTTTACCGTTTGCTCTTAGAAATGTCCCATCAGCTTTTTCATACAGTGTTCCTATTCGGAAAGCATCCTGATCTCTGATATCACAGTTGCCGATAAAGGTGCCAAAATTTACCGTATTATTACTGAAAAGTTCACACTTACCACGAAAAGTTCCTATGTTAATACTGGAGAATATAGTATATAATGTGTTATCTAAATATAAATTTAAAGAATCAGCCTTAATATTGGAGTACCTAGCGGTAATAGTGCCTCCCACAATAAGATCATTATTAGCGTTTTCTACATTTAAAGTTGAGCTCACTAAGTTACATCCATTATAAATCAGGCCTCCTAGGCCTCCTACAGTAATTGTACTGTCGTGACATTCTATGTTTTGACAAACAAGTTCACCACAAGACAATGCTGATATTTCGTTCATAACGATGTCATCATCCACATAAATAGTTTGAGGTGCGGAGACTTTGGTATCATACAATTCAAGACTTGGGAAAACTAGATATCCTGCACCTCCTGCTGGTAGATCATAAGCCTTTATGTTGCTGTGGCTATACACGCAGTTTGTACTCATGCTGTCGTAATCAAACACTGGCTCCTGTAGATCAGGCCTTTTTACGGGTGGTGCAGACAACTTGGGCCGGTCCTGAGTACCGACCTTGTCATAGGAAACTAAATCCATTTTATAAACTTCAAGGTCTTGAAATGTAAGCCTGTACGCTAGCGGTTGTACAAAGTATGCGTGATACCATTGTTCTTCAGCAGTCAAGGTGTTATTAATAAATCTAATTTTTTGGTTCATTACTGTTTGCTCTACAGGAATACCATCTTCTCTATTTGGTATTTTACTTCTGTCTTGACCATCAATTATTAAATAGCATCCATAGTTTCGTGATTCCATAGGGTTTTCAAAGCTAGCAAAAAAAGCGGCATCCTCTTCTTCTACTGGAGGTGGAGAATCCAAGTTGATTGCAAAAAAGTTCATATTATTACAAAGTATAGTCCCTCCATTCACCCAAGAACATATATATGCTTCTCCTTTAGGTAGACCATAAAAACTTATTTCGCATTCATCTAGGATGTTAGTGTAAGATATGTTGTTATTTATGGCGTTCACAGCGTCCCAATATTCATAAGACTTGCTGTCTTCATAGTCTGATGCAGGTTCCCACTCACTACTTGTCTGTACTTCTCCTAAAGTCTCTGGGTCTGAAATACCAAACAACGTACTTGCTTGTGCCTCTGTTCTTAATTCTTTAGGAGTGTCTGATTCTTCTCCGTTTTCATCTTCTTCATAAACACATGATGGTACTGGAAACAACTTTTCCATAAAAGTTACACATGCTTGACTATTAGAAAGCCTATATTTGTCTGTAAACGTAACAGACCCTCCTTGTATAAAACACCTATTTAAGTCTACAAGATCAAACTCTGATTTTACAGGAAGTGAGAAAGTGCAGTCCTGATCTACCAAGTCTGTAACTGTGGTAAAATTTTCTACTTCAAATCTATCCATTAAAAACACCCTTTTCCTTCTAAGTGAATTATGTGATATCCCGGTGGTTTTGCCACATTAACTTTAAGATAACCTAGATATGGTTCCCATTGTATATTTATGGTCGCGTTGTTCTCCGAGTCCAGACAGTTTATTGGTATGGCAGATGTCTCTATGTCTTGATGTGCCGTTGCATGTTTATGTGCTCTTTTCTTAAATGCTCTGTCCTTGTACATATTACCTTCAAGACGATCTAGTTCTCCTTCATTATTAAAGGCTTTACCCCAACCCCATATAAATTCTAAATCTAAAGGTAGATAGCAGTCTCCTTCAAAGTCCTCGGCCTCACATTCATCGTCTCGTTCATGAGAAGGTATTTTGCAATAAGCCTTACTCTCTGAAAGCAAATCTGCTGTAACATGAGTAGGGATATTTTGAGAATAGTGCAACAAATCATCTCCCTTGTTACTTTGGGTGAAACGAGGATTAAGAGAGAGAGCAAATAACATACCGAAAGCACTTTGTCTTTCAGCACAAAAGTAAGGTAGACAGTTGGGATAAATAGGAACTCCTTGACATCCCTCATACTCTAGTATAACAAAAGGATCAGTACAGTCTATTCCTTCGTTGGCTGGGCAAACAGTTTGCCTACAGGCATAATAGTCGCTACCATTCATGTATCTAATCATGTCTTTCAAAACGGTTTCGGTAACTAAAAACGAACCGTCTGGTAATGGCCCCCAGTTTGGTTCACCTCCAGTAATCCAATTTCCTAATGGACATTGTAGAACATACACACATTCGTCAAACTCTAGTCTTCTATCGTCATAGCCTATAATGCTATACATGGTATACCATATTCTATCTGGATATGCTAAACCTTGACTATCTCTTCTATTGGGAAAACCTACGTTAGTAAACAAAGCTACGCCTTCTCCGTTCCAGAGTAGTTGCTTTATTGTTCTAAGATATGCTTCGTAGTCACTGGATGAACTTGGCATTCCTGCTTTGCCGTTTACGCTTACATCTAGCATAAGAGGTACTGTAGCCCTTATTCTTTCTATCTTTTCTTCTTGTTTTAAGTTGGGACTATCAGGATCAGTAGTCTTTGGCTTCATTGTTTGATAGTTCCAGCCGTTGCGTTCCTGTAGCCATTCAAAGAATAGGCCTTTATCAATAGTGTTTAATCTATCTGCTTGATTGTTTCTGAGGTTGCATATACCTGAATATTCTCTTCTTTCTAAAACTCCTATGTGATACATTTTTTCATCTTGTCTACCTGATAATAAGTCTCCTCTCTGCGAACCGTCTTGAGAAGGAACCCAGTATGCGAACTGTATATATCTACCCTCAAATGTAGCAGTTCTATCAAACCCACAACACTCACTATAGTATTCTGGAGTTCCGGGTTTACAGCAAGGGTCATTTTCAGGAGGTGGGTCTATTGGTGGGCAGCAGCCACACGATCTACACTTTGGCTGGTCTTCACCAGCACATGTTACGCATGAATGTGCGGCTCCCGGCACACCTTGGGCTCCGGGCCAACAACTCATTACTCCTACTGTAGGAGACCTTACTTCAAGTACGTCTTGTGGTTCTAGAGTTTGTCCTACTTCTTCTGCTGATATTAAATCTGGCCCCATCATCAACATATTGTCTGGTATGCTGTTCCATCCCCAGTATGTCATGTATTCAGTAGCCATTCTGTGAAAACTTTTTGAGAAATTGTTATCTCCTACATAGTGACAAGCCCTCATAGTGTCCGCAGAGTTCCTGAAAGCATGTGCTACTGCGGCTTGTGGGATTGAGCAACATTCTTTATAAGCCCCGCCATCTAATTGTTCTAAAAATTTAAATGGCAATACTAATTGGTATTCATGGTCATTATTAGTTGCACTGTATAGTGTAGAATCTGCTGCGGCACTAAAGCAAGGATATTTTAAAATAGATACTGCATCAACAATTCTAGCTAGCCAGTAAGCAGCAGAAACTCCCTGTGGATAAGTACCGAATACTTCAGAGTTGCTGTTGTCTGCAAAGTAATCAATTTTTCTAGGCGATGTTGGGCTAGGATCACAAGGGTTTCTTGTAAGTGCCTCATATAGTTCATCTGGAGTCATTCGTAACCTTTGTTATTGTGTTCTCAGAAGTCTTTTTGTATATCTCTTTTTTTCTAGGTCTTTTATGTTTCCATATGATAGCCAACTGATCCAAATTTTCTTCTACTATATTGCCACAGATTGAACTGTCGCTATGACAATAAACTTCATTATTTTTAGTAACCACTATTTGTTTAGGAGAATTAATTCCGTTCACGGTAATAGTAGACATAGTTATAGGATATAGGTTTCCTAAATAGCCAAAAATTCTTTCTAAAGCATGAATATAAGTTGCTACACAAAGACCATGAACATCCTGATCTTTGACTGTTCGACCAAGCTCTTTATTATCTATCATAAGCCCTTCTATATAATCTACAACCTCTTTATTAAAATATTTTAAATATGTTTCAGAACAGCCTGCAAACATAGTGCCTCCAACAAAATGACTATAATTATCGAAAGGTATGCCTAGTTCATCCATGAGGAAGTGTATATAGGGTTTGTGGCATCTATCGTGGTTCATCAGCATGGAAAGAGGGCCTATACTATCTATAAAAGGATTATCCAACAATAGACAGTTTTGTCTTAGTATTTTTGGACTACCTAATAGTTCATATACTAATATTTCTTTCCAGTGGCAGAATCTATGGAGTAGGCTTTTTTTACTATGTATTTTAAAGAAATACTTATAATGCGATGCATATTTTACTAGACTTCTTAGAAAGGGCAATATGTCTCCACCGACATTATCTACGTAATCAATCTGAGGATTCAAGTCACTTAACATGGTTACTGTAACATCACAGTCTACTGAATCAGGCAGTGTGATATATATATCTACCATGTCTTTAATAGGGAAGAGGTAGTCGTAAAAATATTTTGCTTGATCTTGATGATACAGATGTAAAAATACTGCTGTTTTATTTCTCATTTAATTTATTATACAGTACTAACGCTAGTACACTACCTGCTACACCAGCAAAAATACCTGCTGGTTCTATGACAGAATATGATCCTAGCATATATAATCCTGCTCCTCCCATATATGATCCTATGACTCCTAAAGCTACAGTTTTAATAAATCCAAAGTTTTCTTCGCCGGGAACTATAGTTTTAGCTATTGATCCTACAAAAATACCGTATACCGCCCATATAAATAAACTAAACATTTGAGGCCTCCAGTAAAGCAATAAGGTCTTCCTCTTTCATAGTTGCTGCTTCATCCAATATAGCATTAACTAGAGAAGCTGAATTTTTTTTATAATCTTCAGGCTTGAGTTCTCTCCTTAGTACTCGTTTAATTTTCATCTTTGTAAACCAGCCTCGTCTCACACTAAAGTTTCTGACACGATTGGCATAAAACATTTTATCTTTATCTTTATTGCACTCTTGTATAATTCTAATAAGAGTAAGCATCACGCTAATAACCATGATTACAGCTATTACGCTACCATGTTCATCAGACTCTACATTATCATCGGATTGATAGTTCGCCTTTTCTAAAACACGGGCAGCGATTTCTTTAAGTTTTTCTTGATTTTCCATTATGTTCTCTATACTGGGTTTAAGGTTCACAATACTGACAGTTAATTTTTGCAATTCCATCACCGCTCCAGTACCAGCCTTTGCCCTCACAAACGGGACAATCTTTTCTTTTGTATTTTTCAGCTATCTCTATTGATTGAGAAGCCTTTATAACGGCACCTACTAATGTAGTAACCGCAGTTGTGCTGTATTTGGGTAGTGTAGATACTGCAACCATAGAAGCAAGTACACCGCATAAAATAACTCTACTCATTTGTTCATCCTATCTTTCTTGTTAAATAAAATAACGCCACTCCCTGAACTTTGTATCAGTTTTGATAATGTCGGGAGGTATGATCCACCTTAATATAAGGACAAAATTATTTGTGAACCAGACTGTTTAGTGACGTTATTCTTTCTTAAAAATATTTTTTAGTTTGTCTATAATTGGTCTTTTTTTCTCAGGTTTTGTTATGTCGTCATTAGGCTGAAACATTTTTAGCAAAGCCAATATAAAGTCGCCAATAATTTTAATTAATCTATTCATAGCAATTTTATCTATGATACTCATTAGGTCACCTTTGTATAAGTTACGGAACTTCCTGTTAAAAGAGCAATGCTGTCATTTCCAACAAAATTATGATTTGTAACTATCTCTAGTTGTAGAGTTAAGTCTCCACCAGAATCATTCTTTACATAGAACTGTTGTTGTGAAGTGACTGTGCATGGTACATTAAATATAGAAGACGGATTATTTCCAAAACTAACCCAAGTACCAGTATTTGCAATTTGCTGAGTAGCGTCCTGATGGAGTTCTAGGTGCTCTTTTGATATTGCTTCATAATGCACCCAGTTTCCTCTTGTAATAAATTGGTCACTATCAAGTCCTCCACTTATAGCAGATTGTTGAGTACTAGTCAAACCGTTTCCTATATTAAAAACAAAATGAGTGCTTACCATATACTGAGTACCATCAGCAATGGTTTGTGCTAATTCTAGTGGCGTAATAATGGTATTCTGTGCAAGAGAGTAGTTTTGTGTGGCTACCTTGATAGGAAATATGTCTTGACCAATGGTGTCCGTAGCAGCAGATATAGTTACTGTCTCAGGACTGTCTGCATCTGGTGCAGCATTTGTTGTCAAAGTTACACCGTCTCCTTGTACCAGTAAGTCACTTGGTTTGACTGACTGTGCAACAAAACGATTGACATCAACCTTCATAGTTTCTGGTACATCACTAACTCCTGTTACTACACAGAGCAAGTCATCTGTAGCTATAGTAGGTGCTTCAGGCAATTCTGTAATCTTAGCGTCTGCCATAATTTATCCCTTTATAGATATGTGTCAAAACCGTAATCTGGTAATTCTTGTGGTGGAAAGCCGTTAAAGGAACTGAAAGCATAAGCACCATTACCTCTAAGCATTCCTGCTGCAATGTCAGCATGTATCAGGAATGAACCGTCTGGTATCGGACCCCATTCAGGATGACCTCCGCTGTTAAATTTCCCCCAACTATTTTGTACAAGAAATGCTGGCTCGTTACCTGTGTCGTCACAAGCCGTCCATGCCATTGCGTGATTCCAGCCTCCACTTTTTCGGGCGAACCCCTTGCTATCTCTTTTGTTAGAAAATCCATAGCCACTACACACACTTAAACCATACCCATTGGCTAGTGCATCTCTTGCCTCTTCTACAGTTTTAACAAGTGAGACTGTTTTAATTTTGTGTTTTTCTGCTTCGTCAATTACTTTATCTGGAAGGCCTCTGCTTCCCCATCTTGCTCCCATGCTTCCATTGTATTTACTAAAGTCAGCAACACCGGGATAGTTTTTACGAACAAGAACACCACCGCTTTGACTGACAAATGTTGCAGCACGACTACAACTCATACCTTGTCCACCATGACCTCTGCATCCATATATTGCTTCCGTCGCTCCTCTAGCAACCCAGCTTTCGGGTTCTCCTTCTACATGCATTTCAACTGCTCTGGTTACATCAACAGCATTCCTAGTAGAATGTGAGACACAATCTCCAGTGGTTTGCCTTTCGATATAGCAGTTCTTATCAAAACTTAGAGCAGAACGAAACGGAGTAGATAACTTCCCTTTCCCACTATTCTTAATTTTTTTTGCACCATCTTTAAAATATGCATACTTAGAACTTTCTATGAGTTCTTCAAACACATGATTCTCCCAAAGTGTTCCGGGCATACCTTCACGATACAATCTATAAAGATCATCAGGGGTTAACCTTGGCATTACTTGCTCCCTTCATAAAAAGCCCATGACAATGCATTAAAGGCTTCGACACTTTTGGCTCTGAGGTCATCATCCAGTACTACTTCATCTTTGCCTATGCTTGACGCAACAAGATCACCGGCAGCTTCTGCAAGACCATCGTACTTGCCTTCAATATCAAGTTTAAGCATTTTGCCTGCAAGGACATTAGCCTCTCTGATACTAGCAGTATCTTTAATGACTCCTTCTTTACCGTCTAAGCTAATAAGAACTCCCATGTCTTTGTATAAAGAAGAAAGTTTGAGACAGTCTTCTCTTTTACCAGAAGCATTTGACTCACGCAACAAATCTACAATAACAGTACCTTTTTCAAGAAGCACTTCATCTTCTGGTGCGTCAACTGTTGGTACAGTAACTACTATATCCGGTCTTCCTATGCTAGGAATTAGACTACCAAGATCAGGCTGAAAGAGTCCGAACAAAATTAATATGGCTCCTATTGCTAGTGCAACTTTTTCTTTCATTGTATTCTCCTAGTGTAATGTACTGACTGAGGCTGTTGTTACTGGCGAAGGGGTTTCTTCGTCACATACTGTTGGGCTTAGGTAAGGAAACATTTGATCTGCAACCTCTACGGCTTTATCGCAACCGCTTTGAACTGCAAGGTCTCTTGTTTGTTTCCAAGACACAACTAGATCAAAGAAAATATCTTCGTCATTTCCTGATACTTCTTTGCGACTAGGAACGGGTCTGACTACTACAGTCTTGTCCCCTACTTTGCCAAGTAGCTGTTTAACCTGATCTACAAATTGTAAAACAAGTTTTTGTACTGGACTAAGTTTGTCTTTAAATAAAACCCAAAGGACAATACCTATTCCTGCGTATAAAGCCAAGTCTGTTGGCCCTACGCTACTGCTAAACTCATTGAATGTCTGAGTGTAATCCATTTTTGACCGCCTCTCTTATTTAACGTATGATACTTCTAGTGTTTCGGGACTGTATGGGTTTGAGTCTACTTTATTTTTTAGGAAGACTCCGATTTCTCTGAATGTAGTTACAATGGCATCAATGCCAGCACTGGCAAGACCCATTACAAACTTTTTGACGTAAGAATGAAATAATGGTTCAAACACGTTAGGAATAAAAGGCAGATCGACAGCCTTGAAAACACTATCATAAAATCCTGATAGTAGATTCATAGCCAGTTCTTTCTTTTCTGTACTAGACAAGTCTGTTCCTATTTTTTCGATTAACATTACTAACTCACCGATAACAACCTGCATGACTTTCCATGCTTCTTTAATTGCTAATCTTTTTACTTCTCCGAGGCTTGCGAGTACGTCCTCTTTTACCTTGTCGAACTCTACGCCTATCTGATCTTTCGTTGCTTCGCTCATTGGTATCTTCCTTTATGGGTTGTTGTTCAGGTTCTGGTTCTGGTTCATTCAATGGTTCTGGAGGTGTAGGCTCCGCTACAGGCTCAGGTTTTCTAGTCTTTAAATATCTTGATAAAATTCCAAATTGTCCGGCTATAAGTATAATAGATTCAACTGCGTGGGTGACAACACTGGTTAGTTCGTCTTTCTGATCAATGTCTCCTATAATCCCTGCTAGGAAAAGTCCGCTAAAAATGAAACTGACTAATGTGAACCAAAATTCACTTGTTTTATATCCGGGTTTTTGCATAATGTCACCTACTTATATTTACACCTAAAAGTCAGAAGAAAATCTAAAATCTTGATAAAATGGCTATTTTAGTATGTTTCTAGCCTTTTGTGGTTTGTGGGGCTGGCTACTTGATACAAAGTGCTGTTTTTATTGTACATTACCTGTCTAGCAACACTACTGTTCCAACTGGTACTGATATCCCAGTTTGTGTCTTTATAAAGTGTTGGTCTCACATTCCATATATATGAAGTCAAAGTTTGAGAACCTGATCCATGATTAGCATACATTTGAAAAGCAAATCCTCCCCAGTATAAATCATTGTTTTTTACATAATTAGCGTCTGATGCTTTTATCTGATAGCATGTCCAGTAGTTTGTGCTTTGACTGCTTCCAGCGGTTCCTATAGTAAGACCAAAAACCTTTTGATTGGCTTCTATCCTGTAAGTTCTTCCACTAGCATTTGCATAAAGCAAAATACACCTCTGAGGATAAGATGATTTGCTTGCACTGTGAGCACCACTAGAAGAATAATTCCAGCATAAACCATTAACATTAGAAGGCCAACAACCGTCAGACGATGTACCAGTACTTGTACTACTTAGCATATTAAAACTATATGTGCAAGCAACAATGTATGTACTGCTATATTTTCCTGACCTGCCAGAATACAGCCCATTGCCTCTGCTGTTGGCGTAAGGATTTCCACTGAAGCCGATATCATCACCTGCTCTACCATCAGTAGTAATGTTATTGCCATTTCTTATGCTGTAACTGGCGTTTTTAGGAGCACTATGAAGTGTAGTGTCACTGTATGCGATATTATCATGACCTAAGTTAGCCAAATCAGTTGTTTGTGAACTGCCAGCATAGTTAGGTGGGATAGTTATTAATTTCTTTGCCATTATGGAACCCAGTATAAGGTGCTGCCACTTTTGTAAAAACTGCCAGAAGTACTACTTGTACTACTTTTAACTACTTGATCACCCGGACTGAAACTTGAACCAGCCGATGGAGTTTTCCATGCAGGTGCTCCCGTTGTTCCATTGCTTGTTAAAACTTGTCCAGAGGAGCCGCTCGATCCACTAATTTGAAGGCGACCCGTCATATTCATTGATACGCTATTCGTAAATTTTGTTGTACTACTAAATGTCTTTTCGCCAGCAACAGTCTCGTCCCCGGTAAGGCCAACGTAATTAGTTGAGGCATTTGCATTTATAAGAGATATCACAGAAACTTTGGTTTGTATAGATGAACTATCGTCTGTTCTACCTAAGTATTGGATAAAACTATTATTGTTTGAACCACCGTTGTAATGATAGTCTTTAAAAATAATCTGATTTTCACCATCCGCAGTCTTACCCCTAAGTATAAATGAGTTAAAGTTGTTTGAACGCTGGGTACGGTCCACTGTAGTATTAAAATAACCTGCGTCTTTAATATTATATCCACGACAATCTATCTCAGGAATTACATCAACACCATTATAATCTGTACCTTGATACAGTTTAAACTGAGAGTTCATCTGAACAACGGTATTACCCCATTTCATCCTAACGCCATTGGAGGTATCATTTGTGCCGTATGCTAGTGTTCCATTTGCACCGAACTCAGCAGTAATTCTACGATCACCGTTTATAATAATATGATCTTGAAATGTATTCTTTGCAGTAAATGTATTAGCACTACCCCTTAAAGCACAGAGATCAAACAGTTGATCTACATACGCTATATCTGCTTTATCACTAACGTCTACATCAGGAAAAACAAGACAGTCATATACGTCTCCGTCGTCTACTGTACCATTGCTTATAGCACTTTGCATAGTTACATCTAACTTCACCCCACTGGCTAATTGATTGACTGTTTCTATCTGAAATCTGACAGAAACATCCTCATCGTTTTCTTCTCTAAAATTAAATGTGTCACCAGAGGCAAGAGAAACAAAGTTGTGTAATAGTCCGTTTTTATCTACAAAACTAAGAAAGATTTCGTTGATTGTTACAGGGTTGTTTGTAACAGTACCATTAAAACCTACATAACATGCAGAAGGTGCAGGTGCATCACCATATACTTCACTGCCTTGAGGCGATCTAATAATATATTCAATATCAAAAGTTGATCTAGCCTCTAAGCCTGATACTTTAATATCTAGTATCTCAATGTCTTCTTCAACCTCATCCATTCTGTCGTCTAGGTCGGCAATACCTGTCGCATTAGCATCTACACGACCATCTAGAGTAGTAAGGTCTGACTGTAGTGCAAGTCCTGTGGCAGATATTTCATAGACTCTTTCGCCAGAGAAATAAGTCATCTCTATACCAAAGCCCGGATCGAGAAACTCATCAAGTTTAGCAATTAAAGAATCGTCTGGATAAATAGCATTTGCATAGGGTAGTGCGTCCCAAACTAAAGCACCATCGCCTATTTTAAAAGTGTTATAAGTAGTATCTAAACCGAGTTCACCGGAATACAAAACGGGATTCTCTAAAGACCAGTTGGCTTCTGTGTCTCTACGTAGTTGCATTTTATAATATTTTGTTGAGTCGAGGCCCATTGTTATTCTCCAAGAAGTTTAGATTAAGGAATTGGTGTGCCGGGAATAGTGTCCGAAAACCCTCCATCAACTAAGTAACCTTCTGAAGAACCACCACCGCCACCACCATTACATGGTTCGCAGTTGTCAAAACGATTGCCTAATGTTTCATCAAATACTCCGCTGCCACCAGTAGGTGAAATAACTTCTGCATTAGGATTGTCTAAAGTGCTACCATAAGGATTACAGCAACAGTCGGCTAAATCTAATTCAGGATGGTAGTTACAACCTCCACAATAATAACTTGTATAGCCTGTAACTTTTGTACTCATGGCTCCACAACCATTGAGTACTGGATTCCCTGATATTGCTGGGTGGATGACTGCCATTTTAAAACCTCATTTATTGTTTGGGTAAGTGATCGATTCTCTCTTCTAGATTAGTTAAAGTATTGCCAAGAGTTGCAATTTGAATTTTTAATTCGTTCATTACTTCTGCATTTCTCCAAAGTGCTTTAGAGAACTGCTCTTGCATATCTTTATTCTCTTCTAGTCTTTGCATTATTAATGATCTATCTCTAGTATACTGACTTTGATTTTCTATAATATTAGCTACTTCTTGTTTAGTAACCATATGACGAATGAAAGTTGCCCAGAAACCAAGAAGAGTGATAATTATGCCCACTGAAGTTGATGCTACATGAGCCCAAAAATTTGTCGCTTCCATATTGTTTACCTCGTTTGCAAAAAAAAGAAAACTAGTCAAAAAAAAGCCAGTGAAGCGAACTTCACCGGCTCCTATATTAAATACACAATTTAGAATGAAAAGTGCAGATTACCATACGGTTTTTGCATCATAGCATTCTGAAACTGGTAGTTTACCACCGGGGCCAAGATAGACCAACTTACCGGGACAGGCCTGCGTAGGCTGGGCTGCAACGTCCGTTGAAGTGGCACTAGAGCCATCAACTGGCGACCAGAATGGATCGTCAGAGACAGTGACCGCTGGATCAAACTCGCCTAGATAGGCATTCCACTGACCAGCACGAATTGCTGTTGCAATTTGATAAGTGTAAGTTTTCTCACGCTTTGCTGGGTTACGAATCCATGATGGATCGTCATTGATGTGTGTCAAGAAATCATTGGCTACACCACCGATTGTGTCACTGACGCGAGCAGCAACCATCTTGTAGACACGACCTTCTGATTTGCCTTGACCCATATTGTAAGCAAATTCACCTGCTGAAACTGCCTTATCAGCATTCTCACCTTCTACAACAGTCGAAGCAAAAACTCCGTTTTGTAGAGGACGCAAAGCTGAATTGACATTATCCAGAAGATAAACTTTTTCATTCAAAGGATTACCAAGATCAACAGCAGAACCGTGATTGTTCTGTACTGCTTCGCTTGATACTGCCTTTTCTGTAGTAACTATCATAATTTTCTCCATGAAGTTAGGGAACTGTATATACAATCATTGTATACACCTACAAAGGAGAAAATAAGCAAATTAAAATACGGCTATTTTGAGGATGAGGTGGATAGAAAATTAACTATTTTTTCAAGAGAGTGCGGATTTGTACACTTATAACCTTTAATCTTATCTTTATTATTGAAAAGTATCTCTAGCTGCCTGTCTGTCCATGCTGGGCCACCAGCCATAATATCAATATTAGCCACTTTTTGATTGGTCAATATACAAGCAAGCATGTGATCTGCTATACAGTCTAGAAGATGGGACGTTGACACATAAATAGTTTCTATATTAAATCCAGCTAGTATTTGAGCACACTTGTACATAAGTTCTGCACTCATAATTCTGTACTCTAATATATAGCGACACTCTACCGCATTTTGATTACATATATTTCTACAGGCGTTTATATCCTGTCTAAACTTATCGTATTTCCTGTTGCCACACATAGTTAAAGGTGCTACAACTTCTATGATATCGCAACCGTTATTAATACATGTTTCTACTTCGTTGACACGAGAATCAGTGCTAGACAAACCGAAAGGATAATCTATTACTGTACTAAGTTTAGTACTATCAGGTATTAGATTTTTTACTCCCTTGATGTAATAAGGAAGCACTGATATTACATCTGGCTTTAAATGTTTTATATTTGCTATGTCTGCTTTAATTTCAGAGTCATTAGACCCTAAATCATAATTAGCGTATTCTATTTCACACATTTTATTATCTCTTTTTTTTAGATTTACTAAGAGCAGATTTTATTGTGTCTATGTTAGGAAACTGTCTACTACCAAGTACACCATCTGCGAATCCATAGTCAACACTTTCTTCTGGGTCTAAAATCCAATCGCTCTTGCTATCTAATTGAGAAACAATGTGCCTTTTGACCATCATTTTTTTCCATTTTTTTGATTCTGCTAAAGGACTTCCCATACATTTGTCCGTAAATATATTTATCATTTTTTGTGATTCTCTTTGCGACCAAGCAAATGTAGCTATTGCCGCTTTATGTTCTGCTTCCAAAGCCAAAGAGCCGTAATGTATTAGCATGTTAGCATTAGGCATCATAACTCTAAGAGGTGCAGATTGAAATAGTATTCCGCTAGCAGATTCCACTTTAGCATAGGCGAGAATAGCTATTGGTGCTTTACTGTATGTTACTGTATCATATATAGCCATACAGTCTTGCCAATCGCCGCCGGGAATATGCATATGCACTAAAATAGGTTCTAGAGACAAGTGATTAAGATGACGGACATTTTTTTCAAATGCTATAGCAGACCTGTACTCCACGCCACTTTCTTCATCGTAGTCTGTTGGTGAATGCAAAAATATTTCTCTGTTCTTTATGTCTATACCGTGGTTGTGTAAAGTGCTTACATCATGGTCGCTATTATTTCCCACCATTATTAGAGTCTACCTCTTTGCTTTCTAAGTATGCTAAAATTCTATTGTTAATATCTGCCATGACATCTCGTTCTGTAAACAACTTACCTATCCCTACCCTGAAACGATAGCGTGTAAACACATCCAAGCATTCTGTGCCAGCACAATATTCTATTATGCTTGCTATTGGTTCAGTAATGTTGAAGTTTGTATGACCTATCCAGAAATTAAAAATTTTACCTGAAGCAGTTTGTTCTGCATAGGGGATAATTCCCATAGGAGTGTTAATTGCTTTTATTGGAGCAGGAGAGAAAGTATCTTTAGGCATGTCTGGTTCTTCAACTTCTTCTTCATCGTCATCATTTTCAGCGGCCTCTTCTAAATGCTTACGAAAATGTTCAAAAGACTCAATTCCCATTTCTTCTAAAAATTGTTCTTCAGCATACTGTTGATTGTCCATGATCTCTTCTTTAAGATCGTCATCTCCAAAAGGATCACGCCACTTCTCCCATACTAGTTTGTGTTTATTCATAAGGGGTCTCTGGGTTATGTATGTGTACCTATTATTATAGACGCAAGGTTCGTGAGGTCAACCCTATTTGAAGGCTTCTCTGGGTTTTATAATAGGGGTATTTTGGCCTTTTAATTGATCTTGCATCATATTGTCCATATTTGCCCAAGCTCCTACAGTAGTATCCACAAACACCTTATCTGTAGTATTAAAACATTCATAGCTAATTAACGTATCTACCATATCTTTACTTAAAGCCCCGTTCGTTAATGTAAATAAAGCCTGAGCCAAACTAGTAGCAATTAATTTGGCTGACGCTTGATTATCCGGGGTCCAATCAGGCCAATCATATATTAGGTCTGTGGTATTGTCTACGTTTACATTAATTGTAAAACTAGCCATTTTTTTGGCAGACATAAGATCATCTTCACTCAGAACTTTTTTCCTACTAAATAAAGACTTCAACTTTTCTAACATATTCTGACTCCCTTGCTATTGACTTTGGTATTAAGTAATATTTTTCTGGTGGATTAAAATCAGGAGATAATTTAATATAGAATATTATTTCTATACAGACTCCTGTTTTATTTAACCCACAGAACGATGAATGAAGTTGATTGGAATCCATATCCAACTTGCCCGATACGTACTGAGCCAGAGCAAATTTTAAGTTTACGTCTGACTCTTGTAGCGTATAAGTAATAGGAGAAAGGAAGTTAGAAGTACCATCTGACAGAAAGTATTGTTGTACTTCATCAGTATTTAAAGTACTTATAACTGCTTTTAGTTCAACCTTAAACATAAGCCCTGATCCTCTTTAGTCCTTTCTGAATATTCTGACGAATAGCTTCTCTAGTAACGCCAAATATATTACCTATTTCTAATAAAGTTTTATCTTCAAAGTAATACATCTTAATTTGCTGACGCTGCTTATCTGTCAACAGATCAGAAGAAATCAGACGGTTCATAATTGACTTCAAATTATCTGACTGTTCTTTTTCTGATACCAATACATAAGGATCATTAGAACTATTATCATGTAGAGACTGTGCAAATGTACTGCCTTCGTCATCTGTAATGACACTATCTAAAGACAGGTTACAATTCTTCTTCTTATACTTTTGACTAATATAAGTCTTTATAGCCCAGATAGCACACTGGTTTCTGTATGAGTATTTACTCTTACTTCTACCTTCATGGCCTTTACGGTTAGCGTCCCATTTCCAATCCGCTTGCATGATAGCATGAGCAACGTCCGATACTGCATCGTCATTGTTCAGCAGTTCCATTCGTAAGCCTGAATAAAACTGCGGAGCAAATTTAGAAATAGTCTTTTTAGCAAGACCTAAGTACACACTGAGATTCTCGTATTTTTCCATAATCATCCTCTTTCCTAAAAGTTAGTCGTCCAAAATCTAAAACTGTTATTTACTTCTTTTTCTTCTTCTTATCTTCCGAAGGAGTCTGCGACTTCTTCAGAGCATCTTTAGTTGGCCTATCTGGGTCTCCCGGTTTGGCAGGTCGATAGTTTTTGCCTTCTCTTTCTTTCTTACGTCGAATGTTTTCCCACAAACCGGGACGGTCTGCCCCTTCTGTAGTATCGTCATCTGACGGATTGTACATTACAAAATCATGAATGGTTTTCATGTAGTCTTCCGTTATAGCTATTTTACCCTGTAACCATGCTTCTGTCAAGTTCTCTTTTACATTTTTTTGACCTAAAGCATTAATTATTTCTTGAGATTTAGATGCAATAGCATTTAATGAACCGATATTCATCTGAATAAAATCTTCTTTATATTCATTTTCGCTGGCTAAATTGGGGTTGTCATGTTCAAGTTGTACTTCTGTTTTTGTTATGGGTTGTCCGATAGTCCAATTATCTCCCGTGTTGCTTGCTTCGTATGTGACGACTTTGCCCATTTCATTAGGGAGGTATGAAACCCCTGTTACTGTGCCACGACTACCATAGTGTATACATTCAGGGTTTATATTCTTTACTCTGTCTCCTACGACAAAGGCTACTGTCTCTTCTTTCGTGCCTTGAATAGAGTCTTGCATACATGCGAACATCTTCTTATAATTCATTAGTTTGCTCCTTGTAATATTCTTTTAATTTAGGATAAATAGATTTGATCAATTTCATAGAAGCAGAACTGTCCGAAGGATAGTGTACTCCTTGATATTGTCTAGCCATTCCGACCTGATCTGCAAGGTCATTAAATATTTTAGTATGTTCTGGATACCTATCAGATAAAACAGCACTAGCCAGAGCAGCATAGCCGGTGTGTCCGCTAGGATATGCTGGGGTCTGATGTGTGCTAGTTACCATCACAGGAATCTCTAGATCATAATATTTCATTAACTGTGTAGGTCTAGGTCTGTTATAGTAATGTTTTAAGTGGTCGATAATGTCGTATACTGAATTATAATACAGCGACAAAAATTTACCTTCTGGAAACCTGATGCCTAGTCTGTCTAAAACTGGCTGATAAATAAACAATGGTTCTTTGTCAACTTTTTTAGTAAATTCTTTAAGTTTATCAGACTTGGACAATGCTGTTGTGTTAGAAACTACCTCTCTCAACTCGGCTTCAGTTTCTTTGCTAGAGTTTTTGTATGGTTCAGGAATAATGGAAAATAAATCCAAGCCTTTTAATTCTGGGAAAGTTACATGACGATGTACAGACTGATTATAATCATAACCAGAAATGTAGCGAACATCATCAATGTTTTTCGCCTCGTTTAAATTTTTTCTAACAGCATTTATTAAATCCATAGTTTACCAAACGGGTTTGAGGAAAATCACCATGCTCTACAACTCCAGTATCGTGCTTTCCAGCGTGGGCCGGGACTGCTACAATTATGTCTTGCTCTGAACGATTTGCGTCTTGCAGGATCGCTTTTTTTGATCTTCATATTGGGGTCTCCGAAATTGACCTTGACGACATTACCTTTGTCGTTTTTTACGTATACACTACGCTTCTTAGGCCCATCAGGAGTTAAGAAAGGTTTACCTAGCTGCACTTTTCTGCCTTGATATTCAGCAGCGTCAGTAAAATCATTTTCCTCCTCGTCCCAGTTTAAATTTTCTGGATCAAAAAAATCTTCAAAACAATCTGGCTTTATTAGGTTGTTGGTCACTCTCTCCAATAGAGAAAGACTATCTTCCCATGCTGCTAGACATACAGGAAGACGCTTATTTGGTTCTGGATTTTCTTTTTTCAATGTAGGGTCAGCCATGCATCTTTTGACAAATGCTTGTTTACTTTCTCCGGGTTTTATTTTTGGTGAAGGCATGGTTATTCCCTATTGTTTTATATTTTGGTCTTATTTACGACATACACCTTAAAAGATTTTCAGCGGTATTTTTCCATGAAAACTTCTTGGCTGTCTCAACGCCTGCTGGGTTGGTTTTTATGCCTGTATTATAAACCTCTTGCATATGGCTAATGAATTGGTCTTTTTGATTTTGACCGATTTTTCCCCAATTACTCTTACCAAAAAACCATTTTCCATCATATGCTGATTCTTTTTCAGTAACATCTATGAGTCTTGAATTTTTCTTAGTACAAAACTCTTCGTGTGCTGACCAATTAGTTGCTATCACTGGCTTGTCCATAGCCATATGTTCCAGCAATTCTAAATTCCATCCTTCTCCTCTAGATGGATACAGTCCACAGTCAGAATACGACATCAGTTCTGCTATCTTTTCATGTGTTGGAAATCTTGGGAATAGCCTAATTTTATTCTTGAGAGGCGATGACTCTACTAGATTAGTCCACTTGCTGACTTCCTCTTGATTCAGGAACGGGTTGGATGTTGCCATCCATAATTCTACGTTGTCAGTTTCCTTAAATGCCTTACTAAAGCATTCCAGTATTACGTCATGTCCTTTTCTTACTTCCCATTTTCCTACTGTTAAAAATATATAGTTAGGCTTATCTATAGTTACTTCTTGAGGACTAAACACCATACTGTCTACTCCCATTGGTACGACAGTGGCACGTTTCTTAATGCCGTTTTCTTTTAGCACTCCTTTGGCCCACTTAGAGGGAACGATAAGATGGTCAGGAAAACCAAGGTGATGCTTTTCTCTCTCGTCTAAGGTATCAACTTCGTAAAATGGCAATGCAAAATACTTACCTTTTCCCGGTCTATTAAGCAAATCAAATTGATGCCATATCTTTAATGTAGCTGCTTTATAGTCTACAGACACAGAATTATTAAGTGCTTCTTGCACATATTCAATATCTTTTGTGTTATCTAAATGAGGATTTCCTATCACAGATAGTGCAACATGTGTTTCTGGTAGCTGAGACAGACCTTTCAAAATATTAAGACTAGCAACGCCGTATCCAGTACCACCTATGGGTGAATTTATATGTATGTTCATTCGTATATCCTGTTATGAGTATTTTTAACCTTAATAAAAACTGTCTTCTTTCCAAAATCTTTAATGCAGTCAGCACCTATGTAAGTTCCGCAACTTCTAATACCTCCACAAATATCTTGCATTATTTCTTCAGTTGTTCCTTTGTAGGATATCTCTACAGTTTTACCTTCACTGGTTCTATAATCTGAAATACCTCCGTTGTGTTTGTCTTGAGCAGACTTGCTACTCATTCCATAGAAGATTAATGTCTTTTTTCTTGTCTCGGTTTCATATCCGGGGTCTTCAGAAACCCATTCTTCTTTTACGGTGCCTTCTTTGATTGTTTTCTGATAGTATTCTTCTTTCCATTTGCCTTCACAACAGTCTGTTCCTGCTAGCATACTGCCTAGCATAACAAAATCACTATTGCCTCCAAAGGCTTTGCATACATCAGCAGGGGTTTTGCAACCTCCGTCACTACATACGTGACCGCCTAGGCCATGTGCTGCATCTGCACACTCCATAACTGCTGATAGCTGTGGATAGCCAATACCTGTTTTTAATCTGGTTGTACAGACACTGCCTGAGCCTATGCCTATCTTTACTATATCAACTTTGCCGTGTAGTATTAATTCTTCTGTCATCTCTGGCGATACTACATTGCCAGCCATAAGGACTGATTTTGGATATAATTCTCTAATCTTTGCTAGATGCTCTACGAATCCTTCGCTGTATCCGTTGGCTACGTCTACACAAATATTAGGATACTTATCTAACCCAATAGTATCTTTTATCGCATCGAATACATAGTTAAGTTTATCAAGGTCTTTATTTCCTGTTCCAAGAGAATAGAATACCAACTCTGATGGAACGCTCATGCTTTCAGCCTTGAGATAAAAGTTGACATACTCTTCTTTATTGTAATGCTTATGTAGTGCGGTCATTGCACCATTTCTACTAAGGGTTCGTGCCATCTCCATTGAGCCTGTAGTATCCATGTTTGCTGCAATTAAAGGTATGCAGTTGATTTTTCTTTGAGAATGTCTAAACACAAAGCATCTTTTCACATGGACGCTAGACCTACTAGTGAGACGAGACCTCTTAGGTTTAATTAGTACATCGTCAAAGTCTAATTTTAGTTCATTAATAATCTTCATTTCTGACTACTTTCTATAGTCACCTTTTCAATTCCTGCCATTTCCCAAGGATAGTTATTACCATAGTGTACATAGACTTCTGTACCTTCTGGGATTGCATTAATTGCTTTTATTTCTGCATATAGCATATCCCAATGGACTCTGACAATAGCATTGTTAGTGTCTTGGTGGTTGTAAAACATTCCGTATCCTCCCTGCATATACATTTTCCATCCATGCTGCTTACACTCTTCGCAGGGACAAGTAGTATGTATCAGAGTAGAACTCAACAGCATAGGGTCTCCATGATACCTGACACGAAATGCCATAGGGACAATAGGGAACCTTTCTATTAATTCGTTCGCTAGGATAGTTTCTTTAGCAAAAACTCCACGACCGTGTACTCTAGACCTTTTGACTTTTACTCTTGAACCTTCATATTCAATGTCATCAAAAGACTTAAATTCACTATCTGTTAATGTTATAAGACTATCCATAATTTATTCATTCCTATATTGTAAAAAAGTACCATCTATTATAACTGTTGACATTCTCTGCTAGATTCACATGTTCCAGATATCCATAAACATCATTCCAATCTGAGAAAATATGCTGGTGGGGTATCGTTCCGAACAGCCAATCAGGTGCATGTTCCTTGCCTTGTACCATGTGTATGATAATAGGCTTCTTCTGTCTGTTGGCCCAGAAAATTTCTTCATACGTACCACAAGGATGACCATTCAAATCCAAGTTGACAACCAAGAAATCACTTATATCAACCAATCTTAAATCCACTGATCTTATCGTTTTCATAAGATGAGCCATCTCGTCATATCTTTTAGATTGTTTTAGCTTGGTTTTATGAGCATGTGTTTCTACGTCTTCCATTCCTACTTCTGTTGGTTTAGTCAACGGATTAAACACTGTGACCTCAAGGTTTTGTAGAAACGGAGTTATTTCATTTCTCCATCCTATACCTCTGTCCAATACTCTGTCCATAGCACCAGCTAAATATACTCTTTGTCCTTTAAGTCTAGACATTTTATTCCTTTCAATCTTCGTGCATTGCAAAGTACATATACATAGACTCGTTTTGCTTATCGTAGTCTTTTACCTCTAGATTTCTACATGCACCAAGTTCTCTTGCTGTCTCAATCGATAGGCTTATAAAATAAACAATCATTAAAAAACAAACAATTCCCATTGAAATAGTCATAATCAATCCTTTCCAAGAAATACACTAACGCTAAATTCTGACCAACAATCATCAATCAAGTCCGCAATGAAATCCCAGTTGCCTCCTGCAAGACCGCTGCCAAACTTTGGAGCAAAAATCTTGAACTTGGTTTGGTCTTCATTGTACATCATCTTCTTAATCATCATTTTAACATCCATCATACAATATGTCAAGGCTCCATAATTAAGAGGACGCGAATTTGTTTCTGGGTGGTATATTCTATTTTGTGCTATCATATTAGCAAAGATTATTTTGTATTGATATTTTGGCTCAGTATAAACTGTGACGTATTGTACTTGTCCCATCTTGGCAGAACGTCCAAGTAAATGAAAATTAGCTTTTACTTCGTAGTGTCTTTTAGCTACAGCACTAGCAAACCCTGCCCCGAACGCATTCACGTTGTTGCAGACATGCGGAATCATAATACTTGTACCATGCTCTTTACCTGCAACTGCATTTTGAGCAGCGTCAAATATATCAGCAGACTTCTCCACAACAAACGAGTGTTGAGGAGTGTTTCTTCTGGTTGTTCGCTTTGTTATTTTGTTATTTTGTACCATTTGTCTACAGGACATTGTTGATCTGCCCATGCCAGTTTGTTCATAAAAATTTTCTTCTCACTCACATTGCATCCACACTGGAGGCAACTGCTGTCTTCCTTATTATACCACTCACATTCATTTTTGCAAATGGAAAATCTGTAATTTATTTGCTCCTGTGTACACTTAGGTAATCCTGCCCCTATGTGAAACCATAGAGACTTAAAAAAGTTCTTTAATTTAATATGAAATGGTACGCTCATTATGGAAACCTCTGTGGATTTACTTTTCTAATTGCTGCTTCTACTGAAAGTGGTGGTTCTTCCTTAACTAAAAGTATATTATTTTCTTCATCTCTATAATACAGGTCTTGAATCTGGCAGACAGAATCAGGCTTAAACCATTGTACCTGTCCAGTATTCAGAGAGACTGCCATCCTGCTACCGCTAGATTTAAAGTCTGCACTTATAATATATTTCTTCTTATCTATAACAAATAGTTCTCCAGCCTCTAGCTCTTCGATGTATTTCATTTGAAAAATGCTCCCGATACACTTGCGTAACGTATCCAATCATCATCTTGAATAACAACACCTTGTTTATTACCCATATATTTAATTGGACGATAATCAGTAAACTCATCCATCATGCAGGCAAAGTTGTTCGCCAGCATAAGACTCCATACAATCTTACCATCGGCACAAGCCTTGTCAAGTCTTGAGAGATGTGTTTCAATATTATGATTTCCTTTAGGCTTTCTTAAATCTATACTACGATCAATGTTTTGAATGATATACAGCCCTGAGCCTTCTTTGAGATAGCAGTCAACGTCTGCTTTTTTAAGAGTGATTCTGCCGGGAGATGAAACCCACTTTACTTCTATGCCGTGAGCGAATGACTGATCAAATACCCAGCCACTAGCGTAGTAGTCAGCACCGCCCGTGTTAGTCCCGGTTTTTAGATAGCGACCATCATTAGCACAACCGTTGCTAAAATGATGACTGAAGCCAAAGCCATTACAACGCTCTGCTTCCACCAGCAATTTGTCCCACCAATACGATTCAACTGCTGTCCCAAAGTATATATCCTTCTTGAAGGCATCCTTACTTCGGTTGTCAAATCTTTTATCTTTTTTGGTTTCCATTTTAATTATATTCTTGTTTCCAATTTTCCCATTGCTCTTCTTGTTCTAAATCCACTTTACTTTGCTTAAATTGTCGCTGAAGTTTTTTTTGTGTCTTCTTAACATCGTTGCCGCGAACTTCTGGTTTTACATGAGTCTTCTTGCTATTAATGTGCTCACGCCTAATATCCTTACGGTCCTCTAAATCTTCATTAAACATCTTCACCCTTTCTTTATTAGTGAATACATACTATTATATACGCCTCTTGCTTGTTGTCAAGTCTTTTTTTTATAAGTAGTTTTTTTAAGTAGGTAAAATAAGAATTTGAAAACTTGACAAGTAGGCCTAAAAAGTTTATGATGTTACATCGGGTGTAAATAATTGCTTACTGATCTCTAAGAGTTATTCAAAGACAGGTGAAGGAATACCATTTCCTTGGTAATTAGGACTACGGTGTTTTATGTTAGGTAAGTCTTGGCAGTTTTTGCTAAGAAGTACTACCCAATCGTCAGAAGTTTTAGGCAAAGGTTTACTCATGCCCTTGAGATATGACAAAGTTAAAGCAGCAATACCAACTACATAAGGAGTAGCCATTGAAGTACCACTTAATCTAGCATAACCTTCGGGGACGCAAGAGATTATGTCTTCGCCCGGAGCAACAAAATCTAAAGTTTCTCCTGTGCAACTAAAATTAGAGACATTCAATTTTCTACCTACTGAACCAACAGCCACCGTATACCTAGAACTAGCAGGATAATTAACTTTATTGTGATTACCACTATTACCAGCAGCACAGAATATTCCTATTCCATGATCATGAGCATATTTTAATGCTGATTCTAATCTAGGAGAATGATGAGGAGAACCTAATGACATAGTAATTAAATCTGCATCTAATTGTACTGCTGTTCTAACTCCATCAGCAACATGATTATTATTACCCATACCATTATCACCTAATACTTTTATTGGTATAATTTTAACTTTAGGTGCAACTCCTACTACTCCGTATTTATTGGCAACAGCACCAATAGTGCCTGCAACATGACTTCCGTGACCATTATGGTCAGACGGATACGTTCCGGGTTCTATGGCACAATATCCGGGTAAAGCTAGATTCTCATGCAGATCGGGGTGTTCAAGATCACATCCAGTGTCTATAACTGCGACTCGTACACCACCTCCTTCAGTCACATTCCAACAAGATGGTATATCAAATTCATTTAATGCCCACGGAATCAACTGTGCAGAACCTAAATTAAGACCATAGATATCTTCTCTAATATATGGTAATAGACCACAATCATTTCTTCTTCTCACTTTTCACTCTCTCTTTCTGTATTTTTTGTATTGTTGCAATTTGTTCAGGTGTTAATTTATCTATAATCTCTATTTGTTCTTTTACTGCTTTGATCCAAGGAATAAATTTACTAATTCTAGTAAAGCAAGCATCGTCACCATAGTCTGAATCTCCCTTGCCATCTGTAGCCATTATAAAAGAATTTATACCAGCCAGCTTTTGGTCTATAAACATCCCACCACCACTGTCTCCGGGTGCTATTAAAAATTCTAGGCTAGTATGTGCATCATCTGATTTAACAAGCAGACAGTCTTTATACATTTCAGCAACAAGGTTAGAACCTGCTCTCCTCTTGTTGTCAAATGGTTTCCAGCCGGTTTTAAATGTACCGTGATGTCCATACCCTGCCATGCTGCAAACTTTACTCATCTCATCTGATTCAGTATATAGTTCGGGATAAAAATCTAAGTTTATTGGCTTGCTTAATTTACCAACTGCTATATCAGCTATTCCTGTCTTATCGTATTTCCAATCTGAATGTATAGCAATTATGCTGACGGGGACTACTTTATTATTGAAGATCACATTCTGTGACAAACTTCCTGCCACTACGTGGGCAGCGGTTATTATATATTTAGGAGAGATTAAAATACAAGAACCTCTAAAGGTACTATTAAGATCATTAGACATTATACCTTGAATAGGTAAAACACACTGGTGTTTCTTTCCATATTCTAAATATTTTGAATCAGGAACACTAGGGAGTCTTGTTCCTGCGATACTGTCAGTCGGGGTCGTTATCTGAACTGTTATAAACAGCAGCAGAATACCAATCAAAAGTCTCATAGTTGTTACCCTCCTTTGTTTTATATGGACGAGTAGTTATCTTATTAAGATACATACGAGCATCCCTTACTACGTCTTTATTCCAACTTCGATAGTTTAGTAAATGTCCAAAAACAAAGTGACACCACTTATCACAAAGAGTAATTAGGTTAGAAGGGTCTAGTTCACGAGATGGATCGAGATGGACGGGAACGATATGGTGGACTTCTGGTTTCCTATCTGAACCACAAGCCTGACATACTGGCTGTTCTTTTAAATGTTCTTTACGTAACGCAGGCCATTTTGAAGAACGTGCTGCGTATCTCAATTCTCGCTTAAATAGCATAGTATTAAACCCAAAAGTAAATTAATCTAACTAGAGATACACCAAAAACGGCAGACCCGTTATAAAATCTCACTCACAACAACAGGGTTTATTAAACCCAACCAACTGGGAAATAATGAGTCTGATATAACAACAGGGGTCTACCGTCATAGATGTTTGTTATATTATTATATACACCTTGATTGCCGGAACTATAGTAGCTGTGGATAAAGAAATAATTTTGCCGGTGTAAATAATGATAGCGTTTATTTTTTTTTGGAAAATTTTTGAGAGGTTATTTATATGTCTAAGCCTAATAAGATACTTATTACTGGAACAGGCCGTTGCGGTACTACTTTTCTCATGAGACTGTTTGCTCATTTGGAAATGCCTAACGGAGTTAATGCTGACTCTAGTGAAAGAGGTGTTTTTGGTAACTGTAATTCAGGACTAGAGTTAGATGTGCATCTTACTAATGTAGCAAGAAGCCCATACATACTCAAGTGTCCTAGCTACATTGATAAACTACATGAAGCTGTCCAGAAGGTAGAAATTGATTGGTTGATCTTGCCAATTCGTGAATACCAAGAAGCAGCACAAAGTAGAGCAGATCATGGCAGAGCCGCTGGAGGTTATCTAAGAGGTTCTAACATGCAAAGTGAATTGTCTGGTGCGTACAAAGCCATAGCACATGGCATTAGAGTAATGACGCAGTATGATATCCCTTTTATTCTTTTAGATTTTGGTCGTATGGTTAGCGATCATAGATATCTTTATAATAAACTAGAGCCTATTATGAAGAAATATGCTATAGACGGTAAAACCTTTGAGACTGCTTGGATTGCAGCATCAGCCAAAAGTAAAAAGAATACTAGGAGTAAATAATTTTTAGGGGGTGCGAGAGCATCCCCTATATTCTTCTCCTGTCTATGACAACACAAAAATCATCATAGCGTTTCTTTGCATCCCATCCGTCCCACACATAGGCTAATCCTTGAAGTGCATCAGGAACACACTTGATTATTTCCTTAGCATTATCATAACCATGAATATCTTCTGTGATCCAGACACCTTTATCTGACAACAGCGTTTGAGACAGACTAATTAAATACTTCTGTTGTTCTAACTTATGGGAACAGTCTTCTATAATAAGATCAAAGTCATTCCTAAAATTAGACTCAGCCCATTCTTTAAACTCTGGCTTTGAAACATCACCGACATAGAACTCATCGAATAGTTCACACCAAGTTTTATTGGAAGGTACATGACCAGACACAATATCTTTCCTGAGATCAGCACCTACTAAAAACTCTCCTATATTATTATCTTTAAGAAATTTAGCAAACCCACAGGAAGATGTTCCTATCTCTAGGATTTTCCTGTGGGGTGTAAGGAAAAAGTTCTGATATAACAATCTATAGTTATGATAAGAGCAAAACTTATCAGTTTCATCTCTACTGCTTTCATAGTCCAGCATAATGTCCTCTTCTTTCTATTTTAATCCAGTAAACTCGCTGCAATTAAGCATCCTTTAGAAACAGAATGTAATGGGTCGTCTGCATGTTTTACAACCTCAATACCAAGAGGAAACCCTGACTCTTTCAATTTTTCCTCTAGTTTTTCTACATAACCTTCAGCCCTTGATGTGCCACCAGCAACAACAATCTTGATGTCATCTTTAAACTTAGGTAAAGATTTGTGACCATCTAACGCTGCGGATAATTGTTTAGCAGTATAATCAATAAGTCTTTCATAGTAAGAAGCAACAGCACTTAAAACCGGATTGTCATTAGCTTCACCGACTTTAAAACCACCGCTTTCTTTTTCTACCTGTACAACACTATCAGCTTCACCTGTGGCAACTGCACTCATGCGGTCAACCCAATCACCTGACTTTGTGGTACTGAAGACTACTGTTGGTTCGCCGTTGAGCATAACACAAACATTGGTCATACCTGCACCACAACTAATGCCAATGCCAGTATAGTCTGTGTCTTCTAACTCAGCGTAACACAACGCTTCTGCTTCGTTCACTGACCTTGCATCATATCCTACTTCTGCAAGGATAGCTTGTACTGTATCTTCGTGGAAGCCTACGTCAAAGTCTTCATCTTCTTGATCCACTGGTTGTGCAGGAACACAGTATACCAGTTTCTCACCTTCAGTTTCAGCCTGACCGACCACCTCTTTTAAAATGTAAGCCAATACACGTTTAGCTTCTTTTTCTTTTACGGAGATTACACCTCTGTGCATAGGACGACGAGCAGTTTCATTTCTTTCGACTGCCTTCTCAATAGCATCAGAACCGAGAAGAATAAAAGAGCCATCTTCATCTTTGACAAACACTTTTCCTGCCAAACCTTTTTCAATCATTTTATTCGCTATAGGGGTGGATGGTTTAATAATATAAAACGCATCTCTAAAATCTTTGAATTTAATATTGTCGCCCTCATACTGTGACATTACAATAAAACTCGTGCCTACGTCAAGTCCGATTCCCATAATTATTTACCTTTCATATTTTTTAGTTTACTAATTGCTGACTGCGTGTTGTCTTTTGATGTCTTGGTTTTACCAAGAGAATCAAATTTCTTTTCTAAACTATCTGTAGCTATATGCTTATCTAATACAACTTTAGTATCGTCGATATTAATTGCATTATGCTTTCTTTCTTGCTCAATTTCTTTTTGTTTGTCGAAAAAACTTCTGGGCTTATCCGATGAGGCATTTGTTTTAGTGACATAAACGCCCCCAACAAAACCCATAGTAAACACAAACAAATAAGATATAACATATATTGGTACTTCCATATCACCTATTAGATTTAAGCCACTTTAAATAGTTGCTTAGATCGTTATACCCCTTTCGTCGAGATTTAATTTTGTTTTTCGATAAGTATACTGAATCAGGAATTGAGGATACACTGTATTCTTTTTTTATTTTAGTATTCTCGTCTACGTTTATTGTACAGATTATAAGGTCTTTGAGTTCGTCTTTACTGACACTGGCAGACAAATCTTTTTTAAGCATCTTACAATATTTGCACCAATCTGCTGAGAAGACTAACAGTATATCTATACCTAGATCGTTGCTAACTTTTACAGCACTCTCATAATTATTCATAAACACTGGCGGTCTAGCATATGCTGTGCCACCAATCAAACAAGCCAGTACAAAGGCTATAGTTTTCTTTATCATACATCACCTCCTGTTCGTATGACTATATACACCCTGACAAGGTTTTTACCTGATTTTGCCTAACACCCGTCCTTTAGGCGTTCTAACAACAAAACCCATTCTAATCATATACGGTTCAATGCTATTTGATATAGTATCCTCAGAGATGCCGCACATCGTAGCAATACTTTTGATACCCATAGGTTGACCTATCTTCTTCTGTAACACATCAATGTACTTACGATCATTAACATCAAACCCATTCTTATCAATACCTTGCTTATTGAATATTGCCTCAACATCGTCTTTACGCTGATGGAACTGCACGTAACTCTTATACCATTGAAGTCTAGCATTTAGAACTCTAGGAGTACCCTTGCTACGTTTAGCAATATCCAGCAACTCATCATCAGTTAGTTCGTCAAGTCCCATCTTCTTTACATTCAACCTAGCTAGATTAGCTAACTCACTAGGCGTATAGAACTGTAGATGTTCTTTGATTACAAATCTGTCATAAAATGGTTGGGTTAGACTGCCACCATTAGTTGTTGCACCGATCATGCAAAACGGAGGGATGTCAATGCCTTCGTCTTCATTCTCCTGCATGAGATCAAGCCTGAAGTCTTCCATCACTGGATACAGGAACTCTTCTACAAGAGTAGGCAGACGATGAATCTCATCAATGAATACGATACTACCACGCTCTACGCTCATGAGGTAAGGTATGATACTCTTAATATTTCTAATCGTAGCAGCATTTAGAGTATGGATTTTTACACCTAACTCATTAGCGATAGCATTAGACATAGTAGTCTTGCCTAAGCCCGGTGGGCCATCAAGTAATGTATGAGGCATAACGTCTCCGTCCTTGCATCCTGCAATCATAATACTCAGACGTTCTTTAACATCTGTTTGTCCAATTACATCTTCAAAAGTTGTTGGTCGTAGATTATTCATTTAGTTTTGCTCCTTCTTTTCTGAGAACCAGTTCAATCAGTTTCTTCCTGTCAATCGTTAGGTCAGCACAGTTCTCTCTCATACAATCAGAAGCTAGCTTGCTCGCTGTTCCTGCATTGTAACCGTACTTCTTTAAAACCTTCACTGCCTCAGTTATAGCATACATCTGCTCATCTGTCAAGACATTAATTGCAAAAGTGTTTTCTACTGGAGCAAACTTAGATTCTTGCATATATCCATGATCAGGGATTATCTTATTGTTATCAAAATTAAAATCTTTTAATACAGGATCATTGGACTCAGGGTCAGGAGTAGGAGTAGGAGTAGACTCAGGAGTAGACTCAGGAGTATTAAATACTGGTTGAGTTTGTTTTGGTACAGGAGGAACCTTCTTATCATCATAGTAGACTTTCATTTTAGTAACGAACTGAGGTCGCAATATAGAGTTGCAATCAGGACAAACAATCATAAAGCCTTCTGTCATGGCTTCTGACAAGGTTATATAATTATCACACTCACATTCAGGACATTCGTATACTAAGTGTCCTTCAAACTTTTTAGGTTTCTGTTCGTTAAATGTTTTCCTGTTCTTCATCTTGTCCATCCTTTTCTGGTTTCCAAAAAATAAAGTCTTGCTTTTCATCGTCGAAAGCACACTCAAGCTGTCCCTTGGCGACTAGGCCATTCATCAAATTACTGACTAACCTGCCAGTGATATCTTGTACCAACTTTTCGTATTCATGTACTCCAATTATAAACCGTTTATCCTTTTTGTCAAATCGAATGTAGTCTTTTGATATAGTAGTTACTTCTTTTAAAGTTAGGTATTCATTTATTTCTTGTTTTTCCTCTTCGTCAAGATCATCATACTTATATTTAAGTAGTTCACTAGAGTCTTTATCGTGCATGGCACCAAATATTCCATATACCCAAACTCTAGTTGCTTGTAAAAAGTCTCCAAGTTTATCAATAACAAATTGTTCTTCATGATCATCCGACATAATTACCTCAATTCATAATCTCGTAAAGATTTCTATAGTACTCAGGTTCTTTTAAAATATATTTAGCGTGTTCTATCATATGTCTCTGCCATTCACTGTAGAGTCCCCAATCTTTAAACCAAAAGTTCTTCCATAATGGTTCTCCGTTATGACCCACTCCAAGGTACAGAGGAGGTTGATCCTCTGCACCATTGGGTGAATCACTCACAGGAAACTTCGGATTGAATGTGATGGCCTCGCCATCCACAAGTAGTTCATCTAATACGTTTTCTATCCAATCATTCCACTTCTGGTTCATTTCTTCAGGAGTCATTTTGCCAAACTCTTTAAAGAAATCATCATAGCCTTCATGTGGATAGTAGTTGTATTCATCGTCATCAAACTCATTATGTTCTGGGTCTTTCATAATAATTCTACCTTTCTTAAAAGTACAGGTGGGAATCGAACCCACCCTGCTTCACCAGAATGTACATTGCTTCTTTAGAAGCAGTCGTCATCATCATAATCTTCGTCGTCTTCGTCGTCTTCGTCGTACTCATCAAACGAATCCCAGTAAGCAGGAGAGTACCATCTTGGATCGCCATTTGCGTTAATATCCTCTTCATCATGGTATTCGTCCTCCTCAAATTCAGCCTTATACAAAGGTTTCGGCAGTTCGCCTTGGTATTCACCAACAACCTCGTATTTGCAGGTTCTTAGTTTCTCGCAGTTGCAATCACTAGGAACACTTACAACGTCTGCTGGGTTTATCTTAACGATAACGATTCGATCATTGTTATCTACGCTGCCATAGTTTGCAACATAGTTCAATGCTCCAGCGTGTAGTCCTTGCGAACAGCCGACACTTCTATTGTCGTCTACTTTTGCTCTCGGCATCTCACAAACACTACCTACTTGATTATCAAAGACTCCACGCCATTTATCTTTGAAGTCTTTGTTTACTGCCTTGTATGCCAGAAAACAACCGTCTTCTGTAATTGGCAGATTCTCATGCTCCAAGAAATCGTAGAGTTCTCTTTGACTCTGCATACTTGGATTTTCCATTGCATTATTTAAAAAGTTTACAAGAGGCTCAAACGGCAGACCTTTACTCATAAACTCTAGGATTCGCTTGGATACACTTCCATGCACTTCTTCACCTGCATGTAGCACTCTGCCATCCTTAATTACTACCTGACCAGAAGAGTAGGCTTCAACCGATGCTTCTAGATCAACCAGTATCACCAACTCATCTTCCGTTGCAGTTGGCAGAACTTCTAAAATGTTCTCATAGTTAACGTGATCTGGAAGAACCTGATAGGCTTTGCCCTTCAGCATTACTGTCAAATTTCCATCAACAAACATAAAAGGTACACTCATAATCATTTACTCCTGTGAAATTAAAGTCCAAAACTATTCTTAATATCGTCCCGATCAACATTCTTAACACTTGAGAGCATTGAACCATATCGGTTGTCATCAGCCATTCGCATGATTGTGCCGTCTGGTTGTGCATCTTTCATCTCCAAATCTTGATCTCCTATACCCATAGTATACTTGAGCATTGGTGATCTGTCAAGCCCCTGTTTGAATTTCTTACGAATATCATGGATACTCGGCAAGGCCTTCAAAATTGACTCACAATCGACTTGTTTTAAAAGATCGTCCATTGACACTATATCTCCAATACCAGCCCTTGTCAGTTCATTTCCGGCTTCTATAGCCTTGTTTAACCTAGACTTGATAGACGACAAACGCGATGGGTCAACTGGTGGCAGTCCACATTCGACCAGTTTATTCTCAATAATATCCAATACTTCTTGGTTAGTAAAAGGTTTAGCCAATGTAGACTGATTAAAATTGGATATAGCATATAGAGTGATATATGATTCTAGTGCTTCTACCAAGTCTTTATCATTAATTTCTTTAGCAAAATCCTTACCATAGATGTTTAACAGATGGGCAGACATTAGTTGTTCTGTCTTGTTGCATTTGCGGTATCCATTGGTTCTGCTACCGTCCTCCATAGCTAGTTCAAGTATCGCAGCCTCCCTTATTTTACACCATACCGCAATATCTTTGATTTGCTTGGCATACACTTTAGTTGCTTTGCCCTTGAACCACTCACTGAACTTGACCAGTTTGTAACCATCTTTTTGCAGCTTTTTAACAGCATTTGTCTTGATAGCAAAGACTGTATTTTTAGACAGTAGTTCCTTACCGAACTTCACATCCTCGTTGCCTGCTAGTCTACAGATACGATAGATACTAATCTGATCCATACTTTGGTATCGACTAATTGGCACGTAAATAATCTTGCCATCATAAGTGCTAAGTTTATCTATCATGTCTTGGCTGAGTTCACGCAGGTAGCCTGACTCGTTCATGTCTTTCTTGCCAGTAAGTCCCTCAAGCCCTTCGTGACCACCAGTTTTAGCAACCACAAACATTTCGTTAACAGAAATGCTACCTTTAGCACCACCACTGCTGCTGCCGTTGCGGATCAAGTCTGCATAGTCACTGACTTTTAGTACTTCGCCACCAAACCATTTAATCAGTTCATCGAAACCGTTTAATGACATTTCATGAGGTCTGACTGTATTAATCATGAGGTATGCCTGAGCATTATGAATCTCACAATATTCTAGTGCAATCTTCTTAGCACGTTCTACAGACTTAACATCACAGACGAATAGTTTAAGACTATTACGCTTGGTTTTGTCGTAGTACGAATCTGCCTTGCCTTCAAGTGTCTCACCATGCAGAGTGTCTGTCTGATAAACTTTTCTCTTGGAACGATATGTAGTCGTTTTCCAATTAAAAACATATAGCTGACTCTGTTTGTTCATCTCAACCTTCAGGTTTTTACCAGATGAGAGTTCGTGAGTTATGCCATCTGCATCTGTCCACGCTGCACCAGCAGTGTATCCACCTGCAATATCATTCAGGTTATAGTAAGTTCTGTATGCTTCTACCAGACAGTTGGCTTCCTCCACCTTCTTAGAAACATTTTCTTTGAGTTGCATGTAGATAGCCTGAGTTTTCTCACGCAGTTTCATGACTGTAGCCTTGGTATACTGCAAACCTTCACGGCTAACGTCCATCTCAAGATCGCCAATGTTAAATTCAATCTCAAGATACAAACCTTGATTAAGAATGTCTGACACTAGGTTCTTCCAGTTAGCCAAGTCTACCTTGCCGAACACTTTGTTCCATGCTCGAATAGCATCACTTTCTTGGTCTTTTTCTTTACCGATAACTTGCTCTGCAACTACTGGGTATGCAATATTTCCCATGATAGCTATGATACCAGCACCGCAGTTGTTATACTGAGAGGGAAAGGTATCGTTTCGATGGTCAAGTCTTCCAACCTTCCAGCCTTCACCTGAGATAACTGTCTCATTGTTTCTGTATGTGCCGTCATTCAGGTTTTCAGAGACACCACCAACAATCGTAGGCTGATTCTTGAAATAATGAAAGACTCTCTTAGCCTTATCTGAAAACTCTTCAAAGTCTGACTGACTCACAGCAAAACTAATTTCAATACCATTAGGCTCATTCGTATCCGTAACACCGAACAGGCTCAAGCTAGGTACACCTGTTTCATCCATAGCAGCGATGTAGGTATAGCACTTACCATTAAAGAAAGAGGCAGTGGTAAAACTCTTGGTATAAGCAAATGGACTCTTAGAACCCAGACCAAGACAACCAGTAAAATCATTACTATCATTCTTGTTGCTAGCACCATACGTTGTGTATAGTTCTTCCATGTCCTTCTGACTTAGACCTGTACCATAATCTCTGATAGTAAAGTTAGGATCGCCAGCATTAGGCAAAGTCACCTTAAATGGTCGCTGGTTTTTTGCTGAGACATGTGCATCGTTTGCATTCGTAGATAGTTCTCGAATGATTGCCATAATCTTATCAGAGTACAAAGAGTCTGACAAAATCTTGAACATCTTGCTCGTCTGAGCGATAGTGAATCCGTTAGTGCCTTGTACTCCTGCACTGTGGTTCTCAACTGTTACATCTGCTAATTTCATAATCGTCCTCCAAAGTTTGTGAAATCTGTCCTGTGATGCTCTGATTATACATCGTCATTTTGAGATGTCAAGCATTAATTTATTCAGGCCATATAGAATCGCAGCATGGCAGAAAAGGATATTCTAATTCTTCGTCAGGTAAGTCAAACCAGTCTTCATCATCCATAGTTATATCCTGTAGATGTTATCTCTCATGTTTCTTACACAGTCTTCCTCATCGTCATTTTCTAAACGATCCATTATAGTCTCTGATTGGGCGTTAGTTATCTCTCGACCATCTGTAATTACTTCAGTAAGATAGCGTGTAGATATTTCATCTACATTGCCTGCTCTCAAGATATCGTAAGCATCGTTTAATTGTTTTGATTCTATCATATATTTGTGACGGTATGTAGAAACTGTGTTGATTTCATAAAGTGGCATTAGTATACACCTCCATCTTCATCTTCGTCGTCTTCTAAACTTGTTTCCCAAGAGTTACTTCCCCAAATATCATTATCTTCTTCTTTTGCCCTATTGTCCTGCAATGATTCTTCGATCATATCAGCGGCATCTAGAACAACTTCAAATTCACTAATTTTATCAATTAGTATATTTAATTTTTCATGAACATCTTTTAGTTCTTGTTTGATATGTTTAATATCTTCATGTAATTCTTGGCTCATACACTACCTCTTAGAAAAATATAATATAAATCTAGTACACCTTAAATTAGCCTAATAACCTTTTATATCACCGTTTTCTATAATCTTCTCATCTTCGTATGGTACTGCAATTCTGCGGTAATACTCTTGTTTAATGTTCTCTAATACTCCGGTTATAACTGCAATCTTTTTATAAGATACTGTACCCATACAACCTGCAATAATCCTGCTAAAAGAGTAATTAATCTCCCCTGCGATCTGTAGCAACTCTTCAGGTGATAGTTCATTACCATGGGTAAGTTCCTCTATAAGTGCATCTACAGGCTTGTCCAGCATTCCTCTGGCGTTTTCATTTATATACGGCATGATATACCTCCCAATCTCGATAAAAACTTTCGTTACCAGTGTCGATACAACAAAGCATCGCTACTTCATTCTCCAACACTCCTCTATAAATATAACCGATATTTTGAAAATGGCAATCCCAAAAATCCAAATCTGTGTGATATTTTATTTTATGACACAGTTTCTCAATCCAGACGTTATCAATATCTTCGGTTAATAGTTCTGCTTTTTCTGTGAGATAGCCTAATTCAGTTGTTGTTACTTTAGGATCATAATACCTAAGTAATTCTGGCTCATAAAAATAAGGTATTTTGCACAGCCCTCCGTAAACTCTTGGGGCTAGATTGTGTTTAGATAATTCAACCTGATTGTTATATGCTTCCTTGGCTTTTAACTCATGGTTAAAACTCTTAAACAATAAAGAAGGATGATCCTTCACAGGCAAAACATCACAGTTCGCCCCTGAAAAACCATCCTCTAATTCAATTAAATAATCGTTATTAATCAATACTTCCTACTTCCCCACCTGCTCTAGTAATTACGCCAGCAAAAACTCTCAGGTCTACGTTGTTATTAATAGTCCTAGTTGATCCATCAGCATAACATGCGTTCATAACTCCGGGGTGCATACTGAATGCCTCACCATCGTTAATTACGTTAAATGGTACGTTGCCGGGACAGTTTTTACACTTGTCACCATTAGCATCAACTCCATGTAGTTTAAAAGGCCCAAGGCTGTCAGCCCAACCAAGACACTGGTTTGTGTCACCTGTTGGAGTGCCACCTCTGTTTACACTAGCCTTATAAACATCAGGCCTACTTGAGCATTCAGCAATCATAAGAGTATTAGAAAAACCATCTCTAATTTGCTGCTCTTTAGTTACCTGATCTTTTACCAAGCACCCTTCTGTAATCGGGCCTTTTGCTGCATAAGGATCGCTACCAGCAGGAAAGATTTTATCCTTAACACCAGTAAACGTCTCATAATCTGTATGACCAAGACTGCTTGGACTTAGACTTGGTGCAGCACTATCTTCATCTCTGGTTGGCCCATCAATATCTGCATACCCATCACCAGCAGGCAAAGCAGATGGACACAGAAATGTATTTACAGTTGTATTTACAGCCTGTGTATTCTCCCACCAATTTTTATTAAAATCATAAAGGTCTGCAACATTGCGTTGCTCTAAATTAGCAAGAGCAAATGCTCTCCAACTATGTTCTGTTCGTGATGGATTGCCAAGTGCAGATGGAGTCTCACTTAAATCTTTCGCCTCGATAGTCCATGCAGCAGCAGGAAAATACCTTCTTTGATCCATAGTTGTGTGCATAGCCAAACCTTGTTGTTTTAAATTGTTAGTGCAAGAAACTCGTCTTGCTGCTTCTCTAGCCTGTTGTACAGCGGGAAGCAAAAGCCCCACTAATACTCCAATAATTGCGATTACCACTAATAATTCGATGAGTGTAAAGCCTTTACGTTGGTGCATATTTCTTCCTTTATATTGAAGTAAAATTAGGTTAGATAGGACGAAGAGTTCGTCCTTAAAACCTTATAATACCCATTCGGCAAAAAATAACAACCATATAAGGTGTTAGGATTGTGTTAATTTATCTGGAATAAATATCTATACTAGAACCCGTTAATTCACGCAGAAATTGACATGCGTCATTAACATTATAAAAGTCTGCTATTACTCTATGTCCCTGAGTGTGACCTCCTCCATATATTGCAAAGACCCTATAAAACGGATCATCTAAAGCCTCATAAAGCAGATCAATATATTCGTCGCCATCTTCTACTGGCTCGATAAATGTGCCACCATCTGGATCGGCTAACTCCAAACAAGTTTGCAACCTGAAGCCTGCGTAAGCAGACTTCGGATTAGTATTGACAACATAGCAGTTACACAATGGATTCGATGATGTCATCTTGTCCTTCCTTTTCTAGTTCTTCCTTATACTTCCTTATTGCTCTTGCCCTACTTTCTTGCAAGAATTTATGATAACCAAGAAAAACTTGTGAAGTAATTATCCCAAATCCTGCAATCAAAGACACAACAAGACCGCATACGAATAACGCAAGCTGATCCATAATCTGACCTCTTTTCACTTACTGCTAAAGTAGTGTCCTAGTGAAAGAATGCTTGGAACCCAAAGCCCTACAAAGATACCCTGTTGTTGGGCCACACTTTGATCGCCAAGGAACCAAATAGATACACTCAAAACAAAACTCGCAAACGCTGCTGCTAGAAAATAAACACTGTTCTTCATATCATCAATCCTCTTTTCTTAAAGTTAAAAACTATTTACCGTACTGTAACTTTAGTTGAGTTACCATCTTCACTAGATTGTCGGTATTGTCCTCTTCAGATTTCTGCTTACGCTGCATAACGGGTAGTGAAACATTTTTTAGCTTTAGTGTCTTGTTAATCCTTAAGTATCTTGCAGCAGAGGTTTCTTCCGTTTGTCCTGTTTTTTCTGCAATCTCAGCATAGGTCGTGCTGGTAAACACGGCTTTTAAAAATGCTTCGTCGCTACAATGCTTACGCTTCATAATTAGTCCTCCAAAAAATAAATCCAACTACTTAATTATAACACAGGGTTTTTGTTTGTCAAGTGCTATTCTGGTTTAACCGGCAAAAATATAGCTAGGGCTAAATAAATCCAGAAAGTAATACTTAAACTAAAAAAGAAACCTGCAACCATTCCTATTCTAAGGATTGAAGTATCTATGCCTGTAAAGTCTGAAAGACCAGAACATACTCCAAATATCATTCCTTCTTTTTTATTCTTGAATAATTGTTGTGCCATTATAAATCTCCGGTATTGTATTAGGATTATAACCAGCAATTAACATGGTCATATAAACTCCATACACCGGGAAAAGTTCGTCTAACATATTTACTCCTTTGTTTTATTTACTCTCCACACGATCAACGCTCCTACTGACAATTCTACGGTCATTGCCATGCTCCAGCCTATTAAAACTACATATAACTCTTGCATGTTGCCCTCTTTGTGTAATAAAAGTAATCCATACCATCATTATACTTAAGATACACCTTCTGTCAACTACAATGGCTCAAGATTTTCTCCATCTCTGTAGCTATCTCTTTCGATACGGTCATTATAAGGATTGTCTATAAATTTTGTTAGCGTAGGTTGATGCACACTATAAAAATGTTGCTTTCTCATAAACTTAAAATAATCTAGTTCTCCCATATGTGAGTTTCCTTTTGCATAAAGATCAGAAAGAAGCCACATTTCTACTGTATCATCTATTGCTTCGTTTGGTTTATGTAGCATCTTAATATACTTACTATTAGCCCACCATACATTGCCACAATAATGTAATGGATGTCCACCAGTATGTTTAATAAAACAAGATGCAGTATGATGAGTATTTAAAGCATCTACACAGTCTTTCCATCTATACATTGTCCAGTATTCTAGGTACTCATTCCATAGGTCTACTTTGTCACACATTTCTGGTGGAGATATTGTTTTTCTCATAACTCCTTTACTATGATCATAAAATATTTGATGGTTATCTTCCAGACCATTGCAAAAATCCCACAACCATGTAGCTGTTTCAGTTTCCTGTCTAGCGTATTCCTTGCTGTATCTTATTTCTATCTTAGGATCATTCTCATATTCTGGAATTTCAACTGTCATAAACTCTCTATCACAGTTTATTAAAAGATGTATCTTTTCTAGTTCATCATATAATCCAGATTTTTTGCATCTGCCAAATGACTCGTTTAATCTTTCTTTCCATAAAGGAGTTGATCCTTTTTTTGGATTGCGATTATATACAGTGCAGTGATAAAACATAAATTTACTCATCTTTCCATACCTCCGCATCTCTTCTATCGTGTTTGTGTCTGTATCCTAATTTCCCCATTTTTCTATAATACTCATTAATATTCATTTTTGTGTGTGCAGTTTCAAATCGTATCCATCTTATGTCATACTTTTCATAGTCTATGCTTTCTAGTATATGCAAATCATAGCCTTCAGTATCTACATATAATCTATCAATAGTTTTGAATCCTGTCATTCCAAATAATTGATTTGCTGTACACGCAGGATGTTCTTTAGGATATATATTAAAATCTTCCCAACCCATCTTTTTTAAATGCTCTTTATTAAAACTTGTATGTTGCCCATTTTTTTCTACGTCAGAATAATAAAGTTTTACTGTTTTTTGATGTGGGTCTGTGGTAATTGCTCTAGCCAGTATCTTTACTTCAACATCAAAGTGTTCATAGACTTTTAAACAGTTGCTAAGTTTATCTATGTTTGGGTCTACACAAGTTAATCTATTAATTTTATTATGATTAGCTTTTACAAATTTAAAACAATCGTCACAGGTAAAGCAATCGTTGCTACCTATCTGTACTATATTCATTTCTTCTTACCTTTCAAGTCCGCTATGTTCTGTGCTATATCTACTAGCCTATCCCAATTTTCATCTATGTATTTTTCTGGCCCACCCATATCAGCCTGTGCTTGTGCTATTTCTTCAGTGGGAACCATTTCAATAGCATCCCAAGGACAAACCTTAACATCATATAACTTTCCTTTATTACCCGGAACATGGATACATTGTTCGCAACCTATACAAGTAGATAGATCAATCTCACACCATTGAGTTACTCCCTGTTTTATCTGGAATATACAATCAACAGGACACACTTCTAAACAAGCCTCGCAGCCCGTACAGTTGTCTGCCTGAATGATTGCTAATTCTTTGGGTATCTTTTTTCTTACTTTTTTATCTGCCATTAAGCTATAATATCGTGTTGGATATTTCCGAATACGTCTGTTAGTCTAAAGTCTCTACCACTATACCTATAAGTAAGTTTAGTATGATCTATTCCCATCAGATATAATATAGTAGCATGTAAATCATGTATGTCAAGCCCGTCTACTGCTTTGTGTCCAAAATCATCAGTAGTGCCGTATCTCATGCCACCCTTTACGCCACCGCCTGCCATCCAGACAGTGAACCCACCATTATTATGGTCTCTTCCTGTAGCACCAGCCTTGATGCCCGGAGTACGACCAAACTCACTACCGAATAAAACTATAGTGTCCTCAAACATGCCAGAATCTTTTAAATCTTGTAGCAACGCACCAATAGGCTGATCAATAGCAGTTCCCTTACGCTGAATGTTGCCAGCGATGTCTTGGTGATTGTCCCAACCACCGAATCCGATCTCGACAAATCTCACGCCTGCTTCACTAAATTTCTTCGCTAACAAACACTGCTTGCCAAACTTTTCTGTTGTCTTATTATTTATACCATATCTTTCTAGAGTTTCTTGTGACTCTTTTGATATGTCAATAGTTTGTGGAACACTTGTCTGCATTTTATAAGCCAGTTCATAACTTTCGATCAGGCCTTCCAATCTGCTATTCTCGCCTTTTAATTGCAGATGGTTTAGATCGCTAAGAAAATCTAAGTTCTCTCTTTGTTCAGCCATTCCTATTGGACTTTTTAAATTAGGTATTGCGTTTGCCATATTACCTGCATTAACTGCTGTGCCTTGATATATTGCAGGAAGAAATGCACTTCCGTAATTCTCTGGCCCAATACCAGCATCAATCGTTAGAAAACCGGGAAGTTCTTTGTTCTCAGTTCCTAAACCATACAGTAGCCAACTACCCATACTGGGACGAGTAAACTGGAAATTGCCTGTGTGTAATAATTGTTTTGCTTGATTATGATTACCAGACTTTGATTTCATTCCATTAATTAAACATAGGTCATCGGCATGTTTTCTCAAGTGAGGAAAATTTTCACTAATTTCAATACCACTTTCTCCTGCCGGTGTGAGTGGAACAGCAGGCTTGACAATCTTTCTGCCTTTGCTTACTGGATCGTCGATACCATCTTTCTCAACCATCAAAGGCTTGTAGTCAAAAGTATCGGTGTGACTCATCCCTCCACCCATATAGCAAAATATAATCTTCTTTTTAATTGCTGTAGTTTCTTCTGCAAGTAGGCCTTTCAATGCCAACATGCCAAACCCAGCACTTGCTGTTTGTAATAAGTTTCGTCGATTAAAATAGTTATTGTACATTTCTAAATTCTCCTGTGCATATTAATATTTGGATTAGGTTTGCAAGATTCTTTTCCATAATCTCATTCTTTTTCTTGATGTCTACTTTGCTTGTGTAGTCAACAAACTCTTCACCTTCTGGGGTCTTACCAACTCCTAAACCAATCTGTTCTGCTTGCTCTGTATCTTTTAGATAAAAATCCATCGCTGCTTCAAATTCAACTTTAGATGGTGGCCTTCCAAGAATCTTTTGCCATATACTATGAAGATTATTATGGTGCAATAGCCTTGGCATGGTTCTACCCATCCTCATATTATTTTGCCATATCTCTTTTGCCATTTCTTTACACATGGCGATGATCTTTGGATTGTTCATTAAGAATAATGCTTGAGTACTAACTGTTGTTACATTTCTTTCTGCTGCCAGCAGGCTATTGTCTGGACGATCAAACATATCAAGTATCTCAATCTTATTATCCCTTAACGATGGAATATAAATTGATCTAGCTTTAGTTTCCCCAATATATTTTCTTAATTCTTTTCCCGGTGCTTTAATTCCTGTTTGTATCTCACTTATGTTCTTATGCGACCCCTCTAGTTTGCCTGAGACAAATAACAGAGTGTCCCTAATTTGTTCAGCCTCTAATCTTTTCTCATTCATTCTCCAAACGTAAACATTGTCTGGGTCAATCTCAAAATTATCTTTATTGAAGTTACTACTGCGTTTATATGCGTCACTCATAACGATAGTTTTAATTAGTCGCTTGTTTGACAATTTACCAGTAACAAACTTACTTGAAAGATAGTTCATTAGTTTAAGATTGCTTGGCTCACCACCAAGTATACCAAAATTATCAAAGCTGTCAAGTATACCTTTTCCAAAAAGATGTCGCCATACCCTGTTCACATGAACTCTGTAAGTCAGAGGATTAGTTTTATGTGCTATCCATTCTGCCAGTTCATAACGTCCACTGGTATTATCAAAGTTGAGAAATGGTCTGTCACTAAATATTTCAGGCAATCTTCTTGGCACTTCATCACCAAGATTATTAACTTCTCCCCTGATTGCAATTTTAATCTCAGTCATTTTAGTCTTGTCTTTTACAGACATTATAGGCTCAAGAAATTCTAGATAAGCTAAATCTTTTTCATTAAGTTTAGTCTTGGCCTCATCTAATCTCTTTTGTCTTTTATCTGTCTCTCTTTTAAGTTGTTCTGGAGTAACTCTTTTGCTCCAAGTTTTAATAGATTCTAATTGTGCTTCTAAGTTCTTGGTCTCACATAAAGCTAACCATCTCTCAATCTGTCTTTGCTTGTACAGGCTTTCAGTTTCTTTTGTGACTAAAAAATCGTAATCACCAAGATAGCCTGTATTATTATTACCTCTATATAATCCATCAAGGTTTTGTGTGTTACTAAATAAACCAGCAACACCATAGTAGTCTTCTTGGCTAAATGGATCAAACTTGTGATCATGGCATCTTGCACAACTCAGAGTCATGCCAAGAAAACCTCTTGTAACTGCGTCTATTTGGTCGTCGTTGCGGTCTGCTTCAAACTGTCTAGTCTGTGCCTGTATATTTTTTGTACCTATTGTTAAAAAGCCTGTGGCAATTCTATTAATATTATATTCTTCATAGCTTTTATGTGGTAATAGATCGCCTGCAATTTGCTCTTTTATAAAATCATCGAATGGTTTGTCATTGTTAAAACTATCAATAACATAATCTCGATACCTCCAAGCATACGGACTAACCAAATTTCTGTCTGAACCAGATGATTCTCCATATCTGGCTACATCTAACCAGTGTCTTCCCCATTTTTCTCCAAAGCCTTCGTCATCAAGTAAAGTATCGACTAAATTTTCATAACGATCTTCACTCTTATTCTGCATAAACTGCCTCATCTGTATTTCACTTGGGGGCAAACCAATAAGATCAAAATATAGTCTACGCATTATAGTATAGTCTTCTGCTAATTCACTAGGCTTTAAACCATGCTTATCTAAATCTAATTGCAGTATTGCATCTATCTCTGTACCATCGTCATACTTTGCTACAGGAGGACGCTGAACTTTTTTGAATGACCAGAACTGTCTAGCCTGCCTAAGTTCTATTGCTCTATTCTCATGCTTGTATCGTGGGTCAGGCATTCCCATTTTAATCCATTGTCGGAATAATTCAACAGTCTTTTCATCTAGTGGTTGATCAGGAGGCATGTCACCAGACTCTACATAGTCAAAAAGAGAACTCTCTTCTGGCTTACCCGGAACCACACTTGGCCCAGAATCACCACCGTTTAATATACCTTGCCTAGTATCTATGGCAAATCCACCTTTAGTTTTTTCTGAGGCAGATGAATGACATGAATAACATTGGGTTTGTAACACTGGTAAGATATTATCATTAAAAAATTTGACACCACTTTTATCTTGACTATAAGCTATACTAGCAGATAGTGCAACAACAATAGCGATAACATATTTCATATTAAACCTCTCTTGCTTTGCCATGTAGATGTTTGAAGGTTGGAAATCTTAGGCTTATCCCACCTTCCTGATTTGTAGTCTCCTCAAAATATTGTACCAAAATAACCATGCCCTTAATTAGGTCAGGATTATTGTAAAACTCCTGTCTTTGATCAATAGTGAATCCACTTCCAACTCGTACATGATGTCCTCTATGGGTAATATACACACAACTGAGCATTTCTTCCTCACATTCTGCACCATCCTTGACATATCGAAATGGCCCCATTTCTACGTCATCTACGGTATATTCAGCATCCTGAAAGGTTTTAACTTTTAACAGGTCTTTTGACCTTTTACCTTTATATGTCGTGTTCTTACGAAGCATTACGCCTTCCCAGCCGTATTTGTCAGCCTGTTTAGACCAGAACTGTAAACCTTCATCATCTTTGACAATACTCATTCTTAGGACACTGAGACAAGGACATTCGTTCTTCTCCATAGCCAAGGCTAATTCAGTCATTCTCATTTCCAGATTACTCTTGCTTGAGCCTTTTTGGAAGTCATTAAAGTCAATCATGTCAAAGATTTTAAATGACGGGTTTTTAATTGTATGGTCTTTCTTGCGAATCTGTTTCATTACACCTTGAAAATCCTCATTTCCATCATCATCAATCAGACACAACTCACCGTCTAAAACTTTGTTAGTAAGTTGTAGACCCTTAATGCCATCATAAACAACACCAAGAGTAGTGATTTCTTTTCCTGTACGGGTATAGAAGTTAATGTCACCAAAAGCGTCAATAATAGCAACACATCTAACACCATCCAATTTACGAGAAACATACCAACCCTCTCCCCATTCGTGTTTGTCAGGATTAAACTTATCCGCTAAAGCAACATTAAATTGTCTGATAAGACCGGGAACAGCCTTGTTGATGAGTTTAGCACCTGTCCTAGTTTTTAAATCTTTATCAAGAATTAGATACACCAGTTCCTCATCATGTGGAAACTTTTTGATATATGTATTGATAATTCTAACAGCGTCATGTCCAGTATATCTACCAGTGCGTAAATCACTAAACAGTGATGCTAAACCATATCCGGGTTCACAATCACCAAAGGAGAGGTCAGGACGTTTCTTCACCTGCTTACTGGTAATATTGTACATACTGTACGGACAGTATGCCATGCTGAGTACGGTCTTTGCAAAGAGTTGATTGCCGTTCTGTTCCTCAACGCCGCCTGTGTATTCCAGCAAGATGTCCAATTTGTCATTGGTACTGCTGTTGTGTCGTAGTTCCTCGATCATGTCCATAACGTGTAGTGTAGCTTGTTTAGTCATAATCCATCCTCCAAAATCCTGTGAAATAAGTCGTATGCTACAAGTATAACATTAGTTATCGGTTTGTCAAGCAGAAAACTTTATTCTTTTATTGCTTCTATCTGAGAACACAGAATTTGTTTTTCTATTTCAGCGGTATGTAGATCAGTTTTAAGATCATCTATATCCTGTTGGGCTATAGTGTTTTTAACTATATTATTAGCGTTTTCATACTTAGTAATTTTTTGTTCTAAGTTTTTAGATATTATTTTTTGTTGTTGGTATTTTAATTCTAGTATTTTTAATGTAGTTGATTCATCCATTGTCAGTAAAGTCTTTCTTTAACTTAGTTAACAAATTAGCACCTGCTGTTGGAAAGAAACAGGGAAATATAGAATGTGTTATTAATTTAAATGCAGTGACAAGTACAGACACAGCATGTCCACCAGCAAATATAAAATGCTGAGACCAATTCATTTTATTATCATCCAAATGAGTATTCCACTCAGTAACCAAATAGTGTAGCATAGTAATACCTCCATGCTACTTATTACACCAAATTTAGTCAACTTTTTTATAAAGATGTGCGTTATGATGCTTTCTGTGACAGTTGCTACACAATACGACACACTTATCTATCTCTTCAATTATTCTTTCAAATTTTGTACCATTCTTTGTTGCCGTATTCATACTAAAAGACTTGGCACTTTCATCTACATGATGGAAGTCTAAAACTGCCGGATGATCTTCACCACATATAGCACATGGTATTTTATAGGAAGTTATTAAATCCTGAACTTTAGCCTTACGTTCATTTGCTCTAGCATGAATTTTCTTCCATTCAAACTGTTGCTCCGACATGCCGTCTCCTAGTTGTATTAATGGGTGGGGAGGATTTTCGGTATCACCTCCAACTTTCAGGGCAAGATACGTCAGTATTTCCCTAGTCGCACCACCTTCCAAACATTCAGACATTTGCCCATCATGTAAGGTCAGTGTACCTTGTGGTCTCTTGCTTGCTCCCACATTTCAGTCACCACCCAGTAGCACAGGAGCGACCCGCACTACTTATATTGTTTCTAATTCTCTAGTTTCCTTTAAATCTAACCATTGTAAGTCGTATACCCCACAGCAAAAGAACATCCAAATATTTAAATGTTGTTTACTCATGTGGTTTTCATCGACAAACTTAAATTCCTTTTCTATATTAATATGTATCATACTCTCATCATAATGAAAGTAACTAATTTTGTTTTTCCTGCCATCACAAACCCATTTGGTAATTGGATGGTAAATTATTTGTGCCGCTAAGTATGCTATACCTAAAACGGCACAAACTATAAATCTTTTCATTCTTCTTCTGCTGGGTCTGGTGCAGGCAAATCAGTTGGTACAGGTGTGATGCTTATGAGACTGCTCAGGTCACAGTTAGCACTTTCTTCCCTGTTAGGAACTGCCTTAGTCGCCAGTATCTCACCAGTAGCCTTGTCAGTTATTGTGCAAAGGTGAACACATTGTGTGTATCCATCGTTGCCTACGTTTGCTTCTACTAATTGGTAAGTTATTGATACGTTTGCGTCTCTGTTCTGCATCATTGTCTCCTGTTTGTTAGTTGTTATATCTATTATACCGGCATCTTCTAAGTTGTCAAGTACACCATTCTTAATTTTTGTTTTCAAGTAAATTATACAGGATATTGGTCTGAACCCCTACATCAATAAAATCTGTGTCATTATAGACAAACCCTGCATCATTGACTACTTCTGTAATTAAATAAAATGATTCAGGAGTAAAGTAAGGGAGATTTGCCGGATCGTTTACTTCGTTACGAGCCTTAACAATCTCAAGCCTATTATACCCAGTATTATCATCCATGCCGGTGAGCCAATCTCTGGCATCATCTAAATCAAATGTACCGTCTTGAACATAAGAAGCAAATACCTCATCGTAAATATCTTGACCTGCTAATCCTGCTCTATTTATTTTAATGTTAGTCGGTGCTACTTCTGGCAATGACTCAGGTAGTTCGGGTAAGACTTGTCCCGGTCTTAGCAAAAGGATTGGTTCAGGATAAACGTGTCCTTCTGGGATAGGAGGCCCGTAAACATCTGCTGCCAATAGTCTTTTGTTTTCTAATTTTTCCATAATTTGTTTCCAATTTTTATTATAGCTTTAGCTAATAATACGCCACATGCTATTTCTAATATTCTTATTAAGTCTATCACTTGTCGCTCATCCCACGACCTGCACTTGGCCCAGCAGATGGATCAAATGTCTTTTCATAATCTTCTGTAACTGCTCGACCTATCTGTGATTCCCAATCTCTGTTGAGTCTCACTTCGTCGTTCTTCTTTATTGTACCATCTAAAACTGGCGTGTCAACTCCTAATTCATTTGCTACATACTTTAGTGCCGCAATATCTTTAGGAAAGCAATGACCACCATAACCGAAATCACCGTCAGGGCCGGGAACAGTCCAGTGGGAGTTACCCAGACGTTTATCATATTTTGCATATTCAACCACCTTATCATAGTCAATATCTAATTGTTTGCATATTTGATTTAGTTCATTAGCAAAAGATACCTTGGTTGCTAAAAAACAATTAGTAGCATACTTAACCATCTCTGCTACTCTTGCCCTAGTTTTAATTACAGTGGCTTCAGGGAATGCTTTATTAAATACAGTAATTACTGCACTAACATCTTTATCATTTACTCCTAATACAACTCTTGTTTGATTCTTATAATCTGCTACAGCATTAGCCTCAGTTAAAAACTCAGGATTAAATATAATGTTTAGGTTGGTAAACTTAGCAGCAAATCTATCTGTGGTTCCCGGTGGAATAGTAGACTTAATTAATACTGGTATTGGTTTATCGTAAGCATTAATTAGTTCTAATGTATTTTCTAAGTTTGTTGTGTCACATTCGCCTGATGTTTTCATGGGCGTAGGCAGACATACAAAAAGCATATCCGAATGATGAACAAGATTAGGCATACTAAGTGTACACTTACTAGCCACTAAATCAAATGTGTGTACTTTATAATAATCTTTAAAACCTTCCTTGACGCTGTTGCCGACAAAACCTTGTCCTATTATACCTATTGTTTCAATCATATTACTCTCTCGTCTGGTGCTTGGTCGAAAAATTCTATGTTTTGTCTGATTATTACTGGTGCTATCTCTTTCTCTAATTGTAGAATGTGTCTCTGTTGCACAAAGTTCATGACAATAGAGAGTATAAGTAGCATATATATAATATAAGTTGTTGGATGTATTTCGTAATATTTCATAATAGTATTAAAAAACCACCAGCAGGAAAGGAGGTTATCCTGCTGATGGTGCTGCTTGACTAGCGACGACTACGCTTGCCAGTACTTTCTAAACCATAACGAGTTTCACCTTTGCGACCCTTGACACGAGTCACAGAATATCCCTGCTTTCGCACCATTGGCTTGATGTCGCTGATGGTTGCCCTAAGATTGCCAACCTCAAACATTGAGTAGGCACTGTCCTGAGACAAGGTTTTCCCTCTTGTCAAATAATTAATTACACGATCCTGCTTAGTCATAAATCAACTCCTCTGTTAAAAATTAAACTTCCTATAGCTATTATACCATATAATAGTGTTTTGTCAAGTCGGCAAATGCAATTTATTGATCGGCATATTATAACAATCTGCTTTAACCCTAAAACCATTATCTCCGTCAATCTGTCCCTTTTGTAAAAACTTAGCATCTTTAAAGTATTGTTCTTTATCGTACTCTCCCAGAATCCATGCTTTACTATACTCATTGTTAGTATACAAAACCCTGACGAATATGTATTTATGACATTTCTGTCTTGTATTAAATGCCGCTACACTACATTCATAATAGTCTCTGGGTCTACTCGTACATCTCTTTGTCTTTACATCATATAAAACATTATCTTTTACAACATCATAATCATAAGTATTATTTATATTGCCTCCTATATAATCTTTAACTATGTCTTCTCCTATAATGCCTGCCAGATTTCCCTGACCAGATGTTATAGAGTTATTTAAGTGACCGATGTCATTAGCCCTATCAAGAGCATTCTCTACCATGTCGTTTGTAATATCTATTTCAATCATCACTTTCCTCCTCCTCATCCTCATCGTCAAAACAATAATCTGCTAGACCTAATCCTAGTTCTTCACCAAGATGTCTGACATTTTTGTCATCGACCTTTTTCTTATACAGATGAAAGGATTCTGTCTGACTACTCCAGCATACTTCTATCATATCAGATGCCGCCATTTTAGATAACATAGACTGATAAATGTCGTCAGCTAAAATCCCAATAATCTCGTCTACAGCTGGATCAGCTATTCTAGCGTGACGTTTCTTTCCGGTCTTTTTATTTAACTTTGGCTTTTCATAATAGTACAATACTAATTCATGAACTGCACTCAGTGTTACATATTCGTCTAACTCTTTTTCAGGCAGGTCGCAACCAAGTAGTTCGCATACAAGTGCGTTTGACATATTTCTTATACCTTTACAGAAGTCTTTCATTCTATTTATTGTATAGTATTTAGCTTTCATATCACTTGCCTTCCTTTGCCTTGAGTTTATGAACTCTATGTTTGGTTTTAACGTATCGACTGCCGTTGTCGGAATAGTCTTTACCCATATATATGTGACAGAAGCCGTTGCCAGACTTTCCAATTCCCCAAGCTAGGATACCCTTATTGTCGATACCTATAACTTGATGCTTACCTCTGCAACCCATAGAAAGTGTATCTCCATTTTCACTTAGATAGTATGGGCCTCCACTGGTTTTAATGATGTCACCCTTTTGTAAATCTCTCCAAGGAAAATTTCTAATGATCTTAGTACTTTTTCTTTCTCTTGATACAGGCTTGAAGGAGAACGTGTGTCCACATTCTTTACATACCTTAGTCCTTGGGCCACAAGTCGTTCCGCACTGTTCACATTTTTTTTGTCCACGCATAAGTATTACCTCCTAAAGTAAAAATTTGTCATACTACCATTATACCAGATTAATTGTTTTTGTCAAGGCCACTTCTTTCCAGTTGGTTAGAGGTGCTAGCCATTGAAGTTCACCATGAGTCGCGTATCCCGGTATAGAACTGATAACATAACGATGATCCTGTCTCAATTCTGTAAACATATTAAAATCATGAGGATGAGTTTCTTTAGTCCACTTTCTAAGTATCGGTTCATCCTTCTGCAAATCTTTAACAGTACTTGCGAAGGTCATAGTAGTAGAATTTGTAATCTTCCAGTGACAACTTTTAGTTAAATAAACTTTAGAGTGTTCACCTCCATCTGATTCTATAAAAGGATTGCCTCCTTGATGTTTAGGTATGTATTTATCTATATGGTCATAGAGTGTGACATAAGGAAAGCCAAGACGAATGCCTTGTTGCAAAACTTCCCAACTGTCATCTTTGTGTAGATAATCATTCTCTACAAAATATACATGATTTAAACTAGGTAATTCTAATGCCATGTCTAATGCTAGATTAAAAGTTCCAGCACCATGACCTATAGAAACCTTTGTTATGTTTTCTTTGTCAACATATTTACAGATCATGTCGTATGTATCATCACACACATTATCTGCTATCACGTTTATGGTTGACATATTAGCAAACTTTGTAACAAAGTTATTCAAACATGTTTCATTATTGATATAGTCTGGTTTTATCTTTTTATAACCAGCGTCACTTATCCTGTAAAATACATCCACTACATTTTCCTTGCATAAAGATAGCCACCATTAAATGTACATTCTCTTTGTAGAGCCTCAATATCATCTATCAAATGATAGTTACTGGTTTTGCTAGGTTTGGCCCAGCTAGCTGCTTTGTGTACTCTTTGAGTCTCGATATTAACAAACGCATGTACACTTTGACCACCTGTTGGAGATCGTCTAACGATCTTGATGTATTTGTTTCCGTGCTTAGGAATATAGGTATAGCCTTCATCGTCCTTCTTTTCCAATGCACTGATCCATATTTCCAAACATTCACCAATAGTAAGTTTTTCAGCAGTATTCATAAGTCCTCCAAGTTAAAGTTCTGATACTACCATCATACCATTGTCTCTTGCTGAGTCAAGTTTTATTTGTTCCATCAATTCTATCAATTCTGGATCGGTATACATGTCATAGATCATAGTCAGGTCTTTTTTTGACCATTGCCTTACGTCTTGATGTTTACGATTTACTTTATAGTTTATATTGCTTTGGATACCCGGAGATAAAAAATACCCAAGTACACATAACACCAGATAAATTATAACGAAAGGTTTAAAATTTGTCCAAGAAAAATTTCTCATGATTTTGATCCATTTGTACTATTAAATTCCAACTCCACCACACCAGCACCAACATTAATAATGTTAAAAGAATTGGTGCAATCCAATAATGAAGCAATATATTAGAACGTAAATGAATATCCCAGTAATCACTGATCGCGTTGTCAATTTCTCTTTCTGAATATCCCTCATTCTTTAACACCCATCTATATTGTGTTTCATTTAATTGGTCTTCCTCGTCCCAGTATCGTCTTGCCATTATCAGCAAGCGTTCATCACTATCAATATTTCTATAACTCATAGCAGCAGTCCTTCCATGTTACTTGCCGCCTACAAGTAAAGTAATTAAATTATTTACTAACCGCCTCAACGATCATCGCTAACTTGGCTTGAGCCAGTAGAGCAAATGTCTCGCTGTAATCCTCGTTATTCATTATAACAGCATCTTCCAATTCGTCAAGGTATGCTATCAAATTTTGAATATGTCCAACTACAGCAGACTTATCCCAAGTTTTTGGATCAGTTGGCATTGGCTTCTCTCTTTTCCTTTAAATCTTTATGTTTAGCGATCAAATCGTAAATCTCATTTTCTAAACTCGGCATCGGAATCTTTTTGACCTTATCTGATACTGGTGTGTCTGTCAATGGTAGTCTATTTGGTTCATTCATAATAATCTCCTTATTTAGATGCCAGTAAATATAGTCCAATGTTTGAAAAAGCATATCCAAAATAGGCTATTCCCATGCCGGGATTACCCTTGTATACTTGTTCTATACTTACATATAAATATATAAAACCTGTTAAGGCAATTAACCATCCACTCATATTATACACCTACTCCTAGCCACTTGGCAATAGCGAAATCTTTTGCTTTTAACTCAAAGTCTACGTCGAAGTCGAGATCGTACAATGCAAAGTCTTCTTCTGCGTACTGTGCATGTTTACGAGGGTTATTGCCTTCTGCTGATTCGCTGTAGTGAAACAGAGGTCTAACGTCACCCCATGTAAGATGGCAAAACCTGAGAGCCTGATGCTCTGTCCAACCATCTGGATGGCAGGAATGGTGCAGATAGTCAAAAGTAATTGGTATTTTAGTCTTGGGATAAAAATCGGTCATAAGTTGTTTGACTGACCAGCAGTTAAGTTTGTCGTCATTTTCTATAACAAGTCTAGCCTGTACGTTGGGCTGTAGACGCTTGAAGTTGGTCATGAAACGCTCTGTGACCTCTGCATTTGTGCCGTCACGATTGTTGATGTGCATATTCATAGGAGAGTTGTAGTCCTGTGGACAACCTATCATATCTAGGAAGTCTGCATAGAAGTTAAGTTCGCGTATGGTACGGTCTACGCTGTCTGCATTAATAGATGCTAATACATTAAACTCACTAGGATGACATGATATGCGTACAGGATAGTCTTGTAGGGTCTGCTTGATTGCTGCTATCTCTTGTTGTATATCCTGATACTGTGGCAACTCAGATAAACTAATATCGGCAGCAGCATAAGTAATAAGAGGAAATAGATCGCTGCTGATACGATAGCACCAACTGTTGTTGTAACAGTGTAGAATTGTTTCATGTGTTACCTGCATATTATTAAGGATACGCGAGCCTAGAATCTCTAGTGCCTCGTCGCGTGGGAGTGATGAGAAACGCTTGTAGGTCATAGTTTGAAACTTGTAACCTAGTTCTTTGAGTTCTTCTGAAATACAGCATAATCCTACGTGCATGATATTGTCTCCAAGTAAAGTAACCATCCCCCTATTATAAGAGAGATGGCTACCTTTGTCAAGTGTTATTTTAATAACTGTAAACAGTCCATTCAGTTTCCGTTACGTTCTTGATGTTGAGTTGTTTTGAAACGGCCTGACCAGTTTTACTTAATTTCTGTTCAAACAATTCTGACGAATCAAACATAAGATAAGGAACACCTACTTCAACTTCGTATCCTGAGTCTCTACTACTCTCGAATGATCGAATATCATACCGAGGCAACTTCTGAAGATCAACGCCTCCACCACCTGCAAGTATGTCTATCAGCCTACGGAGATAACTGTCGTTCTCTGGATAACCTTCGTTACCGTCTAAGTCTTCCTTGAATCGTTCTGTAAACCAATCTCGACAGAAACCAGAACCTTCTACCATAAGTTTGGCTTGTTCTTCTGTACACAATTCATCATGTACTAATGTTTCTGCAATAGTCTTACGACTTTTCTTTAGCCTGCAAGTCAGTTGTACAAACTCATCGACTGTGACTGCTAATGCTTTCTCTGTGTAAATGTCTACTCCCATAATAAATCCTCCAAAGTAAAATTAAATTGTCTGACGTAAGTATAACTTACTTATCGTCTTTGTCAATAGGTTTCTTAAATAATTTCCAGAAACAAAGATATGAACCTGCCCAAACAGCCATTGCAGGCAACACACTTAAAATAGCGACTAAGTTAGAATGACAACAAGGACATAGACCAAGAGCATGAAAAATACTATTCAACATAATTTAAAGCCTTTGCAATAATAGGAAAATGGTAACTAAATATTTCTTTACACCTTTCCGCTATGTCTCTATGCTCTTTCTGCGTTCCATTGCCGGAACGTAGATCAATGTAGTGAATAAATGATCTGACGCTACCGCTCATATAAAGTCTCGTAGGAGTAGCCAAAGGTAGCACAAACCTAGCACATTCTTTAGCGACACCTTCAGCCAACATCTCATTGTATAACTTTAGTGAGTCTTTAAAATGCTGTTGAATCTTATGTGTCCATACTCTTTTAGCACCAGAACTAATATCGTCTATACTATTCTGTCTATTTTTATTGTCTTGGCTTCTTATGTCAAACATTGGTATCTCTTCGCCTAACAGATTAGTGTCAGCATATCTCTGACTAAATTCTTGAAAAGTAAAACTTCTGTGTCTTAATATTTGTGCAGCAAGTCCTCTAGTTGTATTAATTTCTACAGTCATAAATGCTTGCTCAAAAATACTCCAATGTTGATGATCAATACAATATTTTAGTAATTTTGCAATGTTTTCATTATCTTGATTGTTTGGGTTGGACACTCTAGCACAATAAGCGATCTGAGTTTCTGCATCTGGAGTAACATTAACGCATTCAACCTTAGCCATAAATTTTACTTTCTGTTGTTGTCCATATTGGGTTATTTTTGTAAATGTTTTCAATATCCTTTTTACTTAGCATAAACTTAGGATATTTAAGTTTTTTAAATTTATGTGGTAGCTGATACGATTCTGTACTTCTTCCGTATAACGATTGTAACATATCATCAAAATCTTGCAACAGAGTTTCTTGTTTAATAGCAATAGTATTATTGAATACTATACATTTTAATTTCTCTCCAAATACTTCATCTACATAATACCACTTGCCGTTGTATGTGACCTTTCCTGCTTTTGTGTTCTCTCTTATTGTTTTAAATTTATGAAAGTCTTTTGGGTCATATGTCTCAGAAATAAGTTCACTTAGATTATAAGACATGAGCCAGCTAGGTAGTTTTCTGAAAGTTATAACATCCAATAATCCGTTGTCAAATTCTTTTGGAACTAACCATGAAAAAGTATCATTCTCATATACTATTTCTTCAGTTAAATACATATGACAAAGTTCAGCGAATGCACTGCCGCCAGTTCTTGGTAAATGATAATGTACAAATTTATTCGTTACTATCATCTTTTGTTTTCCACCACTCTATTAAATTGTCCCATAACGGCTTAAAAAACCACAAAACAATATAGGCAACTACTGCTTCTAATGCTTTTCCGATTATTGTACTAATAGTAATTGATTGAGTTTTAATCTCTTCATCATTGCCATGTTCGGTTGTCATGCTGAAATACCTCCTGTGCCTTTTGTTCTTTGTATCGTTTCTGATAGTCAAGATGGGCATCGTTTGTGATATGGTTGTAAATAACAGTCGCTACTTTACTCAAACTATTAATTACACCGCATACTTCAGGATTATCGATCAGCAGCCACGTATAGATATAGGGGTTTGCTTCATCACCAGATTTTTCTCTGGTAATCTTATAGCCTTGCTCTTTAGCCCAACTTTTTATTATCGTCCACTTCATATTGTTTCCATATCTCCAAATGTTTAACAGCGACTATTTGTAATTCTTGTTTTGTTGTTCGCTCTCGTTGCCAATCAATTAATTTATAAAGGTCATCTATGTGACCTCTTAGTTCTTCAGCATTGCCTATGCCGTCTAATATCTCAGAAACATGCTGCCGAACATCAGGATGAACAGCAGCATACTTCAAAGGAATTTTATCTTTTTTAGATAATTGTTTATATTCTTCAGACATGTTAGGCTTGTGCTTGTTTTTGGTCTTGTCCAAAGAATCGTTGTAGTGTCTCTAGCTTGCCTACAGCGTCATCTAGTTTAGCTGTATAGTCTTTGAGTACACTAATGAAATCAGGATGCTCTCCTACTCCTACTGGACGAGTCAAGTACAATTCTAGTACTGCCAGAGCCTCATTTACATCTGCCTGATAGGACAACACCAGTGCGTCATAAAGACGATTAGGTGGTGCTTGTTGTTGTTGTTGTGCTGCTGGTTGTGGAGTCGTTTCCTCTGCCATAATCATTATCTCCTAAGTTTGTAGTTAAAGTAAGATTTCGGTTGTCTATATCAATTATAGTTTGATTTGGAGTATTGTCAAGTTGTATTTCCATTTTAGTAACCATAATTATAAAAAGGATAGGCATAAGCAGGATACCTGTAATAAACAGGTTGCCGCCAAGTCAAAGGCCTAAACAGGCATGGACGCTGATACACAGGCACAGTGTAGTACACAGGAACATATACTGGGGTTGGTGGTGGACAGTAAATAACTGTCGGCTGAACTGGTGGTGGTGCTGTAACCAAAGGAGTAGGACATTCTAGGCAAGGCCCAGCGATCCTCGGCACAACAGTCTGACCATTAGCCACACTACATAATCCTACCATTATTAAAATTGCTACAATTAAATATCTCATTTAATTCTCTCTTTCATTTTTTTATATCTTTAAGTTCGTACATAAGTTTAAATGCTCTATCTGATTCTCTACTATTTAAAGTTCCCTCCTCAATATATTGTTTTAAATCTTTCTGAGTCCATGTCTCCATCGCGTCTTCTTCAAAATAATACTCCCAAGGTTTCCATCTGATTCTGTGTTTGTCAATATTTACATACAGTTTTTCCTGATTTCCTACTGTATAACTATATTTAACCCAATACCATTCTTCTGCAAGCATAGCCTCTTCGATAACCTTAAAGTTATCTGGGTAGCCATTAAATGCAAATATCTTAAATCTTCCTATTCCATATAGTTGTTCCAGAACACCGGGGTCTTCAAAATCTACAGGATGAAATATATTGTTATATGATTGTATTACTACGTTGCTTTTCCATCCAACATACTCTGCGTTCAGTAAAAAACCTACAGTAAATGCTACGAATAAGAAAAAGAATTGATAAAATAAAGTTCTGAGTACACATATAAATAACTGAAAATGAAATGACATTATCCACCTTTAATGATTGATAGGATTTTTCTTGCCAGTGCCGCTTGTCCAACTATCCTACCGTCATTATAGTCGTCACCATATCCTGCTGTGCTTTCATGGTCTCTTTGATCTCTGATTTTATTATTACAAGAATCTACTATTTTAGATATTTTCTTTTCAAAATGCTCCATAGGGATTATATGCTTCCTTATAGTGTTTACGATATACTCTGACACATTCTCCCGCAGTATCAGGGATATTATTACCACCAAGATAATACATAGCTATATGCTGACGGATATCTAACTCTGTATCCGCTTTTAATTTGTTTTTCATTAGTTCACCATATTCCATAACAATGTAGCAGTATACATCTGTCATAAAAACATCTACTAATTCTGATAGTTTGTTATTCATAAATCACCACGGGAATTTTAATTGTAGGTCTTTGTCGCTAGCTATTGGAGAAGTTAAATTAGAAACATCAATAATATAACTAAACACATGGTTGCATGAATCATTGATCCAATCTGTCGCCTCTTCTTTACTTGCAAATGGGCCATAGTTGACTGATTCAACATCATAGTCGATGTTGTCTTTGCAAGTAACTATAATCATGAGACTTTCTCCTTGGGAATTTCAGTTCCGTCTACGTTAAGGGTTGTTTTAGCACAGGCGTTGATCATAAAATTAACTTCGTTAATTAAACTGCCTTCGTCTATAGCCTTGTATAGTTCTTCTGGATCAACTTGTGTAACTTCGTCATTTAAAAGTGATACAGAATGTACTGCAACGTAATTGTCATGTTGTACTACTCTGTATTCCCATCCCATCTTTCCTTCAAACATATATCAATCCTCTTTGTAGTAGGTTGGCTTTAGTAATAGATACACTATATTATAACAGTATGACAGTAGTTGTCCAGTAAGTGTCATTGAGATTTTTTATTATTGTTTGGTTTGTCTTCGACCTTCTTTGTTTGGGTGGGACGTTTATAATTCCAAGGGCAATTTCTGCAAATATTCTCGCAGCAATAACCTCTAGCCAATAAAAACTCTCGACTAAGGGGCCTCATAGATCAAATGTCTTTCGGTAAAGTCACTGGTTTCCCTAACTTCCCAATATACATATCCACATTCTATATCTACCCATTCTTGAGCATCACTCTCAGTGTTAAACGGGCCTATAAAGTGTATGTCTTTACCTGCTCGGTAATTATCTTTGTCTTTTATATCACAATTACCACAAACTACATGAAACATATTAAAACCTCTCAAGACTTTCTTCGTCACTAAATATAGCAGCAATTAATTCCTCAATACATGCGTTTGCCTCTTCCTCTGTATCAAATTCCATATTCTTTTTAACTGTGAATTTACATAGCTTTTTGAGAGGTTTGTCACCCTTGGTGACGATGTACTTCCCATTCTCTAATTTTACTTGATATAACATTTCGTTCCTCTATAAAGTTCTCTATAATATTAGTAAAAAGTCCGGGTATCTCGTCACAATACTCCATCATTTTATCATCGCTGTCCTGAGTGTCAAGTGGCCCATACTCCGACAGTTTGTTTAGTGTCTCCCAAGCAGTATATTCAATACCGTTTTTCTCAAGGGTGACACAACCAATGCCACAAATTAATAACATATTCTTAATATATTCTTCGCCATCCTCTCGGAAGTGCTTCCAAATATCAAGAAACTTATTTTCCTCATTCTTAATAAAGCGATCAATATTAACATCGTCGCCTTGAATCATGTAGCACTTTATAACTTCTTTAACCAATCTCTGATCCAAATTCATCTTCATATAATCGTCCTCCTAATAAATACCAATTCCTGATGCCTTAATTTCAATGTCGCAATTATTCGTGAACACAATGCCTTTGCGTTTTGGTGCTGGCAGTGGTTCTTCAAATTTCTGAAAATCGCTGACTACCCAACCATGCTTATTTTTATCATCATTCCAACCATACAAAATATTTTCCTGTTCTACTAAATGTCTGTTATAGTCCCATTTCCAATCTGTCTCACTAAGGTATTCAAAACTGTGACTAAAAGTAATAGTACCAATAATCCTAGCCTTAAACTTACCATGCTTGCCGGGAGTTTCAATAACCGCTAACTCTTCACCAATATATTTCTCTGGTATACTGTATGTTCTAGTCTCTACACACTTATCACCATCAAGTAGTTGATCTGCAAACGGTGCTTGAATATTAATACCGACCATAGTTTGTCTTCTCCGTAAGTAATAAAACCAGAGTATTACATACCCCGTGGTCAAATTATAACGGTTAATTCTTCTTTGTCAAGGGCATGTCTATAGGATCGACATATTTGCTATTTTTAGTGACCATATCAATAATTTCCTTAGTCTTGCTTTCCACCCTATCCTCAACAATAACGGCTAAATATTTCTTTAGTTTCTGATCTACAATCTTAGCATTTGTTGTAATTAAAGTGGCTATTGCGTTACAGCTATCTTTATTATAAGGTTCTTGGCAATTATCTGCCACCATTTCTAATCGTTCACTTAAATGCTTGAACTCATCTAAATATTGATAGACTTGTTCCAATGCCTCTTTAGCGTCTGGTTTCATAATTATGTTTCCATTTCCATAGCGTATAATCGTTTCCAGCAATTATCACAGGTTGCTGTTAAAAGTAACTCACGTTCAGCAGAAGATAAATAGTCAAATATATCTTGAATGTACCTGCCTTTTCCGCTTTGCCACTCAATAAAATCATCAATATTAACAAGTACATTATGTATCTGACCACACATTCTGCAATCTATATTTATGCTGTGTCCTCTAACTGCACTAACCATTATTACATCTCCATATAATGTATTCACATGTGCCAATAATCATAACCATAGGCAAAACTGTGCCAATCATAGTTTCTGCTACCATTTGATGTTCCCCTTATTCTGTATCATATTGCAAATAACTATTATTAAAATCACAGGCCATGCTGCTGCAAGTATCTCATCCATATTAATATACCTCCCAATGTACGTCTACCTGATCGCCTTCTTCCTTTAAAAACTTTAATAACTTTTTAGCAGCATCCTGACGGAAACGATCATGATTCTCTTCCTTTTCTGCATCATAATCTACTTCCATTTCGATACCGCTGTCTAAATAAACTGCATATTTCATAAGTCGTTCCTCCTAAATTGTAACCAAACAAACGCTGCTATCATTAGTAAAAGTATAACACTAAACGGCTGATTGTCAACCAAAAACTCATCCATAAAAGCCATTATTGTATACATTTATTCCTCATCTACGATTTTTTTCATCTTCTTTTCTGCACTGCTAAGTGTTTTTATAACAGTCACAGATAATTCGTAATCATTTTTATATGAAACAATAGCATCCAAAATTCGCCATGCTTCTTGTGATGTAATATTTGTCTCCATTTAATCAATCTCCTCATCAAATTTATTGTAAATTATTGCTGAAAGATCATCTACCATAGTTTCCTTATCTTCACTTGTATAAGTAAACGGTGGTTGTAAATATCCCTCAAAGTATTGCTCAATAGCCTGTACAACTTCATCACACTGTTGTTTATTCCATGTATTATTCATACTACAATCCCTTCTAAAAGGTTCAAATGATCAACAACATCTTCCATTTCACACTCAAATTTATTGTCTGCTGGCTCCAAATCCCAGAACCAACTCATGACCATACCACCTTTGGGAAATACTGCCACCTGAAAATCAGTCAATAAAAATAGAGCCGCTGCTTGTAGTAATGTTGAAGCCTTGTCCAAGTCTATAGTTTCTCGCTGATTGTAGACTGCTCGTAATGCTAGTAGTTGTTCTTCTACGCTGACGTTAGCCCACTTCTCGCCTAGATACCACATGTTTAGCCACTCTTCTCTGTGTTCGCTATCAGAGTTCCAGTGTTCTAGGACTTCATCCATGACACCACTTTCATAGCCAAATTTTACCATACCAACGAATACT